ATGAAAGTTAAGCTAACGAAGAAGTTTATTGATGATCTACCACTTACTGAAAGTGGCTATAAGATATATCCTGATGAAGCTTTGACGGGTTTTGCATTATACGTTGGCACTAAGAGCAAGCGTTATATTTTGAACAGACGTATTAACAAAAAAATGTACCGCACGCTAGTTGATGAAGTTCACATGACTACTCTAACAGCCGCACGTGAAAAAGCAACTGCAATGATGGTAAATATCAGACAAGGATCACACCCTTACGAGGGATTGCATGAGCTACCAGAGATTGAAGATGAAGAGAGCAAGGCACCACAAGTACCTACTTTGCTAGAGGCTTATAATTATTTTAAAGAAATGAAATCAGAGCTTTCAGATGGAACTATAACAACCTATGACCGACAGATATTAGGTAAGCTTAGTGACTGGCTTGATAAGCCACTTAACGATATAACCAAGGCCATGATCAGCAAAAAACATAAAGAAATAAGTGCCAATAGCAAGGCTCAAGCTAATGCGACTATGAGGGCATTAAGATCAGTTTGGAATTATTGTAGAGATAGTTTTTTAGACGAGAATGAAGACTTCATAATCAAAGAACAGCCTATCAAGATACTTAATGCCAAAAAGGACTGGAATAATATAAAACCACGTACCAGGCATGTAGCAGAAGAAAATCTAGGCCAGTTCTTTAAGACATTACTAAAATACACCGATCGCAGCTCGCACATGCAAGCACCACATAGTAATAATGCTCGCGATCTTATGCTAATGTTTATGCTAACTGGCGTGAGACTTAATGAAGGTCAAAATCTTGAGTGGTCCGACGTTGATCTTGATAACGGTTATATCGTATTTAGAGATACAAAAAACGGATCAGATTATGACATGCCACTGGGCAAAATACTTGCAGCATTACTCAAAGAACGCAAGAGGTTAAGTGATGGTAGTCGTTGGGTTTTCCCAAGTAGTCAAAGCAATACTGACGGACCTATAACTGACTTAACCCGTAGCTACAAACGCATTGGTGAGTTAAATGGCATGTATATCACACCCCACGATTTAAGGCGCACGTTTGGCACCGTGGCCAACAGCTTGAACATCAACTACCCAGTCCTTAAAAGGCTGTTAAATCATCGTGAGACCAAGGCAACCGATGATGTGACATTGCAGTACGTGCAAGTGTCCCAGAAGCAGCTTAGAACGGCTTTAAATCAGATTGAGAAACTGTATTGCAAGCAAGCTGAAATGACTCAAGATGAAGTTATAGCAAAACTCATATAAGCTACAATTGTTCATACACTACCCACCCTCTCTATAGGTGGTGGGTAATTTATAGACGGCTAGTTGGAGATAACGCAAATAGGATGATTTCCTGGATTTTTGCCTCCGCCCATATCTAAACAAATATCATCATAATAGATTTCATGCGTCTTGAACCCCAAATATCCACCTATCACAAACATGAATAGTAGAGCCAGAATAAATTTAATATTCATGTAAAATAATCCTCATAGCTGTTAACCAGTTTTTCTAAAAAATTAGTGGCTTTAAGTATATTTATGTATATTTTGTGTTTATTAATGTGATATTATGTGACTACTTCCTCTCGTAGCTAAATTCAGAGGGCTATACCCGCGAGATTGTCAAACGTGACCAAAGGTCTTAGAGAACGGGTACTGCCTTTAAAGTCTGATCTTAACTTTAATATATAAGCAAAGGCTTGGCTAGCTCTTAGCGGATGTTTCATATTGTAAACAATAGAGGTGAGTATGAAAAACTTAATTCCTACCCTGTTAACTTCTGTAGCTTTATTAGCAAGCAGTTCGTATGCCATGGCATGTAATGAGGCTGAGCCAATCGAAGTAAGATTCGCTAAGGGAACAACATCCTCTAGTTATACAGGCCAAATTATAGGCTACCAGTATTATTCATATCATTTTATAGCAAATAAGGGTCAAAAATTAAAAGTTAAAATAGATGGTGAAAATGTAGAGGCGTATTTATTTCATAATAAGCTAAAAGACTCAGTGTATATGGGTCAATATTCTCCAGAATTAGACGCTAAAGGTAATTACACCCTTCCTCATTCAGGAGAATACGAGCTTCGGGTGCTTCAGCCTCGCTCTCAGGCTAGACTAGGCAAGACTCCAAAGTACAATCTTAAAATATCTATACAGTAATATTATAGAGGTAGAGAGGATGGCAAAATTATGAACCATAGAGTCAAAGAGTTCTTCATATTATCTCTTATAGGGATGGTGGCTTTATATCCAAGCCTATTAATCGTATCAATAGTCCTTGATCCTTATATTAAAGATTTCACTCTACCGACTGTGGTCTTAATTGAGTCGATTATTATTGCTCCTATCTTACAATTAATCGCCTTACCTTTGGCTCATAACTTTATTAAACGACTCACCGGTCTTTAATATTTATGATCTAAATATCTTCATATAAGTATAACTAAGCCCTTCTAGGTGAACCTAGAAGGGCTTTTTGTAAACGCAATAGGAGCGATGATGCCAAAAATCAGCGTAGCATTAGGTATGACCCTTTTAGTAGTGGGAAATATTTTTGCAGTATTTTCAGATGCACTAATAAAAGACTTGCCAGCTGAAACAGCGTTATATCAATTTATTCTTTTTCGGCAGTTGACCGCTGTTGCTATGCTTTTACCACTTTCTTTGATTAACAAAAAACAGAAATTGCTTAATGAGATAAAATGGCATTTTGTTCGCAGTCATATTTGGTTAATTGGTGTGGTATTCATGGTAATATCCCTTCAATCCCTCCCCCTGGCGACTGCAAATGCTATTTTTTACGCAGCCCCGCTTCTTATGTTACCAATAGGCTTTTTGTTATATAGGGATAACTTAAGCCCTTCAACGATTATTGTATCTATTCTGGGTTTTATTGGCATTTTGATTATTGTCCAACCTAAGCAAATCAACATAGGCGCAATATTTGCGCTTTTAGTAGCGGCCACAATTGCTATAAATAATCTTTTAGTAAGAAAACTACCTCAAAACCATACCGTTTATCAAACTTTATTATTGACTAATTTAGTAGGAATACCTGCTGCCTTAGTATTAGCTTTATGGGAAAACAGCCCGTTTAGCTGGGAATCGCTTACTATAGCAGCTATATCAAATGTTTTTATTTTAATTTATGCTGGAATATGTGTAGAAGTATACAAAAACATCGAAGCTCACAAAGTTTCTAGTGCTGAGTATTCCGGATTACTAGTAGCAGTAATTGTAGGCATTATATGGTTTAATGAAGTACCAAATTTAAGCTTGCTGGTTGGAGGAACTTTAATTGTTGCTCCCTTAATTTGGCTAGCAAACGCTGAAAGAGTAAAGTATAGAAATTTGAATTAGCATCCCCTACTTAGCTTTTGCAAAAGGAGTGAGTGAGTTTCTTCACCAAAACTCACTCCGCATAATATGAATATCCTATTCCGTAATTAAAGCTACCACCGAATCAAATGATCTAACGCTAAATTATTACTTAGCTGCATGCCAAAAATAGAGTCCATCAAACTTTCATCATCTGACGCATTTTCAAACACCTTCTCATCTTTGATTACTTTAAACAGCTTATCAAATGCCGCATTAATACGCGCACGCTCGTCACCCTCAGGATAAGCTTTATGTACGCTATCGTATAAATCATTGTTAGCGCCGTAGCTTAAGTAGTCATTACGGCGTCCTTGCGCCTCTAAACTATCCTCAAGATACGCCTGAAATGCCCTTGCCGCCATTTCAACTGTTGTAGACCAATACGGCTTGGCGCGTGTTCCATCAAGAGATACCGAATTTGCTTTAAATTTAGACGATATAGGACCAGTTTCAAGAATGACGGCCTCTCCTGCCTTATCTTGATTATAATATGCAGCCGCCACTTTTCGCCATGCGGTATGCCGTTTGCTACGGCGGCTTCTATTTGTTCTGCCATACATATCGTCAATCGCTCTTACTGCGCCGCTGGCATTGCCTGCATCTAAGATTGCTTTTGTCGTCCTATTAAGCTTATCGGGATTGATATTTAATTTTGCCAGCTCAATATCTTTTTCTGTAAGCTTGAATACTTCAGGTGTATAGGTATCTCCAATAAACATAGCATCTTGCAAATCTCTAAAGGCATTTGAGATTTTAGGGTTCTTAGCAAGGCTTGGATTTTCTGTTAAAAATTTACTCGCTCCAACAGCCTCTTCATTACCTAGCACTTCACCTAAAATGTTATCGATAGCATGAAACCATTCATGGCCAAGCGAGCCACCACCACGCATTTTAGTTAAGTTAATGACGCGCTGAACTGGCTCATAATGAGCAAGCGCTCCTCCTCTACCACGCGCACCGAAAGCCATAGCCAACCTGCCGTTAAACCCAAGTGCTTTATGGTCAATACCGATAATATCTGACAAATCAAACATGGCTGCTGCCGTATTCTTCACATGAAATTCAGCACTAGACTTTTCTTTTAAAATCCAATCTCCTGATTGAATGTCTCTGAAGCCAAATTCATCTTTAAGCTCTTTGGTAGAGTTGATGACAACTTCTTTCCCGCCCTTACGCTCAATTTGTTCAGCAACAATTAATTCAAAGGTTGTTTTTTTCTTACCTTTTTTGCCACCACTTCCAGTCTTGCTGCTATCTGTAATAGTCAGCCCCCAGTCGTCATATTTACCATCTATGGCTAGGTTTAGGTGTTTAACAAAGGCTGATGAAGTACGCTCAATAATTGCCCAAAATCTCTCACCAAGAGCTACCCATTGCTGAATACTCCTATTTGTAGTTAATGTCTCAAATGCCCCTATTGCATTGATAGCTTTTAAAGCAATATTGTACTCTTTCCACTTTTTAAACTTATTAGCATCTACAATGCCTTTGCCAATGTAGCTCCCACTAAACTGGCGTTCAGGGTATTTTTCTGTAGCCCAGCTCATTACCCACTTTTGTATATTATATTCAATTGGGTTTATACCCTCTTCCTTGGCCATTGCAGCAAGCCCAGCAATCGCTTCTTTGTATAACGCCTCACTTTCCTCTTCCATCTCAGTTTTTAATGCATCTTGCTCTGCGGACAACGTTTTATATTTATCTGCGACGTCAGAACTAAGCATTGAGCCACCAAGTTCACCTGAAATTGCCAAAATTTCATTGTACAAATCACGAGGCGTGACACACTTACTAATGCGCGCTTTTAACGTATCAATACCTGCCACATAAGCTTTACGCATCATCTGCTTTTGCTGAGCTGCGCCAAGCTCATCCGTTAATCTTGCAAATGCAAGTAATTGATCTTGATTGTAGCTTATGTTTCTACGACCAGCATAAGAGTTTTTAGCAAATTCAACTAAGTCCCAATGAGGCTCTTTAACCACAGACGCCAATATTTTTTGAATTAAAAAAGCAGTACCAGGCTCAATACCATTATCTTTTAACTCATTGTAGTTAATTTGACCCATAATGTTTGATTTTTTAATTAGCGACTCAGCAAGCAGTGCATCAGTTTCAATTTCTGACCAATCAATATCCTTAACCTTTACAGCCACCCCATCTTTGGCTAACTCTTTTATACGGTTACTTGCCAGCTCTTTTTTAGAGCCGGCAATATAACCCGTATCAGCATACCGATAGTTATTATCGTTTGGGTTATCACTAAGGCCATCCTTAACGTTATTTTCAGGCTGATAATTCACCCCAATTGCTTCTAGGCTGCTTATAACCGCTTTCCGCTGTGTCTCATCGTTAGGATCGTTAAAGATTTCCAGCGACAATCTCAACGCTTCAAGATTGCTGATAAGCTGTACTGTTTCATTCATTTATAAACCTCATTGTCGTTATAAAGTGTTATACACATTATCGCAATGATTGTGCTACGCCCTGTTGGCGTGTTCCTAGAGACAAAAAAAAGGACCACGCTAACTGGTAACGCAACCCTTACTCACAAAGATTATTTGATCAGCGTCAGGCAGTCTAAAAATTTGATTGCGTACCCTGCTATCAGTGTGTCTTTGTCAGTACCGTTAATGACTCGACGAGCGTTTTTAAACTGCTCAAACGAGCCATATCTTATGTATCTTGATAGTGATTTGCCAGTGAAATGACCTTCCAGCATGCCAACGATCATAATATCTGCTGCATGTTTTGGGTCTAGTGCCAGTTCAGGCTTATTCACAAAATCTACACCTAGTAATTTACGCATCACGACATAGTTTGTTAACCAGGTTAGCTGCACATAACCACGGCCATAGTAAATTGGAAGTAAATCAGAGTACCTACCGCCATGGATATCAATACGACTACCATAAGGCCTACCACGGCCTTTGCCGTATTCTTCGATGGGCCTCATGGTTCTTGCTGTTTCATGCCAGGTAGTAGCTAGCATATAAGCAAAATAAAGCGGATTAATAGCATTGCCGCCGTATTGGTTGCAGGCTTCTAAAATACTATCAAACCCATTAACCTGGGATTGCTTTAATGGTCCAAAGTGTTTAGCAAGTTTGCCCGGCTCATAGGCAAGTCGCTTGCCAGAATCAGTCAAAGATTTTTGCGAGTTCAGACCCCATAATCCATCGGCTTTGGCACCAGCCTGCCCTTGTAACCTCTTGATATTTTCTCTAATATTTGCGGTCATTTTCTCTAAATTCTCTTATCTTGCTTTTAAGCTTACTAATCCTTTTGGTACTGCCCGCTATATCTAACATCAACACAGCCATTGATAAGACAAACAGTACTCTTGCTAAAATCGTATGTCTTGAAGGCACAAACACCGTACTACCAACATCAGCCCATAAAAGCCCCAACCATATGAATCCATAAAGAACTATCAAAGTAGAGGTTGATTTGCGGTTGGTGCAATATCTGCCACTAAACATAACGACTGAACACATAAACAATCCAAGGTACGGCGTTATATTATTAATGACTTGCAAGTTGATGATGATTGGATGTTCCATTTTTACCTATCCCTATTTCCTTTAGTGAAGATGTGGGCCAGCCATGACACTCTACTAATTAACAGCTTACGTACTGAGTCTTGGAGTTCTTTATCACGCTTTAAGTCACCTAGGTTGTTGATAAGCACTACACCTGAAAATGACATAACCAATGCTGTCATTAGCATAACTTCAATCGGTGGGCTTGCAGCGTCGGTAAGCGCTGGTAATAAAACAAATGCTCCAACAATTCCACTAAAAAACCCGCCAGCAAGATGAAATATTTGTTGTAATACGGAAGGTCGCTGATCCATATCGCTTGTATAAATGTCCGTAAGCAAAGATGCTGCTGAACCAAGCATACTCAACAATAAAACAGTAAAAAAGAACACCCAAATAGGGAGATTGAGGTATAAGAAAGTATGCGTTTGATTAAGTTGATCCGTAATAGCCACTGCACTAGCAGACGCACTAAATATGCTTGCCAGCGAGCTACCAATCAGGCCAATAGTAAGTTTGGCCGTATCAATATTATGTTGCACCCTTCACCCCTTTACATACACTCGAACACGCTTGTTACCGACGTGCTGTTAAAATCTTAATAATAGCGTCCAGCCTCTTATATAACCCCATTTGTGCTGTGCCATCCCTTTCAATCACCTTAGAACGATAATCAAAAGCAGTTGATCTTTCGTATAACTCAACGAAGTTAAGGCTCATTTTAAGCGCTTCGTACATGCTCGTTTGGCCATGTTCCATTAAGAGAACCACGTCACTCAACAATATATCTTGCAAGCTGTCTCGCGTGCCCTCGTAACTCAAAAAGGGCTTGAAATCGTGCTGGCATGTATTCGCCAGCTACCTCCCCAATTACCGTGACACCTTTGTTGTCAATACTTGTAAAAACATAATGCGATAAGTTGAGTATGAGCGTGTCAAACAATTCGGCCAGGTTGTTAAAATCAAACTCGCTAAGATTGCTAAGGGTTTCAGCTCTAGCTAAGATCTGTTTGCTTAGCTCGTTTTGGGTTAAGCTTATGTCTAGCTTGTCCCAAACCATATCACCACCCACAATGCTGCTGAGATTACCAAAAAGCTGGCAAGCCATAAGACCACAAGTCCAATCAAACAAGTTTTCACAAATTGCTTCAAGTAAGCAGACATGAGCACCTCTAATATGTTGTACGCCTATACCCGTTGTTTCGTCTAAATGTTCCTTTGGTACCATAGACTCCACTGTTTCAACCACGTACTCGCTTAAATTGCTTTCAGCTGAATACTTGTTTTGGGATAAAGCTTGTTGGTTTAATAAAAAGTAATAACGCTCTTGTACTGTTAACTGATCTGCTAAGCCTTGATAGCCGGTTAGCAAGGTAATTAACGCACTGATGCGCTTTTCGTTAAAGCGCTCTGGTATCTTGGCGATATCCATAGCTTGTCCGATCGTAAGATCAGGAATTGGTACGACATGCTCAAGTAACTGCAACTGCATTACTGCAACGTCTGTCATTTCTTGCCTCCGTTAGATGATGCTCTTAGATTTGCTATATCGTATTTATCCCAGGCGGTTAGGGACAGCAATGTTATTTGAACCTTGATCGCGATTCTGTCACCGTTTTTATTCATCGGTGCTGTAATAGGCGCTGATAAGCTTTCAATAAACATAGGCTTGTATGTTTTACCAGCATATTGAAACTGCACAAGCGAAGGTATGGTCGATGCAAACATACCGTCAACACCTTCGCTAAGCGTACCCACCACTAACGACGTATCTGACAATTTTCTAGGTGATGCGTATTGCTGCAATACATTTAATGCACGTTCAACTTCGGAAGCTGCATCAATCCACGCCTGAAAAACAAGCGTCCCACTAATGCGCACCGAGCTTGAAGAAGTATAGACTTGACGGCTATTAATCTTAGTAAACGTGGATTTATCTTTTAATCCCGCCAGCTTGTCGGCAGCGTCACCGACAACGCCCTTAACCGCGCTGTCATCCGCTGTTTCTGAATCCAGGTTGAAATAACTATACATTGACGCAGGTAGTTCGCCTGATTGAAGCATCCCCATCATGGTAGGCATCCGCCCTTCTGGATTCGATGTTTCAAACGGAGTTGAATACTGGGCCTCAACTGTAAACTCACCATCTTCAAATAGCGCAGCAATAATAGTATTGCCCTCAATGGGGTTATAGGTCTGTTTGCCCTGGCCACCTTCCAAGTTATCCTCTGATACCGGTCGTATCTTGGCGATAAGTCGCTGATTTAGGCCTTTGTGCATCCAAGGCACGCCCGATCCTACTACTATGCTTTTCTTGGGCTTGCTTGCATTATCCGCCGGCTTGTTTGTATTTTTTTTCATCTTTACTCTACCGCTTTAGTTTTCTGCAAACTCTCAATAGCTAAAGACACCAATAAGTCACGATAATGTTCAAGTGTATCTTTGAAAATCTGTACAAGATCAGGCCTATCTGCCTCTTCAATCTTGCCAGCCAGCTCTTTTGCAAAGTCACTATCAAATTCCAGTGGGTCAAAGCTGCTTTCTGATACTTTGTCGCTAAGGTTTTTAACCTGTTCGCCAAGGTAATCAGTTTCGTTTTCTTTATTGCTTACTAGGCCTAAATCCTTACGCAACTGCATAATCTTTTTAAGCGCTTGTAGCTTTTGCAAATTACCTAATGTTTTGGCGTCTGATACGGCTGATTTAAGCTCTTTAATCTTTTTAAGTTTTTCAAGCGGTGTTAGTGTCATTGAGTCGAACATATCTAACCCTTTGTCGTTACCGTAAATACTTTGAACCTTATCAACTGCATAGTTAGCAGCGTCTTTGGTACTAACAGGTGGTGAGCCAAATAAATCATCAGCGAGGCCGTGTTGAGACTCTTTTTCACAAAACTCGGCCATGGCTTTAAAAAATAATCCCATCTTTTTTGCACTACGGTTGTTTGTAGCAATAAACACGGCTATTTCGGCCACGCCTTCTTCCAGGTCGCTAAATAGTCCTAACTGCTTAACATATTCTGCAACGTCCTGGTTGTTATCCTTGGCACTGATAACGACATTGGTTGCGTCAATGATTGCGTTTGTAACCTGGTCATCAAGGCCCTTTTCAATGCTATCTACAATCTCGCTAGATATATCTTGGACATTGCCGCGGCTGATTGCTTGAGCCTCAATAAACTTAGGTGCGGCCACGCTCAAGGCATTTAGTACGTTTTGTAGCTCTGGCTTTGCGTCATCGGCCATCATTTCCGTTAATCGCTCGTCATTGTAGGCCTTGCTAAAAATGGCCGCCTTCATGCGTGCTACCAGCGCTTGTGTTGGCTTACCGTCTTTTGTGGTGTACTGGGCCGCCTCTGTATCGCCTAATTGCTTTAAGAAGGCAATAACAAAGTTATGGTTACTAGCTGCCGTTAAATCCCCGTTTTCACTTGGATTGAATAGCATGAGCATGTGGTCATCTAGCATTTTAGCGTCCGTCTTGGCTCGCTCTGTTGCACTGTATGACAGCTTATCGTCCTGGTTGGCCTCAATAGCAAACTTAACTCGATCAACCTCGCTGGTTCTAATCCTAATCAGTATTGGCCGTTTAAATGCTTCTACGTCTTTGGGGCTAAACCCCAGGTAGTCGGCTTCATCAATGAGCCAATCCCTATAATCATCGGCTGTGCCATTGTCATAAGCCATAGCTATTGCCATAGTTCGGCCGTTACCACTTTCCACGGCCATATCATCACCGACAATAGGCGCTCCACTATCAGCCCTGCCAGAACGCCCTAAGCTTTCAGGGTCAAGATCACGTGATACTTTTTGCACCCATGCGACTGATGAATCACGGCCACGATCACGAGGCTGTAATTCTTGCGGATATATTGGGTTCTGGCTGCCGCTTGCCGTGTGACTAGCAATGACGTTATCAATTTCAGTTACGGCTAGGATCGTTGACACCCTACTCCCCTTTGCTGTTTTAACGTTATTATTGCGTCCTTTAATAACCTTGTTTACCTGGTTGGTTTGGCTGTTTGAATTATCTGATTTAACAGATAAGCCAAGATCAGTTCTAAGCTGCATAACTCTTTTTATTTCATCAAGGCGCTTTAACCCATCAAGGTTTTTAGCGTCTGATATAGCAGCCTTGAGCTGCTTCACCAGTTCTATCTTCTGTAAAGGTGTCATGCCCGCCCCTTATAAGTCTGATGATTCTTTATCAACTGCGCTTAATACAACATCTAACGCTTGAGTAAATAGCGGGTTGTGTTCGTCTTTTTCGCCAATAACTGTCAGCCTATCAAGGTCAATATCATCGGTACTTAAAGAGCCATCGATGATTGAATTTAGGTAATCTGTATCATCTTGGCTATAGGCTGTTTCTGTTTGCTGCATCGCATGTCCTTGTTCAATATCACTGACTTCTTGTTCATCACTTCCAATATCCTCAGGGGCATTTACTGTGGCTACATTTTGTTCATTTAAGCTCCCGATATCTTGATTCAACCAGTTATTGGCCTTTTCAATATATTCAGGTAAGTCATTGGTATATTGATAATCGACAACTTCACCATCTTGTGACCATTCAATGGTAAAGTCATTAGGTGATTCCTTTGCCGACTCGCCATCATAGTTTTTGAACTTGCCTTCAATTTCAACTCTTCGGTTAGATACTTCTTTAACCGCTTGGAATACGCCTAATCCGGCATGTCTTGGCTCGATAAAAGTTGTAAAACCGAAAGATTCAGCAAGTCCATTGAGCTTTTCTAAACCTTTTTCCGTCAACACTTTTCTAGCTTCCCAGCGCTCAGCATTCGCCATAGCGTCCTCGTCATTATTGGCATAACGTGCATAAGGGTTTTCAGGGGAATAGCTGCTATCTTTGATCTCATTAAATACTGACTCAAATTTAGGATACTTGTTTAAAAGTTCAGCTTTACTGTCAAACACTTTAGGCATGCCGTAACCGCTACCACTGTCACTATAAGCTCGTGACTGAGCATTGTTAGCATATACAGCAAAACCACCATCATCTTTACCATAAACAAGCCAGTGACTATCATTTTTACTATACATATAGATCTTGATGGCCTGGCCTGCCTCTGTATTGCCTTGATATTCATAACGCATGCCATTTGAAGCAAATTTGATATTAGGTTCAGGCAAGTCATTCGCATTGATCGCTGCCTCCTCATTAGCTTTTTTCGAGCTACTAACAAGAACATCTAAGTAAGTCTCATAGTTACTTAGGTTCACAGTTTTATAGAATCCCGATGGCTGTATACGCAATACAACCTCATTCTCAGCTATGTTTAACCCAAGGTTTTCAAAGGCAACAGCTCGGTTATCCTTATAACCAGTTCCCACAATTTTTGAGGGTCTTATTTGCTTGTTTACCAATTTGTGTAGCTGCGATACCGACTCTTTTAGATCATCTTGTAGGCTTTGAACTGAAAAACCAGACTCTTCATTGGAGTTTATTTTTTCTTGGTACTCACCTTCTGATATAAACGACACTCCCATTGAGGTAAGTTGTGTTTTTAAACTCTCAATATTCTGTTTAAGCTTGGTTTGTGCGGCAGTATCTAAAATCCCCAAGCCTCTTTGTACGCCATCTAGCAGTCTTTTTTTGTATCTAGGCTCAATATCCAGGCTATCTATATCAATGCTGTTAACCTGAATATTCATATCTTGCGAGCTATCATCATTTGTTGTTTCTGTCGTATCTTTGTCTGCCTTGCCTTTATTCGCTTTCATAGCAGCGTCAATCTGATCTTTTAAGCTGGCAATATCGTTATCTAGCTGCTCAATAGTTTGTTTCTTCTTCTCAATATTGCTTTGAGCTTCATTGATATCAGCGTCACGCTTAGCTTTGCGCTCTTGAGCACGTTTAAAGTTTTTACTGTTTTTGCTGGCAAGCAACATCATTTGACGTGCAAGAGTTGGAATTTTGACGTCCTGGCCGTTAATCGGTGACAAAATAGCGGTTACGTCGCGTTTGTTTAACAGCCATTTCCAGCTAACCATCATATCGCCTGCCAGCAATTTGCTAGGCGTGCTGTCAGGGTTGTGAAACCAAATAGATAGTTTTTGGCCGTCCGATAAATCAAACACAAAAGCAACGTTTACCACGCCACCGCGTTTAAATGGCTTGGTTTGAGTGACATTGGTTACAGATAGGGTTTCATTTGAGGCCTGGCTCATTGCTCTAAATAAGCGATCTTTGAGCATTGGCAAGCGGTTAACCGTTTCCATGATTGAGTCGAACTCGGCTTCTTCTGCCTCTAAGTCAATCAACGCTTGCTGTAAGTCAAACTCTTGTGTCAGCTCTTTAAACGTGTCAGCTCGGATCATATCTGTGTATAGATTGGTTAAGCTGCCACCATGGCTTGATAGGGTTAGGTTATCCCATTGAACATCATTAAAAGCGGCTCGTGTCGCTTCTTCTTGTAGCTCTTTTGATGTGATGATTGGTAGGTAGTGCTTATCTTGTGAGGGGTTATCTAGTAGCTTAGAGATAGCATCAATTGACCATGCTTGGTCATCTGTCATGTGATCAAACTGCATACCTTCGGCATAACCTACAAGTACGCCATAATCTGCGCCCAAACAATCAAATTGAGTGGTTGCTAGTGATAATGCATGATCTTCATCTAAAGCGCCGCCAATCGCCACTGAGTCAACGTAATGACCGCCGTTTTCAAATAAGTTCACAACGTGCCAGCTATCATCATTACTGCCAGCTTTTGCATCAAAGCCCAATCCGTCAAAACCAGTCTCGTCAGCGATCAAGGCCAGCATATCTCGGTACTCACCTTCGATAAAGCCAGTCTCATAACGGCTGTAACGCGTCTGTTCGTTACCGTATCGATCTTCTGTTAATTGGTTGGCGTGCGCTGTGCCTGTTTTAATGTAAGACATGATAAAAAACCCTATTACGATAAAGATAATAGGGTTATTTTGTCATTAATATAAGGCTGTGTTTTAGGGGTGTTCCCAGGCAGCTATTCGTCTATTTCCGGCGCACCGATTCGACTGATCCATACCTCGTTAACGCCCTTGTTGAAAACGTCCTCTACCGTTAGATAGTCTGGGTTGTTAATGTCACGGCCTAGCATGCCAGGGTAGCTTAAATTGGTTACCTTAAACGGCTTGTCGGTACGACCGCGCTTAAAGCGACCAATAATTAGCCCATTTTGAGTTGAGGGAACCTGGGTTGATTCCGTCTTGTCGTTTACGTCGCCTCGCTGCACGCCAACAGCGGTTGAAATAATTTTAGTTTCAATCATGATTAATCCTTAGCTTGAGAATGATAAAGGTCTTAGTTTTTCAAAAGTAACCGGTATTTCTACCAATTCGCTTCTGCTACTTGCTGATAATTCAATGCTTGCTGACTTAACACCAACTATCCATGATTCCTGAACAGCAATTCTTCTGGGATCATTGGGGTTTAACAATGCCACCGTTAGTTTAAACGCATAGCTTTTTGTTTCGTTCATTGTTCCATCGTTGTTAAACGCAAGCCTGCGACAAGCTTTGTATGATTTAGAGATATCTCCTTTGGCTGTTTCGATAAAGGTGATGTCCATTTCACTGCTTGTTTGTTGGGTCAAGTAGTTCGCCTGGTAAGATCCAGCTTGATAGCTTTCAGACTCATTAGAACCTAGCGACAATTCAGCATTGGTGGCAAGGTAGCTAAGCGTTTGATCCTTAAACCAGGGTATATCCCCTTTATGGCCAAATATGTTTTCTATTTTTACCTTGTAAACTGCCTTGATCAACGCCTTATGAGCTTTAACCCTTCCATAAATGCGGGCGTACTCTTCTAGTAGGTTTTTGCTTACAGTATTATCAACTGCGCTACCCGTTTTTTGAGCTGCATTACTGACTAAGTTGAAGGCTGTTTCTCTAAAGTCATTGCCAGCTGTAAAGTCATGGTCGATTAACTCGCTAACTAAATCCAGCATTACTTGTCATCCCAAAACATATCATCATCCACATCATCATCTACTGGCATTTCCTCACCCGGCATCGGCTCTTCACCTGGCATGCCAGCTTCTTGGCCCATTAGCCCGCCTTGCTCATCTGCCGGTCTGGCTGATAATCCTGCTGCCACACGCTCTGCTAGATTAATATCGGCCCCAAACACATCCTCTAGCATTAATTGGTTGGTTTCCTTGTCAAAGCCTAGTTCACGAAGGCCGGCAAGCGATTGGGCCACAATAGCGAGCGTATTAGCTCTATTTTGCTTGTTATTAAGCATTTCAGTAGCGGCCGCTGATTGATCGCTATAAAAATCAAATTGCCAGGGGTAGTCTTGAGGCTCGAACCATTCGTTATACTTAATACCCCAGTGTATGCTCATTAAGTGGTTAAATGCGTCAATACAAGCTTGTCTGATTAGCATTGACCGTCTCATAACTTGCGCTGATGTATGGAAGGCTGCACCGTCACCCAGGCCACCTGCCAGCATATCGGCCCAGCCAATTAGTGATAGATCCATACCCAGGCCACCGGCTAAGCGCCGTAAGTTGATCATTAATATGCCTTCATTCAGTGGTGCTACGCGTTGCGCTAGATCGCCTACTGACTGAATCACTTGCTTTTCGCCATACTGCGGTAGTACGTGGTATTTTGTACCGTACAAAGCCTCACCGCCGTCAAACGCATCTTGAATTTGATCGCGGTAGCTCTTTAACATTTTAGTTAACGAGCTGATATAGCCTTGTCTTTGTTTGGCTGGCATGCCTTCCATATTAAGCGTTAAAAAAGCCTGTTTTACGCTGTCTGCAATTTGCTGGTTGTTAAGGCCAGCACGACTAATGGTTACGTCTCTCCACGCGTCCTCAATAGCATATAAGAATGAGCCGCCTACCTCTGACGGTAGGATTGGGTTATCGGATCTTAGGTCATAAACAAGCGTTGTTCTATCCTGCCATACGTCTAAGGCCATTTGCGGTATGTTCTCAATACGAGGCATTTTAACTCTAAGCATTTGTTCTAATGACAACTTGGCAATAGTACGCTGCTTATCTTCATCTTCTAAGGCGTGAAAGCCAATAGTGCGCCCTGCTTGCTCAAACGGCATGATTAATGAAGGCTGGGTAAAGCGGTTATTCATTAAATCAAGCACGCCTTTGCGCTCGTCTGTATAGATACGAGCATAACTATCACCATAAGCAATAGCCTGGCGTGCCAGCGAGAATACATGACGATTGATTAGGGGTGCGATATGTTTAGCTTCACGCTCAACCTTTTTTCTAAGCTCTTTGGCTCTGCGGCCGCCTTCTCTGATGTGATCGTTTGGTGTGATAAAAATCATATCACCGGTTGACTCATGGCCGCCTAAAGCTGCGGTAACATGTAAGCTTAACGCCTCTGAAACTTGAGGGTCTGCCTGCATGATTTCCCACATCGTATAAATCTGTCTGCGAGTACGCGGCTGCTTTGCCTTGTGATGAAAGGTGCCAAGTTCAAACGGATTGGTAGCCTCATAACTACGATCCACATCGTCAATAGTAGGTATTTTCTCTGATATTCGAGCTTGCCTATCATCAATTAAAAAGCTTGCTAGACGTTTTCTAAAATTCATCATTTGTGCCCTTATCTTGGCCCAGAAGTTGAGCTGCTACCACTTCTAACACCGCCGTGAACGTGGCCTTTTAGTGATATACCGCCACCAACTACGTCATTACTTGCGGACATAGTGCCTTGAGTCTTGATATTGCCTTTGGCCACCATGGTTCCATCGGCGGTAATGCCGCCACTGGCTGATATATTACTGGCAGTAGATACATTGCCCTTAACAGACATAGTGCCAGTTGTGCTTTGGCTGCCGGTATGGTTAATCTTTGCTTTAACATTCATGTTATCGGCCGTTATAGACACTGTACTGGCATCAATGGTCACGCTTTGGGCCTGCATTTGTATCAGGTCTTTTGCTGTCAAAGTAATACGAGCTCTTGCCAGCAATTCAATGTTTTGCTGTCTTATGCGGCGAACGTCAACTACCGCTTGGCCACCGCCATGACGACGGTAAAAAGCGATCACCGGCATTGAGGTATCGCCTTGCTCAAAAAAAACCCATACGTCGGCACCTGGTAGCAATTCACGCTCGGTATCAAGATCATCATCACCGATTGGATAAGCCAGCATAGCGGTAATACCCTCCGGCACCCCATCGGTTAACCCGGCTATTGCTACATTGGCCGTTCTATTAGCCTTGTCATAAGACACCAGCTTGGCTGGGTGAAAATATGGTGATATTACGCTCATTTCTCGCCCTCTAATTGTGCAAGCCAGGCTTGAGTGGCCATTATCGGCCTGCCACCTAAAGCTCCAGTATCGTAACGATGCGCTGCGGTTAAAACCACCAGGCTATCTTGGCCATAACCGTCATCAATAGTTACCACACTACCAGCGTTCAACCTATCATCAAGCTGTCTTACCATCTTGGCCTTAGTCACTAAGATACGACGCAAGTTTTGCAATTCCCTGGCATCTGCTCTTGGGTAATAGCCTACTTGCTTGTTGTTAAGTGGTGAACCTAAGATATCCGATCCGTTATCATCAACTGATAAAAAGTTAGTGTTACCATGCGATAAAACATGGGGGTTATCTATCCACTGTAAAGCACTACGATCGTATATAAGCGACTCACCTTTGAACAAATCATTAATGCGAGTAACAGATATTTCGCCGTCGCTATACATAGTTACAGCTGCTTCTTTTTGTAGCGATATTGCTATTCTTTTTGTCGGTAACTGGCCCTTTAAGCATATAAACTGATTTAACTTGATATCGCTTTTTAATCGTATCTTTGCACCCAGGACCCGATAAACCTCGTTAAAGCTTGTATCGTTTAGTGACGTGGCCCTACTAGCTACGCTTAGCAGCGGCTCGCAACCCGATAACACAGCAATAATAATTAATCCGCCCACACGCTTTCCTGCCTTAACCGCCTGCATATTTATATGCTGTGATTTGACGATTGTTAAGCTGATGCCGTCGCCAACTATCAGCTTATCGCCAATCTTTAATAGTTCTTTTAGCTCGTCGGTAGCTTTAACTACCATTTCAAGAGACACGGGGACCGGTACCAAGTCAGTACGATAAATCGCACTAATAAGGTCACCGCCGCCAATAGTTGAGCCGTCCGATAAAACTATCTTCACTTCCACGAACCGTTATAGTTAATTTCAATACTTTGCAGGCTATTAAACGTACTATTGCCTTGCTTAGCTTCAAGATCAGCCGTGCTATCAACGCTAAAAGGGTGTGTATTAAACGCCTCCCTTTTCATTTCTAGCATAGCTTCTCTGTGGTTTTGGTAGGCCTCACTTGAGCTCATGCCAACCGGCTGAACCCCTAAGTTTTGAGCGCCTTCCATGCGTTTAGCTTGCATAAGGTCGCACTTAGCCACAACAACAGGCCTAATAATGCTCCATTCGTCGTTGTAGATATTTGTTGTGCTATCAAGAAGTAACGTATAGGTATCATCTTTATCATCAAGATCATACGCACGTAACGCACCGCCCCATGCCAGGTAATCACGGCAAACATCAACAATAATACGCTCTACATCACTTTCAAGAAGTGAGTAGCCGGTCGTATATAACTCTTCATAAAATCGAGTGGCGACACTCTTAATATCGCCCTCGATGTAACTGTCTTGTCTGCTAGTAAACATACAGGCTTACCTTAACCAAATGTAGTGGTGCCACCAATGGTAGAAACTGGTTTATAGCCACCAAATGCGTTTAATGCGTTGGTCAATAGGCCGGCAAGTTTGTCAGCAGTACCGGCGCCAATATCACCAGTTTGGCCAAAGTAGTTATAACGGCAAGTTACTTGAACCTGTAAGATCTGGCTGCGGCTTGCTGAATCAATCTCACCACCACCATCAGGGAAGGTGATCGCACAGTCTTTAAGCAAGTATTCAGTCTTACCTTTAATCTCATTACCATCGGTAGCGAACCCATCATAAACACGCACCAGTGGGATCTCGCCATTGTGTTTAATAACGATATCTTCTGCAAACTTAGCGATGGTGCCTGATTCAGTTTCAATCATGGTCCACTGGCCTTCAAAGTTTGTTTTAGGCGGTGCGGTAACGTGGGCCTGGAAGCCGTAAGCATAATCTGCGTCGGCTGGCTCGTGGTTGGTTATCATTGGGCGCTGGAAGTTTTGAATAAGGATATAAAGGTTTTCGTAACCTTCTGGCTTACAAATTGCGTTACAAGCAAGCATAGCTGAGCCCAAAGACTTGGCCAGCTCGTGCATTTGAGAATAGGCTTGCAAGGTAGGTGAAGAACTTTTCATAGAAATAACCCTAATCAATAATAAGTGATAGGGATATTTTGGGGTATAAAGGTATTGAGCTTTTAGGGGTGTTCCTGAAAATTTTTTAGTGCCTCTGGTTCAAGAATCAAAACAATTTAATGATATAATCCTTGATTTCTTCCTCCTCACTTTAGAATACGATATCGATACTAATACTGTGAGTGATTAAAAAATCAAATATTATGGGTCAAATTGACTACAAGGATTAAAATTGACAACTCCTTTATTATTAGCAGCATTTGCTATGGGCTTTTTTGGTTCACCACATTGTTTGGGTATGTGTGGTGGCTTGGTTACCGCTTTTGGCCTATCTATGCAAGAAGTAAGCCCACTAAAGAAAAGAGGGCTTATTGCTACTTATCACTTTGGTCGCCTGGTTAGTTACTCAATTCTAGGGGTTATTGCAGGTATTGTGGGCACCACGGTCTTAGCCCCACTATTAATGGGTAACTCAACCCCGCGTATTTTACTGGGTCTGGTATTGGTATTCATTGGCCTATCTATGCTGGGCATGCCTTTTTTAAATAAGCTTGAAAAAGTGGGCATGGGCGTTTGGAAAAAACTCTCCCCTTTACGTCAAAAAGTTTTCCCAATAACTACCTTCCCAAGGGCTTTAGCAGCGGGTTTATTATGGGGCTTTTTACCTTGTGGCTTGGTCTATGGCGCTCTACTGATGGCCGTTGTCGGCAATAACATCGCAACTGGGGCTTTATTAATGTTTGTCTTTGGCTTAGGCACGGTTCCCATGTTGGTCGCTACCCAAGAGACTGTGGGCTGGCTACACAAACAAATTGGCCGCTATAAATTACGTCAATTAAATGGCGTCGTAATGATTTTGTCAGGACTGGCAGTAATTGCCCTGCCTATAGCCATGCATAGCATGGGTGGACACGGCGATCACGGCTCGCATGGCGCACATCAAATGCATGATGATTCAGCGATGATTTCTACTACGCACGACCACTCTCAAGATATGCACGGTTCTAATACTGAAGAGCATCATAACCATGATCACTCACATGCTAACCATCAGTAATTGAAAACGCATTAATATGGAGATAGATAAGCCACATGATAGCGATAGCCGCCAGCAGCAACAGCAACATCAACCTGGCTGAAATCAACAGAGACAGCAATTTCAGGTACGATATTCCAGGGAACCAGCTTTTCTAAGACGGGGGCAATATCTGAAATATCACTATTGTTATCATTAAGCGTTAATGCAATACGCACACGGCTAGTTAAAAACGAGCCTGGCATTTGCTTTTCGCTTACTGCTACTGGGTAAGCATTTGCCAGCTCTTTTGAGTGCCAAAGCCTCAATACCCTGTTATTTCCAGGAAACAGCATGTTTAGTACGAACTGCAAAAAGTCTAGGCCACGGCCGCTGGCCATACCCTGCCAGGCAGATAAGATCATAGCCATAATATCAGTTGATAGCCCTTCTGTATCTTGTCTCAAGATCACCAGTCCGTTAAGCTTACTAAATCGCTCAATAACAACTGGGCTGCTTTCAAGCCATGGCGCACCATAGCTATTCATATCAACCAAGCCTTCAAGCTCGTATTCCTCAATCAGCTTAGTAAAAACACCTGCAATGGCTTCATCAAGCTCGTTTGCCTTATGGCTCTCTTGTACCGTTCTAGTAAAGTCGGCAGCCTGTAATTTGCTTGTTCTACCCATTTTACAAAGTCCAAATAGCTGTGCCAGTGTCGGCCGTTCTTGTCATGTCGATAGTAATGCTATCCTCTGTGATATAAGCCCATTCATGCGGTTTAATGGGGTTTTTAGCAGTATCTTCTGTTAAAACTGAAAAGTCACTAATACGGTCCTGGAAGGCTGTAATATCACTTCTAATCTTAATGGCAATTTCTTGTTTATTAAAACCGTCTGGGCTGTGGTAGCTTGATGATAGCGAGCCTTTACCAAAGTTTTCTAGCAGCAACTCTTTGATTTGAGTCTTTACTGAATCCATATCATGCACCGAGGCCAAACGGCCAGCAATGGTAATCTTATAAGGTCTTTCTTTAACCTCTTTGATATTAACCTTACCATCTAGCAGCGTATCAGCATTGGCTACCAGCTTCTTAATATCTTCTACCAGCGCCTTTTGCTCAATCTTGTTTTTAGCTACCACGGTTAAAAATAGATGGTTGATTGCGTCCAATGAGGCCCCGTAGTGCTTCTCATTGATCGTCTCATTCCAAATGGCCATGTAGTCAAAACGCTGCATAAAGTGCTTGCGTACTAAAAAGTCAAAGTTACCCATGAAAACGGCGTTATGGTCATACATTGAAGGGTAGCTGGCAAGTAGTCGCATTTGAGCCACGCTTAACGGATCTGCGCCGGCTCGAACAAGATCACCGGCTTTGAAATATAGGTTTAACTTGCTTTCCTCTGACTCGTAAATCTCACTCAAGGCCGCGCTGCTTAGGCTTGATTGGTCAACATACCCATAGCTTTGAGTGATTGCGATCTCGTAGGTATCACCGGCTTGTACTGTCACGCCGGCACGTTCGGAGTCGCCAAAAACAATTGTTATATCTTCAAGGTTATGGCTTTGTAGTGTATAAGCCGCCTGGCCCAAACCGGCGTTCATAAACTTGGGCGTGTACTGAAAATTCATACCCAAAGTTGCGTTATAAACTGACAAACTCGATAGATAGGCGCCGTCGGTTGTTGATACGTCTAGGCGATAAAAAGACTCACTAACAGGTATGTTAACCTCAATATGATTAACAGTGCTTTGCTCTGCTAGAACCTTTTTGGTTTCATGGCCGTTTAGCGTTGCTGATGACATAAGACGCCATTGTCTGCCCGTACCGTCCTCAACTAAACGGCCCTGGCTCAAACTAACCTTGCTATTCCCATTGTTCTCAATAGTTAGCATGTACTGGCAAGGCGTGGCAACTGGCAATATACCCTTGTTGATAGCATCTGCAATGATCGTGCTTTGCTTAGACTTGATAAACGGCTCTGTAATGTTTACCTGGTTATCACGCGATAGCCATAAGACAGTTTCCACTACCGAAGTCATCATAGCTCTTACTGTGGGATCGCCAGCTCGCCAGCGTTCTGCAACTTCTGGATAGTCGTTTAAATGACTGTCTATACTTGATAGTATCTTTTTTCTTAGCTGGTTACTGGGCACTGACATTATAGTAATCCTGATCAATATCGGTTATTGGGTTTTCATTTAGCTGAATATCAATACCGCCAATAGATAAGATGACGTTAATCGTATCAAATCCCACTGTTTCAATGGATATGCTTAACTGATCTTCATCTAGTGTATTTATTATCGGTATATCGGCCCTAAGCTTGCTTAAAAACTCGTCTGCTACATCGGCGGACAACTCTTTTAGCAGCATGGCCTTGGCATCTGCGCCATAGCCTTGAGCAAAATAACCGTTAGGTGGCGTGTCCAACCAATGAATAATCATCTGTCTAATGTGTTCGGCGGTAATCATTTGATACGCACCTCGGATAATGGGGTATTGGGGTCTGGTAGTCTTATCTTAGATCTTGTCTTTTTGGCCTGGGTTATAAGCTTAGACGCATCAACAAATCTTGAGTTCTTAATGCAAACTAACAGTATATCAAGCCATACAAAAAACGATCCTAGAATGGCCATAATAATAAGCAAGCCAGCGCCGCCAATACCCCATGACTGCGATATAACCATCACGGCATAAAAACGCCATAGCAAGAACATAAGCAATATTAAAAGTGGCACGCTTAGTAATAGCGATTGACGCAAGGTTTGACCGATAGCCACGGCCAATGTATTGCTATCAATAACTTTGTTGAGTAGCTTTAATCTGCTAATGATATCTACATACAAGTAAAACATCATAATCATTAACATACCGCTTAAAAAAAAGTCCACTATATAGGCGTTTTGCATATCACTACCTTATGCTGCGTTTTGCTGTTTTACTTTCTCTAATTGAGCCTCAAGATCTTGTTTTTCTTTGGTCTTAACTGTAATTACTTTATCCAGCTCTGCGGCCTCTTCCAACAGTGATTTTAACGTTTGAGCTTTGTTGGCTGGCGCTCTATTACGCTTAGTTCTTGTTACCTGGGCGCGGGCTCGCCGGGCACTAAATGCCTTTTGGCCCTGGCTAACAAGTTTTGCGATCTCGTCAACTGATGCGTTGAATGACGGCTTGTAAGAGTTATCAAAGTCACCGGTAGTTGGCTGTGTTTTGCTGTTAATATCAATACGGAAAATATCCAGCCCATCCGGCTGATCTGATTCAGGGGCTTCTCGAATATAAAGCTTTACAACCTGGCCGCCGTCTAAAGCGATATGAACAGGCCTGGCACTGGCACCAGATACCCTCGATACTCTTAAAACATCCACCACAACAACTTGCTGCCTAGCTGTTTTGGCCAAACGCTTAACAAAGTCGCTGACAAGCGATGTTTTTTCTGTGATTTCTGACAGTTTCATAAAAAAATAACCCCAAACAAATTAAATGATTGGGGTTATTATGACTTGCTGTTAGCTGTTATTAGTTGGGGTGTTCCAACAAATTACATGCCAACACTGCGGCGGTAGTGGCTTGCTTTTAGGCCGCGACGCATATTGCGTGCTTTTTGTGGGTCAATGTTATAGATATTGCGCTGTAAGCCTTTAGCAAATGACATCATACGCTTACGAACCGCTGAACCCGTGGTTGATTTTCTGCGAGCTTTTTTAAGGGCTGCTTTTTGGGCTGCACTCAAGCGAACCTTGCCAGCAATACGCTTGTTAACAACCTTGATTTTACCATCACGAACCGCTTTGACTGCTTTGTAAGTAACGTTTTTACCGCCTACTTTGCGGCGTATTTTACGGCCAACTGTTAAAGGTTTTTTGGCTGCGTCGTACATGCCTTCATCTTCTTCTTTCATCATTGCGTCATAAGTGGCTTCGTCACCGTATGCAAACACTGAAATAAAGTCGTCTAGCTCGTCATCGGCTGGCATGTTCTCTAAGATGATCTCTGATGCTGTTTCGATCGCCGCGTCTGCAATATCAACATCGCTATCAAACACATCATTAATCAAATCTTCATCAACGCCTAGAGTACTCATAGCGTCTGCGATATGGGCTGATAAGATTGTTTTTACAGTTGAGTCGATTTCGTCGTCGTCATCTTCTGGATCTTCAACAAATGACTCAAGGATTAGGCTATCCAATAACTCACTTGGTAGTAGCTCTTGGTCCTCAAAATCAACCTCTGACATGATGCCAGCCAGCATGAAGGCTACTTGCAGTGCTGCTAAGCGCATTTGAGTGGTTGAGTGCGCGGCGATGCGCTCGTCGATCGGGTCAAAATCAATAGATTCTGCCGCTTGTTTGGCGCTGTTAGTTGCGTCAAATTGCGCCTCTTGACGCTCTAACATGCGATCCTGGTTACGCTCGATAATATGGCTTGATACTAACATTCTTTATTTCCTTTTACTGATCAATAAACTGCATTACTTAGTGATTGTGGTTTCAAAGTAAACTTGTCGAGCACAACCTTCGGGGCGTTTAACAAGTCTAATATCAACTTTTTCAAACGGGTTATCTGCTCGTGGTGCCACTTCTAAGCCGTATAGCTTGCCTGATAGCTCTGCTACTGGCTGTAACAAGCCAGCTGAACTACAAGCGTTTAAGAAGCGGCGGATCTCTGCGTCTGCGTCATTGATGTAGCTAGTCATACCTTTAAGTAAGTGCTTTTTAGCAATGCTAACTACTGCGTTATCAACGTAAGTGGTAATTTCAGATGCGTTGATTAAGCGTAAAGCACTTGTTTTGCTATCGTATTGAGTAATAGCGTCACCATAAATCCAGCGATCGCCTGCATCAAAGCGCTCATTCAATACCACGTTCACGCCAGCTGAAGCCAGTGCGTTTTGGGCCTCTTCATCAAGGCTAACGCTTGGCATGGTTTCCATATCACGGAAGCTAACAGGGAAGTCATAACCGGCAACAGGGCGGTTAACAGGTGGAATACCAGACGCATTGGTAAGGGCGTTACGAACAAGTAATTGGCCTAGGTAGTCACCGACACAAGGGCGCCATTTTTTGCGTGATAGTACGCTTGCGCTGTTTGAAGGGCGTGATACGTTCGGGTTCCAAAAAACCCAAAAACGGTGGTCTTTAATGTTGATAGATTCAGCAAGGGCCGCCGCTGCTACCCAGTCGTTGATCTTACCCAGATCCAGTAATACGTGACAGTTAAGCTTATCCATTACCTTTGTTGTGGCTTCGATAACCGGCATGTCATCGGTTGAACAAACAACAATGTAACGTGGGCGTTCACGCATATCAATTAAAGTGCGTGTGATCTGCTCGGGTGTTGGCTCTACAACCTTGCTGGCTGGCACGTCAATGACAATTTCAGCCTTGCGGTATGTACCGTGGTCTTTTAGGGCCTTAACAGCTTTCAGCGCATCTACAACCTGAGCCGCGTTATCTTTAGAATAGGTCGTTTCGACTTGTTCAAAGAAGTCATTGCTGCTATCTAATGCACCATGAAAATCAAGCTTTTGCGTGATGTATGAGAAGTCGTTTGGATAGTTGTTTTCAAGCTCGTCTGCACCGCCGCCAGTGTATAAACGGCCTTGCAGTGAAGTGATCATACTATCATCAACTTTATCAGCAAATGTAATGTCAAATAACAGGTTATTTAACGGGTCAGCTGCGTTAGTTGGTGTCTTATCATCAACTACTTGAATCTTGGCCACGACGTTGTGGTCAAAGCCGTATTCAGTAACAAGCTCGATAGTTGCTAATGCCTTACTTTCCTTGCTATTGGTAATAGTAACGGAAGTAGGCAGGATATTAATAAACAGTTGAGTTGCCATAAAAAATGCCTATATTGGTGAATATAGGCATAGTATAGAGTTGGGCTAACAGTATTGTTTAGGGGTGTTCCTAGTAATAAGGCCTCTACCTCATTTGTTGTACCTCACCGCGCGGGCAGGTTCCCCAAACTGGAGGTACGATATTTTCATAGCCTTCCCAACCTTCGGGTCGAGTTGGGATTTTAAGCACACACCACTCAGATAGATCTTGATTGAACTCACCGGCAAAGTTGAATGTGTTATTCATGTTTTCAACATTTGACACGTTCCAACCGCTGATATCTTGGTTAAAAGAACTTGCCTGCGTAAACATGCTTTTCATGTTGGTTACGTTTGATACGTCCCAGCCGCTAATATCTGTATTGAAGGTATTAGCAATAGCAAACATGCTGTCCATATTAATTGCTGAGCTTGTTTTCCAGTTTTCAATACCTACAATATCTTGGGTTTGAGCATAGAAAAACGTTTTCTCAAAGTTAGTTACGTTTGATACATCCCAGTGAGATAGGTTTTGACCAATATAAGTCGATTTGTACTCTTCTTCATTGAAAAAAGCGGAGCTTAAATCAGTTACATTTGACGTGGCCGCAATATAAATATTATCTACTGCGTCCTCTTTAGTGTAAACGCTCAAATACGCTGTTGGATCGCCGTCCGAGAATACATGAGTCTCACCCTCTGGTACGCCAAAGTTATAGACAATACCGGTATCAGTGGCTTTATACCAACCATGACCGGGATAGTCTTTATCTAGGCCTACGTCGTTCATAGCGGGCGGCTCAACCTCAACGTCTGGCATGTTCATAAGGATTTCGACCTTATCTTCCAAGCCTCTTAAATTGGCTTTGATTTGATCAAGTTGGCCAAATACTTCCTTCATACCCTGACCAAAAATACCCGCCAAACCCTCTGTAAATTTCACCATTTCATCATGTGATACTAATTTTTTCATGTTGACCTCCTATACATGTGACCCATCTTCAACTTCAGGGCTCATTGCTTCTTCAAATGCCTGCATAAACACTTCAAAGTAACCTTCGCCAAACTCTAAATCCTCTTCTGCTAAAGCGGCAATATTGCTGCGGGCCTGCTTCTGCTGCTCTGCATCAAAAGATTGAGCCTGTGTAGCACTTACGATACCGTTATCGGCTTGAGATAACGCGGTAATCTTGTCTGCTAATTCCTTTAAGGTGTCCGAATCAGCATCGGCGCCGTTGATCAAGTCAGCAATAGCCTGCGTTAATTCATTTTTGGTGGCGTATGGTGCTACTAGGCCAGGCAATGATGAAACAAGGGCATATTCGTCGCCTTCTGGTGCTTTTTCAGCCTTAGCTTCTAAGTCTTTTTTAGTTGCCAATGGCTTAATAGCAGTCGCAATACCGTCTAACAGGCCTTCTTTTTGTGCTTCAAGCTCGCTAGTTGAAACTGCATCAATATTGCTACGTGCTTGTGCTTTTTGCTCTACCGTAAAGCCCTGGGTAACTGTTACGTTAACTAAGCCTTCATCTGTTTGAGCTAAAGCAGTGATTTTGTCTGCCAGCTCTTTTAAAGTGTCTGAATCAGCATCAGCACCATTGATAAGGTCTGTTACCGCTTTTGTTAACTCAACCTTGGTAGCAAATGGCGTTAAATCCACCTCTGGGATAGCGTCGATAGCTTCCTGGATTTTCTCACCGGTCTTAGCAAGTTCACCACGGATCTCATCATCTTCCGCTTTACGGGTTTGCTCTTCTGCACCAATAGCTTCTAACAGCTGGCTTGCATTAGCTTCGATAGAATCAGCCAATTCAGTTTTAGCTTGCGCAAGTTCGCTGCGTGTAGAATGAGTATTGCTAAGATTTTCTACTGCGCTGCTAAGCTCTGCCGTTGATACTGCATCAATGTTTTTACGGGCAATTTCTTTTTCAGCTGCTTCAAAGCTTTGCTCGTTGGCTGCACTTACCAAGCCTTTATCAGCCTGGGCTAAAGCCGTGATCTTATCGGCCAGCTCTTTTAGCGTATCAGAATCGGCATCAGCGCCATTAATCAGGTCCATAATGGCCTGTGTTAGCTCGTCCTTAGTGGCGTAAGGTGCCAGGTCTGGAATAGCTGAAACAAGCGCATATTCCTCGCCTTCTGGGGCTTTATCAGCTTTAGTAGCAATCTGCTCATTGATAGCGGTTTCAGCGGCTTCACGGGCTGTTTTCTCAGCTTCAATGGCCGCTTGTAGTTGCTCGCCAGCTTCGGTTAGCTCGCCTCGGATAGCTGCATCTTCTGCATCAACAGCTTCTTTTAGCTCTTTATCAGCCTGGGTAAACTCACTGCGAATAACAGCGCCTTCTGCTAATCTTGCACCCTCTTCTGCACTAATGGCTTCTTGAATTTGCTGGCTAGACTGGGTAAGCTCGCTGCGAATCGCTGCGTCTTTCGCCTCAATGTCGTCTTTTAAGCCTTGGTCTGCTAAAGCAAGTTCGCTGCGAATAGCTGTATTTTCAGACTTACGCTCGGCCTGCTCTCTGCTAATAGCGGCTTCTAGGTCAGCGCCTTGATCCTGAATAGATTGACTTAATTCAGTTTTGGCCTGCGCAAGTTCAGTGCGATCAGCTTTAGTGCTATTGATTGTTGTTACTGACTGCTCAAAAGCCGCCTTCGATACTGCGTCGATATTTTTACGAGCAATTTCCTTGTTGGTTTCTTCAAACTCTTGAGCGCTGGTAGCACTAACTAGGCCCTTATCGGCTTGGGCTAGGGCTGTGATCTTATCGGCCAACTCTTTTAACGTATCAGAATCAACATCAGCGCCATTGATTAAGTCAGTGATCGCTTTGGTTAGCTCGTTTTTAGTAGCATACTCATTACGAATAGCTGCATCTTCCGCTTTACGAGCCGCGCTTTCTGCACTGATAGTACTTTGTAGCAGCTGGTTAACACCTGCCAGCTCGCCGCGAATGGCCACGCCTTCCGCTTTACGTGCGCTCTCTTCTGCAACAACCGAGGCTTGTAGTTTTTGGTCTGTGTTAGCCAATTCACCACGAATGGCTTCGCCTTGCGCCTTGCGTGCATTTTCTTCTGCTGTAACGGCCGCTTGTACCTGGCTATCAGCTTGTTTGAAATCTGCACGAACAGCTGCTTCTCTAGTGTTGATTGTGCTTCTAAGCTCTTCTCTAAGCTTTTGGTCAGCAATAGCAAACTCGCTTCGAATAGCAGCATCTTCTACCTTACGGATAATCTCTTCTGCTTCAATGCCACTTTGTAGCAGTTCATCGTACTTAGTAAACTCGCTACGCATAGCGGTTTCTTTAGTGTTGATTAACGCTGTTAAAGCTTCTTTGTTCATGGTATCTGCATGAGCAAATGCTGTGCGAATTGCTGCATCGTCTGCTTTGCGATTGGCCGCTTCATCCTCAATAGATGATCTAAGCTGGGCGCTCTTAGTGTTAATAGAGTCTGTTAGCTCTGTCTTGGCTAAGCTAAGCTCTTCACGGGTTGCTTTAACCTCATCAATTTCAGCTACCTCTTTTTCAAACGTGGCTTTAGCTACTGCATCAATGTTATTGCGTGCAATCTCTTTGTTAGCCGCTTTGAATGATTGGGTTTCGGTAGCACTCACCAATCCCTTATCAGCTTGAGCCAGGGCAGTAATTTTGTCCGCAAGCTCTTTTAAAGAGTCTGAATCTGCATCTGCACCGTTAATTAAATCGGTGATAGCCTGGGTTAATTCAGCCTTAGTTGCGTACTTGTTACGGATATCGGTATCTTGTGCTTTACGGGTGGCCGCTTCTGAATCAATCGCTTTTTGTAGCTCTTGATCAGCTAAGGCAAACTCGTTACGGATAGCCGTATCTTCTGCTAAGCGTTCAGCTGCTTCATCTTCAATGGCTTTTTGAGCCTGCTGGTTAGATTCAGCAAGTTCACCGCGAATGGCTGTATCTTCTGCTTTTCGCGCTTCTGACTCTTCTTTAGCTTCTTGCTTTAGAGTTTGGGTAGCTTGGGCCAGCTCACCACGAATGGCCGTATCTGCTGCTTCAAATGTGCTTTTAAGCGACTTATCGGCCGCTGCAAACTCACTGCGAATTGCTGCGTCTGCTGCGTCAACTGCGCTTTTCAAGTCTTGGTCGGCTTTGGCAAACTCACCACGGATAGCTGTATCTTCGGCTTTACGAGAAGTCTCCTCTGCACCAATAGCTGTTTGTAGTTGGTTTCGAGTTGTTTGGATTGTTCCAGACAGCTCTGTTTTAGCCTGGTTAAGCTCGCTACGCGATGCCTTGTCGCTATTGATGACGCTAATTTGTTGAGCAAAGTTTTCATCTGCTTCTAACAAACTTGCGATCTTATCGGCAAGCTCTTTTAAGGTATCATCATCTTCATCTGCACCGTTGATAAGATCAGCGATAGCTTTTTGTAGCTCTACCTTGCTGGCAAGCTTAGCAGCCTCTTCTTTGGTGGCGTAAATCTCGCCAGCCTCAACAGTTGCTTTTTTAACCTCATTAACAGCACTTACAATGCTCTTTTTATCGCCAGTTGTAAGATTGTCAATGCTACCAATATCTTTACCGATACGGGTCGCAAGCTCTCTTACGTCTGCGTCTTTACTAAGAATAACGCCCTTGATACTCATAGTTGTTCTTCCTCTTTACTTTCGCCTGATTGCTCATAATCAGCAATGTAGCTGCTACCTAATTTAATATCGTCAACCTTTAAGGATTGCTGGCAGGCTTCCTCAAGCTCTTCGATTTTCCCCTCTTCCACCAGAACATACGCCATAAATTAACTCCTATTGCTCGTTTTGGCCTTGTTGATAATCAGGAATATAACCATCGTCACCGACACTCATATCACTGTCTTTGATAGTCTTGTCTAAGCAATCAGTTAAGCCACTCAAGTCAGCACGCTTATAGCTGCTACCCACTCGCATAACCCAAACTTCACTCAATCCACTGTTTAAAGCGTCCTCAATAGCTAGGAAACTAGGGTTTGCCACATCACGGCCCAGAATGGCTGAAAAATTGCCTTCATTGACCTTAAATGGGGTACCCATAACGCCACGTTTGAACCGACCAACGATGATACCGTTCGTGACGTTTTGAAGTTTCGTGGATTCTGTCTTATCAATAACATCACCACGCTGTACGCCAACAGCGGTTTTTAAAATCTTAGTTGTGATCATAAATCCGCCTTAGTTTTTCACTTCTCTTTGAAGTAGGAATAAAAAGCGATTATCCCTACCCATGCCTATGCGATACAAAGTTGTATCACCCTCTAATACCTGCAACTTATGCTCTGTTCTATACCTTTCGCGCTGATATCGACAACAAAGCGTTGAGTCTTTGACGTAAGCAAAGATCACATCAGACGTACTATCAGTTGCATATCTATTGTCATCTAAGGCCACCATAGGGCTCTGACTGCCTTTTATTGAGGCTGTAACAGTTCCAGAAAGCGAACCATTGTGGCCCACCCATAGCTTCGACTCCAAGCCAGCCTGGTAAGCTATTACCAGGTTCATATTGCGATCAAAAGCCACTGAAACCGATGTTATGCCCTTGTCAGTTAGAACCCTATCAGGGCTTGACAGGTCGGTACGCTGCAAAAAGATAGCTGCACCGTCCGTCCATACCTGCCAGACAAAACTTGTTATACCTTGAGTGGTATTGCCTATATCAGCCCCACCCAAACAAAACGCGCGTGTATCAAGGTGTTTTCTATCCCTTGGCTCCTTTAGATCTTCAAGCCATTTTCTAACACGCCTAATTTTGTTATTCGGTAACATTCAACTCGCCCTCATAGCGCGCCCAGGTAAAGCGAATTGGCACTGTCAAGGTATCGTTTTTAGATTTAGGGATCGGCTCGTCATCATCTTGTGATCCGTACTGAATTTGATAGTTACCCATGGTGGTAGGCGCTAATATGCTTCTAACTGGAAGGCGTGCATCATCTAGGCCAAAAAAGATACTCATATCACGCGTGTATGTACCTTCTACATAATCACTAAGGGTTACGCTAGAGGCCTCACCCATATCAGTGCTAGGCATGCTAGATACCTCACCAATGTCGCCTGCGTATGAAAAGAAGTCGGCATAAGACTCTGATCCGCTTTCAATATCTTCTGCAAACACCATGCCTACTTTAGATTCATAGCCAGCTCCATCATCACCGATACCTGCTAAACGGCACTTAGCGTTATAAAGCTTTTCGCCTCCGATATCGTCGGTAATCTTGATAGAAAACTCTTTATCTGCCAGATCAAAGATTTGCCAGATGCGGTAGGTGATCTCTAGCACTTCATCTTCTTTAAGCGTGATTGTGATTGGCTCACCTTCTGCGCTTTTGATTAATGCCCTGGTGCAAAGGTAATAATCTTCTTCACTGACAAACTCACTAGCCAGCCCAACTTCTGAAACAGACTCGCCGCTGGCGCCTTCAAAGCGATAGGTGGTAGAACGCCATACTTTAAATTCATCATCACCAAATAAATACGGCTCTGAACCACTACTTTCTGCCTCGATCGAAGTGTGCACATCAACAAAGCTGATAAGCTGTGTTTGGCTGGCCTCCGGTGCGTCATCACCACTACCAACCAAGCAATAAGCAAAAATATCATCGCCATGATCACCGCCAAAGAAATCTAGGCCGGTATCAAGAAACATATTCTTTTGGTAGCCAGTATCTTGAACGGTTGTGCCGTCCTTTTTTTTGACAATGCAACGCAACTCGCCTGCAAAACCTGTTTTCATTACTTAATCCTCTGTGTTGTAAAGATATTTAGCGGCTCAATAATTGGGGTATAGCCGTCCTGGGAAATATTTATATCTATCTTCTCAAAATAAACCTTGACTGCATCTAGGACTTCAACTTCAACCGAATAACCCCTATCTAGCTCAAAACTTCCTGCAAGGTAGTTAATAGATTCAATATCTAACTGCTCTAAATCAGTCGTATAACCGTCGTTTAATGTTGCGTATTGGCCTTTGTCCGCCAAGCGAACATCCAATGCCTCAATGGCTGGCAAGTAACCGCTATTAACCTTGATATCAACAACGTTTAACGCTTGTTTTAACACTAGCGATAAAGGCTCAAATTGCGCTTGGTAGGCTTCGGGCTCAATAGCTGTTTCAACCAAGACATTCAGCATGATTAAGTCTAACAAGGTATAGTTTTGCGTATAAATGCCTGTTCCTACATCCACGCTGCTAACCTGTAACACTTGCGATAATTGAGCATCAAGTATTTCAGCTTGAGGCATGTACTTTGAGTCAATATCTTTTTCTTTGATTTTCGAGATACGCTCAATGTTTAGCTGCTTAGCCGCTGTGCTATAACCATCCTCATAATCAAACGCTTTAAAGCCATAGCGTAACGATGCCGGTAGCACTTCAACGCCAGGTTTATAGCTGTCTATAATTGGTACGGGCTGTTTAACCACTGACCCTAAATGGCTGTGTAGCAGCTTAATTTCAGGCTTGTAACCATCTTTAAAGGCAAACGCCTTGCCAAATGTTGTCCTTTGGGCGTCAAGATGCTTTATGCCAGGTAAGTACGCATCAACAAGGCCATTTGCTTTTTTGATTAGCGATCGTAATTGAATATCCAGCAATTCAACTAACGGCTGGTAAATATCATCTTTAACTACTGGGATCGGGTATAAATTACTTTCAAATGCTATCTGCTCAAACGTTTTACCGTCTATAATTTCCGAACCATCACTAAGCTTTGTTATCGGCTTACCAATACGCAAGATCCACAATTCAGCGGCTCCAGCGATAAAAGCATCTTCAACGATTGTGTAGCTTGGATTGGACTTATCTTCGCCTAATAAGGCTTTGTAGTTTATTGAGTTAACTTTGAATGGCTTATCGGTACGGCCTCGCTTAAAACGGCCCACAATAACGCCATTGGGATTGATTGACGGTACATTCGGGCCAGTGTTGCCAGACACTTCATCTTGGCTGATGCCTACTGCACGTCCTAAAGTCTTGCTGTTTAACATTTAGCCGCCCTTAGCCAAAAGACGGCTGCGACGCAAAGCACCACAGCCTATGGGGTTTAACGAATTACTAAAACTTTTCCACGTGTTGCGTTGATCTGTTCGATATTGCGTAACACTCGTTCTTTAGTCACTCTTGGCTTGAGTTCAATTACCGCTTCTTTACGAGCGTAAAACAAAGTGCGGCTATGTGGCTCATAAAGGTTGTATGCACCATCGTTATAAACCGTGATTTGCTCAAACTCTTCCGCTTCTGTTTCTGCTTCTACTTGCACTTCCTCTTCCGCTTCTACTGGCTCAAGGTCGCCCTGTTGAGCATCAAGAAATCGCCATACTAAAGCGTCTTTACTATCGCTTGAGCGATAAGCAACGCCCAGGCCTTTAAGCTCTGCTTGCAGCTCTTTAACTGTATAAGTTTCATCAACTTCTGCATATTCAGGGTTGATAACAAGATCTGCTAAATTGCCTGGTACTTGTTTTGGTTCTGTCATAATCAGCCTCATGTTTTTGTCAAAAGAAAGGCCTTGCTGCCACAGACAACAAGGCCATTTTTAGCCATACAACGTGGCGGTCACATGGCTAAGTTATCGAATTAAAGTGATGGTAAATTGCGTAATTCAATTAACATGCACTGATTGCGATAACGTGGGATTGGGTTAGCTTCTGCTGCCATACGGTTATAAACCGCTACGTCTTTTTCAAACGCATTAGCTGATGATGCTAGAACCATAGTTGGAACTGCCACAGTACCTACGAATGGTGCTTTGGCTGGTGTAGATGAACGTGGCACCATTAACGCATAGCCGCCTTGTGTTAATTCATCTTCGTTAAACACGCCCATAGAGGCTGGCACGTAATAAACGTTTGCACCGGTGTTTAACTGACCAATACGGTAGATTGAGTATTGATCGCCGTACTGCTCGCCGGTTGGGGTGTAGTCATCACGGCTCATAGCTTCAAAGAACGCTGCACCACGGTCTGACACGTATAAGTCATACTGACCAATAGCTGTGTTAGTGATGGTTGATAGTGAAGTACGCGCTTTACCTAATACCACACGGATATTTGAGTAAAGATCCGTTAGATTGATATGAGTCAAGCCAGCGATATCAGCGTCGAATACTTTAACGTGCTGCTCTTGGTTAGCTAGACACTGGTTAACCGCACCACGTAATAAGCGGCCGTTTTGCTCAAAGTTGTATTTGTTGATAAAGATCATTTGAGCCGCTGCGTACCAGTTGATACCTAGCTCATTTTGTAGCTGGGTGATCGCGTCGATAGTAGCGGTAGAACGGGCACGGCTTGGGTAAGCGTAAACGCCATAGTAGCTAAACTGCATATCGTGGCTTGGGGCACGTAAAATGTAGTCGCCTTTTTCGTCTTTACGCTCATAGTCAAAGATTAACTCAACTTCTACTTCGTCTGCTTTAGGGGTAGCACCGTCGGTAGTGTCAAAAGTAACTTCAACTGTATGGTTGTCAAGGTCTGCAACTGCTGACTTAACGATAAAGGTATCAGCGCCTAAAGTAACCGGCTCAAGCGGCTGTAATGTGCTCTTACCGCCAAATGTTGGGTGGCTGCGATGGTTATCGTTAGCAACTTCAACGCCGCGAACTTTAATACTTACACGCCCGCCTAAGAACGGAGCTTTGATAGAGTCTTTATCTACAACAAACTTGGTAGTTTTGTTGTCGCGAATTTCTTTGGTGTACGCAACATGAGACTCAAGGGTAAATTTACCGTCGCCTGCATCTTCCATAACCAATAGATGACGGTTGTCAAAATATGGTAAGCCTGCTTTTTCACCGTCGATTAATTCACCACGGCGCATAACGCCCATATCCATGCCAGCGGTACCTTCACCGGCAACGATTGGAACTTCGTTTGAGCCAGTTGGGTTTGGTAGCATTGAGATTAATGGTAGGCTGTTTGCGATACCCATAGTAATAACAACTTGTACGGCAGCTGGTACTACTGATAAGGCTTCATGGTGGCTAAATGATAGGCTATCGAACGCTGGGTCATTATCATCGCCGCGATGTGCGTTTTCAGTAAATGCGGTAGCAGCTGATAAAGCTGATTGCACAACTTCTACTGGTGGCATATCGCCGCCGTTACGACGTTGATACTCGGCAATACCATCACGTAAGCCGTCGAATACTGCTTGCTTGCCAGCATTGGTAGCTGCAATGTTTTGAGCCTCTAACAGTTTTTGCAATGACTCAGGAATTGCCTGTAATCCCATTTCACGATCATGCGAGTTAGCAGCGATCATTGAGTCAAATTGTGCAACGTCAGATTGTTTGGCATCAAACTTAGCAAATTCACGCATAAACTGGCGTGTTTTTGTAAGCTCATTAGAAACAACGGATAAATGTTGTTTGGCTTGGTCTTTATTCATAAGAATATTCCTATCGTCATTGAAAAAAATTGAACATATCCGATAGGGTTATATTAAGACTCGCCTAGACACCCTTTTTAGGGGTGTTCCAATAGCAAAAAACCGCCGTTTTAGGCGGTTAATGAGTGTTGCTGGCAGAGGTTTACATCAAGAAGGTTAGAAAAAACACCAGTACAAGGTTAAATGTGTCTAAAACCTTACTTGTACGGTACTTCCACATCCTCAATTTCGCTTTCATCGAACGCATCTAAATATTCCAGGTCAAATCTTTGGTTTAGAAGGTACCTATGGCCATGACTCACCAACAATGAATTACCAACCACGCCCACGCACTCATGGTATTCCTTATGGTTGTTTAATAAGAAGCAAAACAGGTCGCCTTTTTTGGGGTTCCAGTCTGGTCTCATTCTTATGCGATCATCGCCTTCCAAATCAATATCGTAAGGCTCAATCAATACCATTGAGCTAAACTGCTCTGGGGTGATAAACATGCCGCTATCGTGCATAGGCCCGCCTAAGCTATCTAGTAGCACCACCATAGCGTGCCCTAATGGCTCATAGTCTATTGAATGTTCATCACTGTCACTTACTGTACCAAGGCCAGCCCATGACAAGTCTGAACGCTCATAATCATCATCATTAACTGTTAGCACTTTACGTCTAAATACAAACGTCGGGATCGTTGATTGATTGCGCAGCGTGATAATACGCGTACTTAGCGCCTGGCCGTCTGTGACTAGCTTATTTTCAATTTTAAGCGTCATCGCTCACCCCATTTCTTTTCAAAATCTTGAATATCTGCTTGGTATAGCTGCTTGTACCTGTCTGGTATGCCTTTTTGCTGTAACTGGCTTTGTGCATACTTATAGCTGCTTAATTCAGCCTTTGTTGGCTCATGCGGGCGTGCTTTAGCTTGCCGTTTTTGTTCAGTGCGTACTTTTTGCTCGGCCTGTTTAACCGCTTGCTTAATAACCTTCGACCAATGTAAACGGCCATTCCAGTTGTTGAGTGCTTGAGTCTGTTTGGCTGCTTCTCGTTTGACTTGCTGGCTTGTGCGTCTATGCGATTTAACCTGGTTTTCAGCCATGGCAATATCAGCCTTGGCATAGTCTCTTACCTGGCTTAGCATCATGCCGCTTGTTAAGTGCTTCATTACTCGCAAGGCGTGTTTGCAAGCCACCCCTGTTAAATTAGGGTTACGTGTTGATGGATAGCGGTTCTCGTCTATTCCATAGTTGTACTTACCAACGGTGGCAATATAGCGATACCAAAATTGATGACGGCCACAGTCACAGTCAAATCTTATCTTGCCGTGCAATATGCTATTTCTTACCTCTGCCAAACTAGACGGCTTAGTTCTTAGCAGCAATCCAGGGTAATCTAGCAGCTGTACTGTTACCTTGTGGTTAGCAACCTTACTTTCTGGCCCTGAATTGGTTAAGAAAAACAAGGTATTGCCTTGTCTCTTATAAACCATGGCCATGTAAATTTGCTTGTTGGCTCGCTGGATATCAACGGGCCTTGAGTTGTTGATCACGTCTTGAGGGGTTATACCTCCAGCAAACTTTTTAGCCGCCTTCTTAACGTTTGCCAGGTATGCGTCTAATACACTTGCGTCCAATACCTGCATTAAGCTTTCGTTACGCTTGGTATTGCCTAGCGTAAATTCCAATAGCTCGCTTGCTGATATGCCGGCTAAGCTTTTAGCACTGGCCACCAGGGATTGTAATTGCTGGCTAGTTAGCCTTTCACCGCCCTTGATATCCCTGATCGTATCTTTTAGATACCTGTTATGCTGGCTGGCAAATTTGCCCTGCTCGCTGGCCTGCCTGGCTGTATCAATACGCCAACGCCTAAGCTCTTCAAGGCTCATATTGTTTACAAGCCTATCCTGCCGGCTTACTGGGTTATCCTGATTTTTTGGGCTGTTATTGTTAAACCAGTCCGTATCTAAGTTATCCATTTACGCCCCTTTTAAATACTTGCGTTTGATTGCTATTAAATCCCTAGCGACTGGCAAAAAGATAATGTCTTTTGGCAATGGCTGGCCAATCCTATTCGTGCCAGCGCATACCATAACAACGTCTGCATAACTGCGATCCCTGTACGCTCTAAACGCAATTAACGTGGGGTCGTGAATTTCATCACTACCCACTTTCCAGGTTATTAGCCTATCGGTGCGGCCACGTCGATAAAGCAAATCAACGTGGTCACGTATCGCATTGTGATAAATGTTTAATATGTTCTCAATCATGGTTAAGCTGTCCGTAACCAGTAAGCCACAACGATTGAAGGCTGCACGTTATTGTGCGGCTTATCTTTCCACCCTGTTTCCGATGTGGGTAAAGGAATCATCTTGCCTTGGGCGCCACTCGCGTAACCTGTACCACCTCCGCCGTGCCTACGTGCCCCGTGATAACCTGCCTCCCTGACTTTAAGCGCGGTTGAGGGCATCTCTTCGGCTACCAGCTTATGCTCATAAGCACCAAATGATGATTTAAGCGTCTTGGTCCATGCCGGATCAGCTGCTTTGGTTGATATACCAACAAGCGTTTTACCTTCTGCGAACCTGGCCCACGTGCCATAACCTAAAGCAGCCTTAACCTCTGCACTGCTTTTATAGTTATTGGTTGTGGTATAGATAGAACCGATTGGCAGTTCGGTAACTTTGCTTTGAGCCGCCACAAGCTGTTGCTGCAATTGCTCAATCTGCTTTTTCATGCCAGCCAGGTCAGACTCTCTTAGGTATTGGCTATGAGGGTGTGCTGCACTGGTATGGCCTGATAAGTCTGTTTTTTTAGCATACTGGGTATGAGGGTCGGCTGCCTTGGTATGGTTGCTAAGATCGGTTGATACCTTCGTTATATCTTTACTGTGTTGTGTCAGCTGTCCACCATGCTGGGTTAGCGTGCCAGCGTGTGTATCAACTAGCTTTTTAAGTGCGTCGTGTAGCTTAACGTGTGCGTCATGTACTGTTTTAAGCGTGTATTGCGGGTGAGGGTTAGCAGCTGCAATGTGCTTGCTTAAATCACCCGATGCCGTATTGATATTTTGGCCTAGCTTATCCACCTTCTTATCAAGCTGTGAAAACTTATCGTTATTAATATATTGAGGGTGTGGATTGGCTGCGCCTACATGATCTTCCATCATCTTAACGACAATAGCGGCGTCAGGATCGGTTGAAACCGTTATGTTCTCAACGTCGATTTCGCCTAGCGATAAGCCAAAACTACCAACAAAGGTAACGTTTGCATATACGGTAAATAAAGGGGTGTTGCTGGCTGCTACTGCAAACAGCGTATTATCGCTTGTAAGCAATCCGATCTCGTGAATAACTCTTGATTGAATGCTGTTTAAGCTAACACTAAATCGCAAAGACTTACTATCCTTCTCAATACCACTTGTCACGATATCAGAACGCATAGCCTCTGTTCTAATACGTGTTTCCTTACCAGTTGGGACGTACTTCGACGTGCCAGCGACAAGCGTTTTTAAAGACAAGCTTATACCTTGCTTTTGAGCGTCTAGCACTGCTAAACGCCCTGCGTCGGTTATTTTAAATATAATTGGGTTGGGTTTATTCGCCATGACTTACGCAATCCTTAAAATTTCGGTATTGCATAAGTTTAACCACTTAGGCTGGCAAGTATGCCATGTGTTCCACCTGCCAGCCTACTCACCAAGCAATTCATCGGCCGCTTGCTTTAATAGGTCTAATTCATCGCTTTCAGTGCTACCGATATTTAGGTCCTCGTAACTTTCAACCGGCGCATAGCTTATGTTCTCCATAAAGCCAAACGCTATGGTATCTGCAATATCCGGTGACTTAATGCCCTTTTTGAGCATGTCTTTTTTGGACATCATGCACCAACGCGCCTTTTCATCAAAGTAATACGGTAAGCGCGTCATCTGCTCTTCTAAGTTAGTCATTACCTGGTACATTTTTTTAACCTTATCGCTTACACTGAAATAGCCTTTTTCTACTGCCTTAGCCATTGATACATAAGCGTGGCTGCGTTTGTTCATGTAGTAGCGTTTGAGCGTGTTGTTAAAGCAAGGCGAACCCCAATGCACTTCATCAAAATACACCCCATCAGCTTTTAACGACTGCGTTAACCCCATACCAGCGCCTAGGGGATCAATCACCAAGGTCGCGCCTGGATAATCGCTCATTACATCATTGATTTTGGCTTTAAGCGTATTGATATTAGCTCTATTACTAAACAGCGGTATATCAAGTAAATGTACGTGCCTCTCAATACGGCCCTTGATCATCTTATCAACGACTTGCATTACCGATATCACGCTACTATCGCGGCCAACGTCGCCGCCCACGTCCACGGCTACGATGATACCCCACTTGTCACCCTCTTCAATCACGCAAGGCTGCTGCTTCATATTCTCGTAGTCAGTGCGCGTTAATAGGTACTCACCTTTAAGCTCTGGGAACTTACCGCGAATACGAATTAGATACCCTGGGCTGTTTCGACTGCCATACTGATACAAAGCCTCGATCAGCTTGTCCTTACTAACGATCGGTGACATTTCACCGTTAAATTCAAGCGCGGTCCACTTACCGCCGTTATGGTGGCTTAGCTTATGGTGTGTGTCGTAGAAGAAACCGGTGTTTTTAGCCGGCTGGCTAGTTAATACGGCCCTGTTGTTTTCATGGGTTAATGCGCCAATGGCAACTTCCATTACCGCGTCATCAATACCACAAGCTTCATCAGCCCATACCATGTAGTGATCGCCGTGTTGACCGGCAATGTTAGTTGGTTGGTGTTTAGGTGCTGTCTTAGCAAAAACGAACCAGGTATCTTTAAAACCCTTGATGTAAATCTTTTCTGCCAGCACGACAACATAATCAGCAAGCCAGCCTAGCGCCTTGTTATTGCGTAGGCGCTGCAAACAGATATTAATCTCTTTCCAAACAACCGTTCTAAGCTGGCCAATTTGAGGGGCGGTAAACAGCATTACCGACTCGGGGTAAAATAAAAGGTGCCATAAGGCGATAATGCCGGCCGAGCGCGATTTGCCAGTGCCATGACCAGATGCAACGCTTGTACGGCTGCCAGGGACAACAATAGATTTAAACAATAGCTCTTGCTGCCAGGTTACTGCTTGTCCGGCCTGTATTGTCATATCTAAAGCTTCAACGGCAAAGCGCGTAATGTCATAGCGATACCTTTGGCATACCTCACGCCATTCAGGTAACAGCATTAAATCATCTAACATCAACTACCCCATTAAATACTAAAAGGCATTAAACCATAGTCGCTATCCTTGTCGTTTGAGCTATCATCAAGCGTTATTGGTGCGGTTGACATAAGATAGCCACCGTGTATCTTTCTAGCCGCCCAAATAGCCAATAAAACGGCCATGTGGCCATTGGTAATGCCCATTGAGTCAAAGTCTAATACTTTTCCTCGTTCGTCCATTTTGCGCATCTGAATAACGTCTTTTGGCTCATACCGTCTTAACGCATCCTCAATCAAAATTAAGCCTGATCGCTGGGCCTCGTTATACACAGCCATAACCTCTGCCATTTGCTCGGACTCGTTAAAACTCATATCCCAGTAATCAAAGATCATTGGCGTATCAGTGACTACCACAGCATTATCTTTTGGTACCGGCTGCTCTTTCCACGTGGCTTGTTTTTTAAGCATAACCCTGCCTGATGCTGGCAAGACAACGCCTAATACGCGTATAGCCTCGCCAGCATAAGCGGCCGCCCTTGCGTCAATAACAACCGGCTTAACCTGGTCATTCATCGCCGGCAGCCCCTTTCTTGGCCACGTTAGTTTCAGTGATTACACCCGTATCAGGGTCAATAGCAACTCTGACTTCATGGTCTGAATCTTCATCATCAACATTGGCTTCGATAACCAGGCTATTAAGCTTCTCATAGCTATCACGGTTCCCCTCAACTGGCTTATCCCCTGGAATCGGAACTCTTGGCGGGTTAATAGCTGGGCCTTCTGGGTTTTCAGGATCAAGCGGTATCGTTGGCTTCTCTGGATCATATTCAGGGTTTGGCCGTGTCGGTAAGCTCTCTTGTGGCTCTCCAGTATCGGTCACTTCATCCCAATCACCACCCAATCCCACAAACTCAGGAATAGCACCAACGATCGTACAATCAACCGTTACGATGAATAGGTTTTTAAGGTCAATAGATGCGTTATCAGGGTAAAGGCTGTTTTCTAATACCCTAAAATTCCAATCATCTTTAATCGCCTTACCCTCAAGAACCCCAACGTCATAAGACACTGGGAATGTTCTTTTCTCTTCGTGTTTCCAAAAGCTGGCAAACTGCCTGGCAATATCCGACGCGCTATGGGGATCGGGGCTAAAAAAGGCAATTTGACAACGATAAGCCACGGGGACCGATCGCATTTGCACCACTCGCTTTAATGGATCTTGAGGTAGCACCACGTTTACCCAATACGGTAGGCCGCCTACCTGGTCATATTCAGGCGGCGTTTCAATCGGACTAATGGCCGTCATGAGGACCGGTAAGTAAACGGACGAGCCGGACTCTTTTTTGTAACCTGCGTTTTTTGCGTTATCGTTTTCCTGGATAGCTTTTAACATGCTCTCCACATCATCGACCATTGAGGTTTTGGCCACAACAATAGCCGCTTCTAGCCTGCGTCGTTTCCAGTCATAAACGCCTTGAGTGGTTGGCATGCACCACTGCCTAAAGTCTCTTAGATTCATGGCCCATGCCAGCTGCAAGCACTCAAGCGGTGATAGTAGTCGTTTTGTCTTGCTCATTGCTCAACCCTTAATTAAAGACCACGGAATCTATCAACAATACTGATGCGCTCTTCTTGTCTATCTGACTTGCCAGCCACTTTATCTAGCTCGCTTATGCGTAAATCTGCGTCTGATGTACTGCCAATATGAAAGCTATCCCATTGGGCCTTAATTTCATCAAACGGCTTAGAAGGGCAAATTAGGCTGTCAAAAAGCTCTAATTCTCGCTGCTTCTTGCGCTCTAATACTTTTTGACGACGCATTTCTGCATTTATCAAAGCGTCCTGGGCTGCTAGTGCTTCACGCTGATAATGGCTTACCAGTGACTCTGAATGTAGGGCTGTTTGCATTGAGTCGTATTGAGCAATGATGATGCGCTCTAAAGCCTCTTTTAAGACAATCTGATCTTGTGGTAGCTCTACCAGGCTATCAAAGCACGCCTCACCTTCGGTATAAGCGCCATTCAAGATACTATCAAACATGCCGTCGCCTTTATTTGTGGCATAGTTTGGCGTTCTCACATAGTCAAAGCCATGAAAGCCGGTGACCTCATAATAACCGTCTGGCTTACGTCTGCGGTTAATAGCACTACTAAACCCGCCAGCTTTATTCGCGTATAAGCGCGCGGCAAATTGGCCGTCGTCGGTATCTAAGAACTCATGCTGCGTAACAACGTTTCCATCATCGTCGGCTTCAAGTCGAATTGTGCGTAAGGCTGGCTGGATTTTAATAATACGGCCCGTCTTTTCATCCACCCATTGGTCTGGTGGGTACATGCCAAAACGAGCACGTATCTCATGGCCATTAAAGCCAAACAAATCACCACTGCTAACAAGCTCTTGAACCTCTGGTGAATTAATCTTGTTAACCATTGAGCGAATATCTAAATCTGATCTATCCTGGCCATTGTATTTGCGACCACGGTCCGCCAGGTTGTATGTAATAACTTTAGTTTTCTTAGCCATGAAAAAAAACCCCTTAAAAAAGGCATAGAATATTTAATATATGCCTTAGTTTAAGGGGTTAAGCTGTTTTGCCTTTGGGGTGTTCCTTTAGGCGAAAAAAAAGGCCGCCAGGGAACGGGGCAGCCAAAAAAAATACAAGGATCAATAGAAATAACACGTCATCGTAAAAACGGGGTAGAACCGCCCCGAAATTGTCGGAGACTCAACGCTCCAAGAGAATACGACAATGAAAACACGAGGCTATACCCCTGAAATGAAAGAGCGAGCCGTCCGTATGCTAATTGAAGCTAAAGCCGATTACCCATCCACCTGCTCAGCCATCAAAGCTATAGCACCAAAGATAGGTTGCACACCTGAGACCCTACGATCATGGCATAAAAAGCACGTAGATAAAACTGATGTATGCTGAAAAAAACGGACAAAAATATTTGGTAAACTAGAATCCTAAACAGGAGTTTACCATGAGTAAGAAAAGAGTAGAATACAGCGACACTTTCAAAGCTGAAGCCATCGCCAAAGTCAAAGAAAATAACGGCAACATCAGTCAAACGGCTAAAGAACTTGGCATACCCATGAACACACTAGCAAACTGGCATAGGAAGGCTGAAAGAGGCGTACTTGCAGGCACCCAAAATTACAATTCTGAACTCATAGCCGCCTTGGATGAAATCAAAGACCTAAAAAAACAACTAAGAATCGCTCAAGAGGAACGAGAAATTCTAAAAAAGGCAACGGCGTACTTTGCCAAGAATCAATAGCCAAGTACGCCTTTATGCAAGAGAATCGATTGAAATACTGCATACAACGTATGGCGACCGTATTTGAAGTCAGCCTATCAGGCTACTATGACTGGCTAAAGCGAGGCATGAGCAAGCGAAAACAGCACCACAATCGCTGTGAGTTACTGGTCAAATCCGCTCATATGGATACACAGCAAAGCTATGGGCATGAACGCTTGCATCAGCATTTAACCAGCCAAGGACACGACATCAGCCTGTACATGGTTCGGCAAATCAAGCAAGAACATGGTATTTACTGCAAACGCCACAAGCGATCTAAGGTGACTACTGACTCAAATCATAATAAGCCTGTGTATCCAAACTTGTTAGAACAGCAGTTTGACGTGGCAGCACCCAATATCGCTTGGGTTAGCGATATTACCTATATTTGGACCAATGAAGGCTGGGTGTACTTGGCAGCGTTCAAAGACTTGTACAGCAAAGAGATTGTGGGATATGCTCTAAATAAGCGTATGACCGCTGATTTGGTTTGTGAGGCTTTAAACAATGCCATTAAGTACAAACGCCCTGCTCGGGGCTTAATCGTGCATTCTGACAGGGGTAGTCAGTATTGTAGCCATCAATACCGCCAAATCATCGACAAGTATGGTTTTGCTGGCTCTATGAGCCGAAAAGGCAATTGCTACGATAACGCCCCGATTGAAAGCTTCTGGGGTCAGTTAAAAAACGAGCTGATTTATCACAAAGTCTATGAGACTCGTGATGAAGCCATTAAGGATGTGGTTAGATATATTGAGATTTTTTACAACCGTCAACGAATACAAAAAGGGTTAGGATTTAAGTCACCTACTCAAGTATTCCAAGACTTTTACCGTCAGGCTGCCTGATGAAATCTACCAAATGTTTTTCTCCGTTGTTGACAGCAGAGGTCAAACCATTCCTGCAAATATTCAAGCTCAAAGCCAAGCCGAGCGTATCAAAGAGCTTGAACGTGAGAACAGAGAACTAAAACAAGCCAATGACATTATAAAGAAAGCTACAGGTCTTGAAGCCCAGACGCAGCTCGACCGCAAACCCCCAAAATAGTCTGTTATAAGTGGCTTTATTATAACGGTCTATTTTAGGTGGTCTATTAATGTTTTATAAGGCGTTTTCAGGTGGTTCTGCTAGGGTATACTGAAAATAAACTTGTCCTGTGCCTGATTCCAGTAAAACACTCTCCGAAAATATCGAGACGATTCACGGTTGGTTACAGATAGTTTGGGTATTATTTTTATCTCTATGCTTGATAGGCTTTATGAGCTTACCACAAATAATTTTTTCATTCGGTCAGTCCTCGCTTTCATCCGACCAATTTTGACTCAACTCACTCACCAAACGACTCTCATCGCATTTAAAATCAATATAGTGATAGGTATTGGCAGGCAATAGCCAATCCTGCCCTGTCAGTGGACATTTTTGTTCCATATCTTCTGCCTTTGTCCAATCACGGTAATTCATTAAAAAATAATAGGTGGGTACACCTGTGCTTTGTTCAATGATACGGCACAATTCTCGACCTATTTTGCTATGCTCAGAATTGGGATTTTGCATTTGCTCTAAGGCAAAGGCTTCACTTACTGGTTGAGAACCAAGCCACAAACGATATAACGCTTCAGCCTGTCGATACCATGACCACACATTATCATAACAAGGGTGATCAGGTTGGGTATATGGGATTTTATATAGAGGAATGCCTTGTAAGGTTACTCCATCTAGTAAAGGCGAACTCCAGCCCCAACGCAACATGTAAAATTCAGATTGCGTTGGTACGGCATAACGGGGAAGAGGATAGTCATGGTCTTCTCCGATATACAAGGTTTGAATGGGTTTACCTGCTAACTGTTCGATTTTATTGTGCATTTCTTGGGCATAGCTGTTCATATTTTTACGGTCAAGGGCATCCATTTCAGGACACACTACAGTCACGCGAGTAATATCATTTTGGCTAACAGCTAAATGATGGTTACGGGGTAATATTTGTCCGTTGCCTTCTAAATCTCCTAAATAACAAAATACATCATGGTCGTGGCTGTCATCATCTTCAGCGATACCTGTATATTGGGGTATGATAATATCAAAGGCGTGCATTTTTATATCTCATGCTTAATTTATATTAAATATAGTTGGGGATGTTGCTGTTGAAATTGGTTAAAGTGCTGTCTTGTAGTGGCAATTTAACCTATACCGTCAATGCCGTACACTCAAAATCGGGATATTTTGGTCAGACAATTAGCAGATTTTTTAAGTATAATTAAAGTTAAACAGCGGCTCAAATTTACTTAAGAGTATTAAAAACATGGAACTAAAATCAATAAAAGACCAACTTTATTACTCCACTGTGATGATCGAAACAGCTCAAGGAGCAGGAACGGCTTTCTTACTATCCAAAACAATAGTTGGGCTTACTAGAGTCTATTTAGTAACTAACAAACATGTGGTTAAAGATAAAACAGACTGTGTGGTTAGATTCCATAGATCAGAATCCTTGGATCCGAAAACCAAAGTAGGTGACTTTGTTTATCACTTCACGAATGAAGACTGGGTTAATGGCTGGAAGTTTCATGATGATAATGAAGTTGATTTAGCAGTATTTAATTTAACAGAAACAATAGCTGCTCTTTATCAGCAAGAGCACTATATATTCTATCGTTGTCTAACAACGGATATGATTACTAGTAGGGAAAAAGAAAAAGATATTGTTGTAATGGAAAGGATATTTTTCGTAGGTTATCCTAATGCTATTAGGGATGAAGTTAATAATTTACCTATAGCGAGAAGTGGCTATTTAGCTACACCTTTATATTCGAATTTCGATGGAAAAGAAGCGTTTTTGTTCGATGCTAGTGTCTTTGAAGGGTCGAGTGGTAGTCCGGTATGTATTGTGAATGAAAATTTTGAAACTTATTCCGATGCAAGGGGAAATGCTAAAATCGAAGGGCGCTGTATCTTAGCTGGAGTAAACTCTAGTACATATACTAGAGTAAGCGATAAACAATACTTAAATATTGGATACGCATGGAAAGCTTATAAAATTTTAGAAATTCTTGAACAGAACGAAATATAGTTTAATCTACACTATGAATTAAGGAGACCATCCGAGACCATCCCGAATTCTGGTCACTATCTAGTTTTCTAGCAATCTTCTAAGCTCAAATTTTGCTTTCTCAAAATTGCTAAAAATGATATTCAGTACACTTATTTTTTCGTCAGTTCCTTCAAACTCACTATACCAGTATTCAAAGTCGAACTGACCATCAGATTCATAAGTAATCTTTATAGCTTTTTTCTTGTCTTTGTGAATAAAGCTGACGTTATCTTCGGTATCTAGCAAAGTGCCATCATTACCATTCTTATTAAGCCATAACTGCCAATTTTGTGCGGTAGTGACACTACGCCATAATTCTAGCGATTTCATAATTTCTCTATTGGTAGTTTTATTGATTAAGTTGACGGATTTTAAGCTTAAAACGCTAAAATTTTGTACACCTTGAAGTACACAGTGAATATTTTAGCAAGTTAGTACGTTGATAACATTAGCCTGTAGCCTATTTTTCAAGTCCTCACTAGGGAGCCGAACCAGTAAAGATGCCTAACTGGTTCGCCATAGGTGTAGCTGTTTTACGATTTTACAGTAGGATAAGGATTATTCACTAGGGGGCTAACATCCGTTTGCATTTGCCATACGAAGTAAACAAAAATCACTATAACAGCTAGAAAACAAAGTAGACTAAGATTTTTAGCTATTTTAGTGAACCATAACTCTTCAGAATATATAGCATTTGCTTTGTATTTCTTTTCACCTCCCAATAGTAAGTAGTATCTTTGAACCTGTAGCTTATAGCCCAAATCCTTAGTATTGATTACGTCTGTATATAGGTAAATAGCACCAAATACGATACCCAGTGCGTTTACGGATATGGCGATTTTTAATAAAATTAGCTGATCTAATGATAGTGACGACCTATCAGGCATTTGAGTGATAATAACTGAAAAAACACCAGCTGCTATCACAATAAGCCATTTCATCCACTCATTATCTTGCTGTTTTGCTAAATTATTTTGCTTAACAATTTCTCTTTCGAGTTCGTCAAGGTAATGCTTTAACAGTTGATATTTATATAAAAATTCCTCGCTAAGATCATTGTCAAGTTTACTTTCTAACTCATCTTGCAGAAGCTTAAATTCTTGCTTGCTCGTTAATTTTTTCGGACTCATGATTCTTTCTCATCAACTTCTGAACTTACATAGCTAATAGTCTCTGAAGGTGTCTCTTTTTTCCTTGGTCCACTAACCAAGATGAGCCCCCAGATTCTTTGTAGTCTGCTATTTTCTAACATGGTATAAGCAGTTACACAAAGTTTAGGAAAGTCTCGTAGTAAGTCGTGCTGCATCCGATAACGTCTACCGTCGTACATTGTTCGCAGCATTAATATCACAGTCATAGTGAGTTAAAACTAACCCCAATACCTACCTTCACCCAACCCTCCCGTAATCGCATGTGCAAGCCCTCTATCTGAAACATTTTGACCTATATTATCATTATTAGACTGAACTATGATAGGCTTGTCCAGACCACCACCTGCCAGCGGCAATTTAAACGAAGGCATTTCAGGGATGTTAAGCACATTTTTTAGTATTGACGCGCCCAAATCGAGGCCTATTGACTGGCTGGCTGGTAGGTAGGCTGGCGTGTTACCTACAACAAAGTTATTGGCCAAGCCGCCAACATTAACACCTAACACACTGTTAGTTGTTTTGGTTTTTTGTTGAACCGACTGAACCGCTGTATTATTGTAGATACCCTCTGCAATTTTCGCACGCTCTCTCTTTTCAGCCTCAACTGCACCTGGTCGCTCGTAGTGCTCTGACACAATAGCCCCGGACTGGCCTGCTGTTTTGGCTTGTTTTAGCTTATTACCAGCCGCCTTCTCTTTACCCTTCGTTAGCTCATACTGAATAAAAGCTAACTGCTCTTCGAACGACGCTTGCTGTACTGACTTACCCATAGTGCTACGGAAGTCTGCAAGCCTGCTATCTCGCCATTGAGCTAAGCCATGTGCCCTATATACACCGTTTTTATCTTTATCCCCTTGAGCTCTAGGGTCGAACCTACTTTCTTTTTGGATGTTAGCGACAATACCAGCGGCTTGCTGCTTAGTCCAACCTTGAGACATGAAGTATTGCATAGCCTGATCACGTCTAGTCTTTTCACTTTGTGAAGTTAGTCTGCTCGAACTAACATCAACTGCACCGCCGCCGCTTAACTGGCCTCTAAGCTCTTTGTAAGGATCAACTACTGTTACCCCAAATTGACGGCCATTAAGGTTTTTGACGTACTCGCTAAGCTCTGTTTTTCTTACACCGCTTTTACCATCCTTGCCTTTAGCTGATGTAGATTCAGAAACGTATTTAACGCCGTTTTCTTCAATGATCTGCACAATATGACCGATGTCTTTGTATCTGCCTTCTTTTTTTGCATGCTCCCCACGTGACTCACCGATAACCATGCCAGCCTGCAACTTATTGATATCTAGTTGAGCCCAGCTGTTTGCTGTGGCTACCAGGTGCCCTTTCTTTTCCTCTGACTGAATAATACCGGCTGCACCATTGCCTGCATTAATACGAGCACGTTTAGCCGCCTCTGGCCCTAGCTGATCTTCAATCTGTCTTACGGTATCTTTGTTTAATTGATCAACCCAGCCTGAACAATCAATAACACCGCCGCTAAAGTTTTTAGCACCCATTTTATAGGTTACGCCGTCTTTGGCTGATGTTAACCCTGAACCAAAATCAACCTTCCAGCCGCCCGAACCATTACCACCGCCAAAAAAGCTACCAAACCCATCGCCCATTCTTGATAGCCACGACTTCATGCCGCTGGCCGCCTCGCTTAGCTTAGAAAAGACCGGTGCCAACCCACTTTCCCACTTAGTTTGCATTTTTTGAGGTAAGTTATAAGCCTTAACGCTATCGGTCCATGACTTGATATGAGGCGAAGCTGTACTGCCTAAAACCTCGCCGCCCTCGTTACCTAGCCAGCCACCCACGGCCGCCCCAATGGCGGTACCTACCACCGGAATTGGTATCAATGCCGTACCAAGTGCTCCACCAGCAACGGCACCGACACTACCGCCTGCCAGGCCACCTACATTTTCTGACTTCTCTTTGTGGTCACGCTCTTTCCACTGGCCAATCAAGTTGCCCAAGCCAACCGCCGTCGCTAACGGCCCTAAAACTTTAGCACTACCAACTACTTTGGCTGCCTTCTTGACACCCTCACTGCCAATCTTGCCAGCGCCTAAAACAGCCGCGCCAGCTCCACCAGCCAAGATAGACCTAATACCCTTGCTTTTATCTTTACCTCCTTTACGGCCCTTATCCTTGCCTTTGCCTTTACCCCTGCCACCACCTAAAACACCTAAGCCACGACCCAACTTACCTAGCAGTGAACCTTCACTGTCTGGCATTCTCTTTAGGATCTCACCTAGCGTTTCCTCGTTCTGCTTATTGTGTCTTGCCTGATCCTTTGGCAATGGCTCTTTACGCTTTAAGCTTTTGTATTTAGAGAATGAAAACCTGCCAGCCCTTAAAGCTGCCTTGCCAGCCGCGCCGCCCATCTTGCCAGCTTTCGTGGCCATATTAAAAATAGGCGATGCAATGTCTTTTACCTCGTTCGCCGAGGCAATCAACGGATCAATGTTTTGAGCACCGCCATAACTGCCATAGCCTGTACGGCCACTCTTGGCTATTTTAGATAATGAGTCAAATAGCGTTTTTTCTTTGGCTGTAAAACGGCCTAGCTCGTCACGATCGCTTTCTTTTTGCTTCTTCTCACGCCCATTTTTGCCAGTAGGATTGTTTGCCTTACGTGTTGCACCAGGTACGCTGCCAGCGGCGTTATTTGCCGCTTCTGGGCTCTGACCTCTACCAGCACTTGATCTATTGGCACCGCTTGAGCCGCTATCGCTTTGATTGTTAGCTCTATTGGCCAGCGTTGAACCTGATTTGACTTTAGCGCTTGAGGTGACATTACTAAGCGTGTCGCTGCTCTTTTTACCAGCGGCCCTTGCCTCTTTTTGGGCTGGCTGGCTTGCACTACTTAATTTCTGCCTGTGTTGTTGCTTTGACTGCGCCTGGCCTTGCATGCTTGGCTGGCTGGCATCATTACGCCCTAGGCTTGTGGGATCGTAAGTAGGCACCACGCCCTTAATACGCATAGACTTTTTGTTAGCTATGCGCTCATTAGATTTAGCTATGCGGTTTAATACCGTTTGGTTGATCTGATTTTGTGATTTTAGTATCTGTATGATTTCTTGGGTATCTTCACCAATGGATTTAATGCCGCTTTCTAGCCGCTTGGTACCAACGATGAAGCCTTGATCATCATAGTTAAGATAAGTTGCCATGATAAAGCCTTATAAATACTGTACGTGTGGCTTGAATTATGGCATTGCTGGCGGGTTGTGGGCTTTGAGTGTTCCTAGAGGCTTAAATTTGCCCAAATAACATTACGCTATGTATTAATGAAGGACCTACGAGCACCATAAATAATCCGGCTAAAATCATTGTTAAACTTGCTATAACGCCTTCATCCTCATTGCGCTGACTTGCACGGGCTGTACCAAAACCGTGTGATGCATTACCAAATGCGATTCCATTTGCAAAATGGGAGCGAATACGGAAAAAAGTCAAAATCATATCCCCTAAAATCATTCCCACCATCCCTGTAATCAAAGTAAATAATGAAACTAAAGAGGAAGATCCGTGAATTTTTTCAGATAAGTCTAACGCAAATGGTGTCGATATTGAACGGGCCATCAAGCTATAGGTCAAGGTCTCATCAAAATTGAATAAGCCGGCAAATATATATATGCTTAAGACTCCCACCACCATTCCAACAATTATAGAAGCGCCCAAAGCCAAAGCATTTTGACGTATTAAACGACGATACTCGTAAATAGGTATAGCAAAAGCAACCGTTGCGGGGACAAGTAACTGTACAATCCAAGCTGTATCCTCCCAATATGTATCATAAGAGATATTAAAAAAAATCATTAATGAAAGCGTTATTACTGGAACCGTGATAGCAGGATTTAGCCAAGATTTTCGATGGCGTAAATAAATTACTTTGGCTATATAATAAGCAGCTAATGTCCAAATTAGACAAAGGATTGACCAAGTATTCATCGCAAATCCTCACACATTATCATCATTTTTTAGGTTTAAATGGGCTTTATGAATCTGATGACGATACAGTCTCCGCTGCAAACGACGCACCATGATAAAAGTTAATGCTGAGCTTAACATCACCATCGCGGTACTCAAGATAATGGTCAGCATTAATTGCCATCCTTTACTGACAAACAACTCCTTATATTGAAGTATTGACATCATAAGCGGGATGAACATTAATACTAATTCGCCCAAAACAAATTTTGCTCCCACTCTGACCCAGCTAACCTTAATAGCACCGCTCATTAATAATATCAGCATTAAAAACATTCCCAATAGGCCTGAGGATAAAGGTAGATGCAATAATTCAACTAATATCTCGGCACAATACCAAACCGCTGCGATAATAACGCATTGTATAAGCACATAAAGCCAGGATTGACCATAGAACCTTTGAAGTGCCAGTTTTGTTTTAGCTAAAAAACAGGGGGATAGACGAAGATTAAGATTACGCATAATAGTTGCTGTTTGTTAACTCGACACCCCTTATTATAAAAATACTATAGCCATAAATTATGAATTATATTTTTATTTTTATTCTTAATTTATATAATAAACTTCGTTCTTTCTCCTAAATGTGGTCTATTATTTATGATAACTTTGAAGCAATTACGCTGCTTTGTGACAGTTGTAAAAACAGGTGGGTTTCTTCAGGCTAGTATCCAACTCAATCTAACCCAACCCACCGTTACCAAATCTATCACTAGTCTTGAAGAATATTTAGGTGTAGCTCTATTTGATAAGCCGTTAACTCATAGAAAACGGCTAGTTAATTTAACGGAAATTGGCGAGCACCTTTATATTCAAGCAGTTGATATATTACAAAAGGCAGATAATCTTGAACAAACAGTATTAGATTACCAACAATTAAAAGGCGGTAAGTTGCGTTTGGGGATCTCACCGTTAGGCAGTGAAATATTAAGCGAAGCTATTTTTAACTTCTACCAAATGCATCCTAGTATAGATATTTCACTTATCGAAGATGGAGCTGAATCACTTAAGGATGCCCTCTTACAAGGGCAGCTGGATGTGGCAACATTGATGAAGCCGATTGACGATGATTTTGACTATTTTTCGATATGTAGCTATCCAGTGATGGTCGTAGCAAATAAAAAACGTATGGGGAAACAAAAAACCAAGGTAACACTTAAATCACTATCAAATGCACCTTTAATCTTATTTACCTCTAATTCATCATTTACCCCGATGATTATACAAAACTGTCAAGCATTAGGTTTTGAACCTAATATTATTTGCCAAACTAATCAGTGGCACTTACTTATTGACATGGTAAAACAGGATATGGGCGTAACTCTTTTACCTCAATATTATACTCAAAAACTGGATTTAACAGAGTTAGTCTGCTTGCCCCTCACCCAGCCTCAGTTAAAATGGGAGCTTGTGATGGCTTGGCGTCGTCATCGCTTGCTTACACCGAGTATGCGAGCATGGCTAGATGAACTTATTCGGTAGGAAATTAGGTCACAAGTCAATTGATTGCGCTAGCATGTCATAAATAATACTTGAGAACTTATTATGTGCATCTTTGTCAGATAATATATGCATCATCATCTTCTCATGTGCTTCTCTGCTATCAATCATAGCGTCATCGATTGCTATCGGGAAGTCGCCTAACATGGCCTGGTCCTTTGTGTTGTTACGTACTTGACTCATAACAATCTCACTTTCTGCCATTTTGTCTCGAATGGTTTGTGCGTAATTTACCAAGTCATCTTCAGTGAACCCTTCCCCTGCAAAGATATCATTCAGCTGACGGATAATTTCAGAGAGATAGTCATCTTTCTTGTCCTTCGGTGTGGCTGTACCAAGTCCGCTGGCAGGTTCTAATTGATTGTCCTCCGAGTGCTCTTGCAGCTTTAAATCTTGCTGTTTGAGCTTAGACACACGGTAATGTGTCATTTCAATATTACTAAGGTCGATCTCATCATCAAGATTAAAATCCTCACGTAACAGTGGCAGCAAATGACGGGCATATAGACTTAGTTTCTCTAAATCTCGGTCATCATAGTCTACGATCTGGGACATAAACTCATAGAAGCGAGCAAAGCTGCCTAAGTCCTTCTTAAACAATACCAATTCATCTTTAGCCTTCTTGGCCTCTTTGAAGTCATTATCTGCATTACCAATGAGTACTGCATCATTGGTCGCCTTAGTACGCTCTAATATAGCTTTGGTACGCTTTACATCCTCACTAGCTCGCTGATACTGATGTCGCCAACGCTCAACGGCTGGCTTACAGATATTACTAATAGCAGCATTGCTTTTATTCTTGCTATAAAAAGCGTCTGCTAGGTTATCGACTTCGTGCCATTTAATAATATCACTGGCTCTTATCTTCTCAAACAGATCAAAGACCTTGTCAGGGTCTGTCACATCAGCAAGCTCTGCTGTCTCATAATACGGCTGGAAGGCGGCTAAGATATCTTCAGGGTCATTAAAGAAATCGAGCACAAAAGTCCCCGTCTCTTTTTTACCAGGATAGATACGGTTAAGTCGGGATAATGTCTGTACACAGTCAACACCTGCCAGCTTCTTATCAACGTACATAGCGCATAGTTTAGGTTGGTCAAAGCCAGTCTGAAACTTGTTGGCCACCAACATCACTTGATAGTCATCACTATCAAAGGCTTTACGCATATCACGGCCTTTCAAGTCTGGGTTCATATTAGATTCAGTGAAGCTTTCACCCAGTAGTCCACTGCTGTCAGGATCAGACTCGTTAAACTCGACCTCACCTGAGAAAGCCACCATAGCGTTGATGTCCTTATACCCATGTTCTAATACGTATTTATCAAACGCCAGCTTATAACGAACCGCTTCTTTACGAGAGCCTGTAACTACCATCGCTTTGGCTTGCCCACCTAGCAAGCCTTTAATATTCTCATTAAAGTGCTCAATAATGATTTTAACCTTTTGCGAGATATTATAATCATGCAGGCGTACCCATTGATTGAGTTTAATTTTGGCACGCTTAGCATCGACTTCTTGGTCTTTAGCCAGTTTTTGATTGAGCTGATACACCACTTTATAGCTGGTGTAGTTTTTGAGTACATCTAAGATAAAGCCTTCTTCAATGGCTTGGCGCATAGAATACACATGATACGCTTCAGGCTTGTTGTCTTTTGAGGCTGGCAGGTTTGGGTTAGGTAAGCGTCCAAATAGCTCTAAGGTCTTAGACTTAGGGGTAGCGGTAAATGCATAGTAGCTTAGGTTGTCACTACCACGACGAGCGGTAATGGTCGCATCTAGCATATCTTCAGCAGACAATCCTCTATCAACATGCTCTTCAAAGTTATCTCTGAGCTCATCACTGGCTGTTGGACTGGCAATAAGGACTTCTTTTAGCTTACGTGCGGTAGTCCCCGACTGAGAGGAGTGAGCCTCATCCGCGATAATGGCATAGCGTCGCTCTTTTAATACGCTAGAGTCTTCAATAGCTTTAAGCACATAAGGGAAGGTTTGAATAGTAACAATGATAATAGGCTGAGAGCTCATCAAAGCTTCAGCAAGCTTCTCAGATTTTGACCCCTCACCTTCTTTGCGGTTAATACGACCGACGACCCCATCAGCATGTTCAAACTGATAAATAGTATCTTGTAGCTGGTCATCTAGCACCGTTCTATCAGTCACAACGATAACCGAGTCAAACAGCTTAGTGCCTGCATCGTTGTATAGCGTTGATAGTTGGTGCGCTGTCCAAGCAATCGAGTTGGATTTACCTGAGCCGGCACTGTGCTGAATTAGGTAGCGGTTTTCAACCTTCTTGTTTAAGTTCGGATTGTCTTGTTTGGCGTGTCTGACTTTATCTTGCTTAACCGCATCTTCAACCAGATTAGTCACTACGTCCCACTGGTGATAGCGCGGAAATATCATGGTCTCTTTTTTGGTTCTGCGGCCAAGCGCATCTTCTTTGTCTTCTATCTGTAGGTGCATAAAGCGACCTAAGATATTAAGCAGGTTATCGGTACTTAATACCTCATTCCAAAGATAGTCGGTGGCGTAGCGGTTATGATCTTGCGGTATGTCGTTACCTGCACCACCATCACGAGTACCTTTGTTAAAAGGTAGAAAGAACGTATCGTCACCTGCCAGCTTGGTGGTCATAAACACATCATACTGACTGACAGCAAAATGAACCAAAGCACCACGCTTAAAGCTTAGTAGTGGTTCAGGCTTTTTGCTGGCAGGATCAACAGGTAGTCTGTCACGCTTATATTGTAGCTTGGCGTTTTCAACAGCTTGCTTAAACTCAGATTTAAGCTCCATTGTGACCACAGGCAAACCATTCACAAACAACACCAGATCAATGCGGTGACGCTTAGCTGACTTAGTATTACCAGTCGCTTCATCAACCTCTTTGTGACTTAGGTGAGCGCTGTAGACCACTTCAGGTACAACACGGCAGATATTGCCTTCATAACGTGCTAGCACTTCAGGGTTTAAGCTGTGTTCTGGCTTAAACTGGCATAAACTAAATCGAGTATTACGAACCTTTAAACCATGACGAAGAACACCCAAAGTGCCGTAAGTACGTGAGGCTCTATCTGTCGCTTGCTCACTGGCTTTACCTAACTGCTTCACCAGCTGCTTAATAAACTGAACCTCTGGGTCTTGCGGAAACAGACGACAAAACTTATCCCATTCATCAGGCTGGGTACGCTGTACATAATCAAGCGCATCACGCTCATACAAGGCGGTGTCACGATGGTAACCAGTGGCAGTACCTTGCACCCAGCCATTAGCTACCATTTCTTTGATGATGTCGTTTTGAAAAGTTAATTCACGAGTTATGTCCGTCATGTTTAGTCCATAGATTTCTGTTTATTAACACCCTAATTTATTTTAATCAAGAATGCTGGCTAAAAAATTTAAATCTTCCATACGTTCTGTTTCTGATATAGTTAGATGCCTTGAGATGAAAGGAAAAATATTTATCATGAATTTTTTCATGTCCTTGAAAGCTTCATCTGAATACTTTGACTTACCGTGCAACTCATTAAAAATTACTAGCATCCATCTGAGATAGTGTTCTGGTATTGCAACATCAGGGATATCCTCCCACCTATCAATAAGTTTTGGGTGAGTATTTCTCATTCTACTAACTAAAGCCTTGTCGCAGTCACCTTTGCAAACCCAATTAATAAATTCAATTTTCTTGTCACTGTAATCTTTGTTTAGTGATATCCATGAAAGGATAATTCCGTGCTTTTCTTCTCCAAGTAACTCTTTATCACAAATCTGACATCTTAAACTAGGCTTTCCATTGAAAATTAATGCTGGCTTATGGTTTTCAGTCTGCCAAACCTTATAAGACCTTGGGAAAAACCGTTTAACAAGATTTAGTCCTTCCGGTGACTTAATTAGCTCTCCTTCAATGAGAGCACTGTCATATATATAGTAATTCTTCCTATGATTATTTTTAATACCCTCAAGATTTGTAGTTAGACCTGAGCTTGGAAGTGTCGAATAAAAGCCCATAAAAGCATCGCAATTATTTGTTACAAGCCTATCAATAATATTTGACTCTACACTTGGACTAACTGAATTACCTGAATGAGCATTATGTTTACAACTTACTAACCATCTAACTTTTGTACTTCCAATCATACCTTGATGATGTTCTTCAACAATGAGGTCTACTCCTGCATCAGCTCCCCTATCAGGATTTGATAAAACTGTAAATCCTTTCATGCTTAAGAATTCTCTTGCAAACAATTCAAATGTATCTTGCTGTCCATTTGCTTCGTGAGCCTTTGGTATTTCTTTGAAGTTTAAAGCACTCATAGCCGTTTCTCTTATTTTAAGCTCTACTCAGGCTTTACCCAATCCCGAACATCAATCTTACCCGTTACCGCAGCAGAAATAAGTGCTGTTCGACGTTCTTGCATTAGTTGGATTGCTTTTTTTGCATATCCAATTAACTCTCCATACTTATATTTACTAGAATGAATAAAGCTTTCAATTTCCTTTCTTTCCTTAATAGTCGGTGGAAAAGCTATTTTTAAATTACTTAAAGCTTCCGCTGTAAGCTTCGGTTGTGCAGAACCGGTTACTAAGGGTGTCACATCAATAATATCTATAACCTCAGCCCAGAAATCAGCTAAGCCATCCTTAGCTTCTAAAATATGAGCATGGTTATTAACCCAGTACTTACCATGAGCAGAAAAAGCTAGCGGCGTGCTCCTACTAAGTAAGTTAGCTCCATCCTCTCCTACTAAAACTGTAGGCTCATCAAAAATATAATCATCTATGTAATCAATAACACCAGACGCGCCATAGTATCTATAAATCCCTTCTCTATCACCTCTATCCTGACTATTAATTGGGATTCGCCTTGAGTTTAAACTTTTGAGTTGAAATTTAATGTCTTTAACTTCCCAATGCGCAGGAACCTCACCTAACCATTCAACCCCCGAATCTTTCATCGGCACATCAGGATTTAAACCTTTGGTCACTGCATGACTAATAGTCGCTTGACGCTTTTCGGTTAATAATTCGATAAGACGTTGCTGTTTTTTGATAAGGGTATCTATTTTGGCGGTTTCGTAGTCTAGAAAATCAGCTATTTCAGCCTGTTCTTCTCTACTCGGCACACATATTTCTATTTCAAGTAAGTCAGAGGCATTTAAAGCAGAGCGTACGCCTTGACCACCTATTTGATTATAAATACCTCTAAGATATAAATCGAAATAAAAATAATAAAAGAACTTAGATAACATACCCTTATTAGGCTTTAACCTTATATAAGCAGGACTCATAATACCTTTTTTAAAGACTAAACCTACTCGACTAGTTTTATAATTTTCTAAATCAATAAGTTTAAATACCAAGTCATCTTTTTCAAAAATTTGATAACCAGTGAAAGCTGAAGGTTGAAGGCCATCGTCACTATCAATACTACGTTCAATTACACCACGCATGGTTAAAGCAAGTCTATCCATACATTGTAGATTACGATTAACCTCTTTTAAGCTTTTAAATCTCCATTTGCCACGTAACAAACCCCAGTGTCGAGGAATCTCACCCAACCACTCAACCCCAGAGCCTTTATACTCAGGATAGGCTTTATAACGACCCGATTGCATCACTGTTCTATCCACCATTACGAATGCACCTCGCTAAGCAACTGCATAATATCCTGACTCACCTTATCAAGATCCGCATCAATCTCGCTCAGGGGTCTAGGTGGCTCATACACATAGAAGTGACGGTTAAACGGTATCTCATAACCCACAACACCAATCTCTTCATCTATGGCATCACGCTTGCCAGCATCAATCCACGCATCCGCCACATGCGGCTGTACTTCACGCTTAAAGTAGCTTTCAATCAGCTCGCAGGTGCTCACAGACGGATCTAATGGAATGTTCTCATAATCACGTAAGTCGCTATCAGTCTCAAACTCAACGATTTTTGCTTTGCCTTTACTGTCTGCAACCTCAAACGCACCGTATAACGGATTGGCCTCTTTTGCTGACTTCTTAACCACACGCTCAGCGTCAGGGTTTTTCCACGTAATAGTATTTAGGATTTGCTTTTTGTCTTTGGCAGTTAGATCCAGCCCAGTATCTTTAATTGCTTGCTTAAATACTTCATCAAACTGGTTATAATCATCAAACTGCTCGGTACCAATCTCATCTTGTAATACTTTAGCGGCGTTCATGATTGCCAACTGCTCACGCCACAGTTTGCTATCTAGAACTTCTTTAATTTGCTTCTCTTTTAGCTCACTAAAGTCAGCTTTAATCATGGCACGAGCTTCAACCTGAATATCACTGGTTTGATCACCAAAGTCACCGTAAGTTTCTTCAGTCCACTGCTCACCAAACTTCTCATATAAGGCTGGCATGACCGAGTCATAAGTACGCTCTGCATAGCGTAGTGACTCAATCGCTTCATCACTCATTTGTGCTGATAAGCGTAATGGACGCTCAATAGTCACACGGCGATAGCCAAACTCATGAGTATCAAAGATTTTACTAGCGAAGGTTTTCGCGGTTTCAGCTTTTGGCGTGGCTGATTGACGGCCACGGTTTGACTTAACATCGGCTGGCTTGTCTAGCGCGCGGGCATCCACTACCTCAAAATCACCAAAGGTGCGAGTGATGATTTTGATATCCTCTTCACTCATCTCATTACGCTTAGAGCCAAGTGACTTACGCATCTTGCTATATAGATTGGTACCATCGATTAGCTGTACCTTGCCTTTACGCTCAGGCGCTTTATGATTAGTCAATATCCATACGTAGGTAGCGATACCTGTGTTGTAGAACATATCGGTCGGTAGCGCAATGATAGCTTCTAGCAAGTCCGACTCTAAGATATAGCGACGGATTTCACTCTCACCACTACCTGCACCACCTGTAAATAGTGGTGAACCATTTAAGATAATACCAATACGGCTGCCTGTTACAGAAGTGTCTTGTTGCTCCGATGATCGATTGGACAACTCAAGGCTATCTCTTTTTGGGCTAGCCACAGGGCGCATCTTACTGATTAGATGCAGTAGGAATAATAGCGAGCCGTCTGAGACACGGGGCGTACCTGGACCAAAGCGACCGTCAAAGCCTTTTTGCTCATGCTCGTCTTTAATCTCGCCAGCAATCTTCTTCCAGTCCACACCAAAAGGAGGGTTTGACAGCATATAGTCAAACTTATCAGCAGGTAGCTGGTCATCAGACAAGGTATTACCTAGCTTAATACGGCTAACCTCCTGACCTTTGATAAGCATATCCGCTTTACAGATAGCATAAGACTCAGGGTTTAACTCTTGTCCAAAGGCACGCATAACCGCATTGGGGTTTAGTTCTAGCACATACTCCATGCCTGATGATAAAAAGCCACCTGTACCGGCCGTGGGGTCATAAATGGTACGAATGATACCGTCTTTAATCAGTGCATCATCGTCTTCCATGAATACCAATGACGTTGTTAAACGTACGATATCACGTGGTGTAAAGTGTTCCCCTGCTGTCTCGTTTGAGCTTTCTGCAAAGCGGCGGATTAACTCTTCAAACACCAGACCCATCTCATAGTTGGAAACGGCCTCAGGACTCAAATCTACGTTTTGGAATTTTTGTACTACTTTATAAAGCAAGTTAGCGTCATTTAACTGGCCGACAAACTCTTCAAATTTAAAGTGGGCAAATATTTCACGAGCATCTTTAGAGAATGACTGAATATAGTGGCTCAGGTTGGCTTCGATATCGCTTTGGCCCATCTTAGCCAGCGTCATTGGTGAGGTGTTATAAAACGCTAGACCATTAGTCTTACGTAATAAAAACTTGGCTTCTGCTTCTTCATTAAGGCCCATGGCGCTAATTTTTTGAGCTTCTTCCACCACGGCATCTTTGGACTCTTCAAGAACACACTCTAGGCGGCGTAGTAGCGTAAATGGCAGAATGATACGGCCGTACTGGGATTGTTTGAAGTCACCGCGTAATAAGTCAGCCACTGACCAAATAAAAGCTGCTAGATTGTTAGAAGTTTGGTATTGTCTGGTGTCAGAATTAAATGTGCTCATAAGTATCTTATTGTTTGTAATGGAAGTTAATAGAAATCCAGGCTCTAGCTTAAAAAGAAAAATCAATTGATTAAATCAAACTAGTTTAGGTCTATATTTTTACTTTGTCCATCTGCAACATGCTTTTACTTAACATACCAGGCAAGATATTTAACCTCGTTTACGTTAACAATAAGTCTCAAAAGCACAGCCAGTTAAAATATCACTCCTCCAAATCATCAAGCTCAACATCTTCAGCATCACCATTACCAAAAAAATCAGGATCATGCTCAAGCTGGGTAAGCGACTGCATCCGCTCTTGCAATTCCCTATGCAGCTTTTCACGAGCTGCACGCTCTTCTTCATCAATACCTGCCAGCGCTTCAAGCGCCCCTAAACGGCGCTCTTGTTCTGATTGCTTAAAGTCCTCGGCACTGATACCGCACATGGGCATTTCTTGTTCAGCAATCACCTTTTGTGCCTGAGTTAAATTACCCAATACAAAACTTAGACTTTTTATTACTCCTAACTTTTTAGCAATAGGGTCCTCTTCTTCATCATAGAACCTATAATCATCATCGTCACCAGTGCTAACATGGTCCACCTCAATAGGTGTTGGATTTAGTACGTTTTCTGCGACGTCAAGTGATAGCATGGTGATCGCATCTTCTAATGCGCCCAGGTTATGCAGCCTGTTTCTGTGTTTGATAATGACGCTGGCACGCTGTTCAGTTGAGAGAACGATTTTCTGTTTTGTTTTCTGCGTTTCGTTAATTATCGTTCTGTAAACCTGATTTTCAGGCTCATTTTTGACTTTATTGTTTTTATCGTTCTCTTGTTTTTTTAGCGTTCCGTTTCGTTCACTACTTTTCTCGTTCGTTCTGTGTTTTTGGCTATCTTTTTTAGTCTCTGGTGTAGAGTCTAAGACAGGTAATTTCGTCCAATCATACTTTTTCGCCCTATTGTACACAGCAGATTTAGATGACGGCGCCTTATCCCCGTAAACTTCTTGCAAATGCTCAACGACCTCTTGATAAGAAATATTTGGCTCACTTTCCCATAGTGCTTGAGCGGCCTCCCAAACCTCGTCAGGGACTTTAACTCTTGCCATCAGTTAACCCCTTTAACCATTTCTTCATCACTATATACAGGTTCCGGCAAAGGTAGACTGTACTGATAGTCGCAATCAAGATCAGATAGCATGATGTGCTTATCCTCTTTGTCTAGTCGCTGCTTAATCTGCATCATTTGCGTCTCAACAGCCATAATTTGCCTCGCTTGCTTAGATTCAATCTTACGTATTGTCGACATAAGACTTTTAGCGCTTTGAGCGATTTGAGAATCTTTTTGAACCTCTTGCTCTTTTAGCAGTCTGCATAACTGTTTCGCATCAGCCAATAGTGCTTCTTGATCATTAACGCAAATCGATTTCATATGCTCAGTGATTGTTTCGGCAAACTGTTCTGTTAAATGCTCTACCATTGCACGCGATTGAGTCACCACATGGTTAACAGTGCTTGCCAGCATATCCAGCTCTGGCTCAACCGATAGGCCGCAAATATAATCAAGCGACTGGTTATAAAGATTTTGAAATATCAGCAAGTCTATAAGCGTTAAGTCCTTATTGCCATTCTCAATTTCACTGATACGGTTTCTATTGTTATCCACGTTCCACACAATACGCATGACCTCAGCTTGCGTCATGCCGGCATTTTTTCTTGCAGCCGCCAAATTGCGACCCACTGTTACTCTGATTTGTTTTAACTGTTTATCCGTAAACCCAAGCCGTTTTTTTGCCACACGCGCGCCCTCATTGCAGTTTTTTCTGTCATTGATATAATCATGCTGCCTAATGGAATAAGGGCTGGAATTGTCATCCTTTGGCGCTCATGTAACCGCATGAGCGCTTTTTTTTGCCTGTTTATTTGTCAGCTGTTAACTGGCTTACGCCATCAAAGTCACCTAATTTAATGTACTGCTGAATAACTGATATAACGTTATCAATCCCTTTAGCGACAACCGCGCAATACCCCTCTTTGGCCAACATCTCGATTCGTTCTTTTTGGGCCGGCGTGGCATAGCTGTTACCATCTTTTTTAATCTCAATGCGCAGGCCGTGATAAGCGCCTCTGGCAATATCAATAATCAAGTCTGGGTAGCCCGCTTTCACACCCATACGCTTAAATTTAGCCGCCTCTGGTGAATAGCGCTTACCGCTAGACCCTATCTTGGCCGCTCTCTTACCGCCGTTTGGCGAATGATGAATATAATCAAACAATGGCCGGCCTTTGAACTTCTGGCGCTTTGACCAATTCATTACTACTGTTTGTACCTCATCTTCTGTTAGGCCCTTCAATCTACCCTTCATGCCCTTTTAACTCCTACTTGCCCCATAACAAACTGATAAACGCCACTGTAAAAAAAATAACTGGAACGGCTATCAAATACCCTAAAACACACTTGTGGTACCACTGGACCTGAAACCTATACACCCGCCTGCCATCACCAAAAACAACACGAGCAATTAAATACGTGCTAAATAGGGAAAGAAAAAGATAGCACCACAACATCATCAAAAATAATTCGCTTAACATAAAAAGCCCTTACTAAAATCTAAAAATATTCTCGCCTTGTCTTAGTTGATAACCCCCAGCACCATCTGCACCCCAAGCAATATCGCCTAACTCATGATTAATCGCATTGCCGTTTAAATCCCATCGAACGATTTGATCAAAAAAAGGATTACCCTCAACTGCTCTTACCCGGGCGCTATACTGATTCCAATGATTGCCGGCCGGGTCATATGCTTTGCTTAAGCGTGTGAGCGTATAACCCTTACTTGTTTTAAGCTTACCTGCTCTTACACCCACCGATAGCCACCTGGTGCCTTAATCTTTGTTTTAAGCGCCCGTATGACCACATGACATTCACGATAATCAAGCTCAACCTCTGGTGCGTGCTCCATGAGCTCATCGCAAAAGTCTCTAAATGCTTGACCAATAGCGGCAACTAGCCCAGCTTGGTCATGCTCCCCTTCAATTTCAGCCTTAGCGTGTGCACGTTGACCATCTTTGCTAACTGGATTCATGGTGAAAGTGTAAGTCCGGTCGTGACTGAAAATATCATGTGGCCGGGTTAAGAAATCTTCGGTACGTACCACTCGCTTGATTAGGTCCTGCACCTCGTCACCGTCCAAAAACATTTTCATGTACCCTTGATACTGGCGCGGCTTAGACTTCGCTTGTTGTATTTTGTTGGCTTTTTTTGCTTTTAACGCCTTAGCACGGCGCTGATCTTTATTGGACTTATTCTTAGCCATGGATTCCCTTTGTTTTAAACTTCAACTGTTTCTTGCCTGGGCCTGCCTACACCGAATCTAGCCTTCATTTTTTCCCAGTCTTGAGCTATTGGACTATCATCATTTAGGCGGGCAGGTTTAGGTGCTTCAATACGATGGGTTTTGGGTATCTCAAAATTAGCCCCGTTCTTGTGTTCGATAATCACTTGCTCATAGACCGTTGCAAAGTATTTAATAAATCCGTTGCCAGCACTCGCTAAATTGCCCCACCCGATGCGATTTGCAGTTTCTAGTACAGTTGGGTGTCTCCAGTCTCTTTCGACGTCTCCGCGCATTCCTGCACATCTACAGGCTGTTTCAAATGCGGTTTGTATATCTAAGTACTCGCTTTGCTTGCCAGCCCTCGCTAAGTCTAAAAAATCAGCTGGTGCTGTTGGTGGCCATGAAAGACTTAACGATTTACGCTTAGCTTGGTTAAACTCGTCTTGTGTCATGCCTAGGTCGGTTAATGCGATATACCAGACGGTCAGTGTGTCAACACCCCAGTCCTCATCTTTGATTTTTGATCTAAATAACTTTTTCCACCCTGCAAACAAACTGGCTATCTGCTGCTTAGAAAGGCACGTTTGCGAATTCGTCTGGGTACTGCTGTGCAAGGTCTCTGGCAAGGTTTTCTGCGTAGATGTCTGCGCTTGATTTCTTTGGCTGTTCGTTAGCTGGGTTGTTAGCTGGTTGATTGATTGCATGATTAAGTCCTGTGTTCTGATTTCCTGTGTTTTGCTTAGCTGCGGTCTGCTTGTTATTTCGATTCCAGTTGCGACAAGTTGCTTGCCAGTTTTTCATCGATGATCTACCAACCTTCCAGCCGTTCGATTCGTAGTAATCAAAAAACCTTTCAGCAATTGCTTGTGAATCACTACGACCTAGTTCAGAAAAATAACTTTTAATCTGATTAACACTAGGCTTAACAAACTGATTTGTTTTTTTGGATTTGTCAGGCTCGGCTGGCTTTTCTTTTTTATTATTTTTTTCTTTATACTTTTCTTTAATTACTTTTCTTTCTTTTTCTTTATTACTTCCCAAATTTTGGGAGCCAACTTGGTCAGATTTTGGGAATCTAATGGTCAAATTTTGGGATGCTAAATTTTGGGATGCTAAATTTTGACCTAGTTTTTTGGGGTCGAAATTGGCGATATTTTCATAATTTAGACTGTAAATTGTTGTCTTTCTTTGCTGTCTTTTGGCAGTTAAAAAGCCAAAATCAACCAGCTCATTTACTACTTTTGAAACCGTATTTTTGCTGATATTGCAGGTTTCTTGTAAAAAGCTATTCGATAGAGATTTATCGGTATTTCCATAACCGTCTATCATTCTCACCATGCGTAGAAGAACCCCAAATGCAGCGGGCGATAAGAATGGCTGTGCGTCAAAAATCTTGTTATCAATCTGCGTATAGCCTGTTTCTCTCATTGGTGATTGCCTATAAACCGTATTCATGATTAAATATCCTTGTTAGTTACTTTTTGATGGTTAATTAACACGCCTCTGATAATTCGCAGTTATCAGGGGTTTTTAGTTTGTAGGTCGTTACAGATGTTCCGACCACCTTTGACCAATCTCTTTTTGACTCAATCACATATCCCTTCCGCCTAAGATAAGTAATAGTTCTGGATAGTTTGTTTTTTTCAGGCAGCTTTAACCCTTCGTTCGAGATAACCCCAGCTTCATGCTTAAATCGATTAAGCACATCTTCTTTGCTGTACTTGCGACAACTTGGCGGGCGTTCATCGATCACTATCTGATACGAGTATCTGATAGTTGAACCTTTTATCTGTTTAAACTCCCTCTGCTCTAGTCGTCTGCGCACGTATTCTTTATTTCTAATACGCTCAAAACTTGCCAGCGATATCTGCACGCCTTCCACCAGTTCTGTGCCAAGCTCATCTTCGATAATCTGATCAACTGTCTTTTGCAAAGGGTGAGTAATTTCTATAGCCATTTACTTCTTGCCTCCTCCACTAAAAATAATGTCGATAAAATCAGGGCTATTGACGCTCGTGCGTAGCATTGTTGCCATTGCCTGGGCCATGTCTCGGTCACAAAAAACAGCTTCTATATCAACAAGCTTGATGCCTAAAAAAGCACACATAATGGCAAACAGCTCCAAATCACCCTGTTTATCATCACTTCCAACAAGGCGGCTAATCTTAGCTGTACTTACGCCTGTAGCCGCAGCTGTAGCACATTGCGTCTTGTCTGTAAGACGCTGTAATAAAAAAGCGTAGTTGTTGCGTGCTATTCCACGCATGGGGTCTGATAATAAATGTATCGGGGTGTGGCACATGGTTAAGCCTCCTCTATGGTTAAAGTTGATAAATCAGCTTTAAGCTTGTTGTTAGTTCGAATTTGGATAATTGCTTGTTGCTCAGGTGGGATTCCATTGGCGTTCCAAAGACTGATTGATCCTTTAGATTTGCCAACTCGTTTGCCCACCTCCTCCAAGGTTTTGACTTTATAAAACCTTTTTAGGTCATCTACTGTCATGTTCACTTCCTTAAACCATTAGTTTAATACATTAAACCATAAGTTTAAGCGCTTATCAACTGACAGTGGTAAATTATGTTTAATAAATTAAACAAGGTTGAGTTATGAAGCTAGATACATTTAGAGACAGGTTGATATACGCCAAAGATGAAAAGGGACTGAAGCAAGTTGATCTTGTTAAAGCGACGGGAGTTAGTAAGGGCACAGTCTCAAACTGGATAAGCGGCAAAACTACCCCAGACGATACTGTAGCCCTGGGGGATTTGGCAAAAGCGCTTGGAGTGTCAGTAGATTGGTTAGTTACAGGACGGGAGTCTAATAACCATTCTTTTAGCAATGTAAGGCCTGTAGATAAACATGAAATCAGAATGGCTCCTGTGCTTAACTATGTCCAAGCCGGTGAGTTTTGTGAGTATTTTGACGACGCGATTGCTGATAGGTTTGAGCCTGTAAGCACAAAACACCCCAAAAATTCTTATTGGGTTGAGCTCAACGGGCTTAGCATGATTCCGGACTTTTATCCCGAGGAATTAGTTCTTATTAATCCCGATATGCAACCCTCACCTGGTGATTATGTCGTTGCTAAAAAGGCAGGTGAAAATGCCGTAACGTTTAAAAAGTGGCGGCCACGTGGGTTTGATGATGACGGCGTTGAGTATTGTGAGCTGGTACCTCTAAACCCCGACTTCCCTATCATTGATAGTAGGCATACTCCGTTCACAATTTGTGGCGTGGCTGTTGAACATAAGAAGAAATTAAAATGATTAGACTATTTGCATCATCTATCGCATTAATATCTTTGGCTGGATGCAGCGACGACCCCAATAGCAAACCAGAATACGGCGATGAATCGGGATTGCCAAAAAACTGCCGGGCATACATTCAAGAAAGTGTCGATGATTGGCGGAATGGCGTTCATAGCACTGAAGATACGATGGATGCTATTGAGCGTAACTGTGGGGTGTATGGGGATTTGTGGGGTGACTAGGATATTATCTTATGGATAAAATGATATTAAAGGAAGTAATGCCCAATGATGTAGAGCGTATTACTCGTACAGTGAAGAATGATCCTATGAGCAATGTTCTTATGGGGAGTTTATTGCTAAATAATAAGTCTCAATCTGTATACTTTAAATTCTATCCTATACAATTGGGCAATAGAGGGCTATTAAACGAGGTTATAGGTTATCTATACGGAACGGTATCTAATGTTTCTCAGCCTGAATTTGCAGGAGTAGCGTTTGTATCAACCGATATGCTTAACCCTTTTTATAACTCACTAACTGAAGATTTAAAAAAAAGCGTTCAACAAGAGAAGCATCTACCTGCGTTTTTCACTAAAAATGTTCCTGGATATCACTATAAATACAATGTGCTAACCGACAAACAGCGCAAAGAAATATTAAAATGGTCAGACTTTAATAAGGCAATTGTGTTTGATGAGATTATCGCAAATACTGATCGTTATCCTAGGAATCTTATTCAAACAGGAAGCAATCAATTTTGTTTGATTGATAATGGATTCCTAGCTACTGAAAACAATAGCCATCCGAACTGGAAATCTTCTCAGTTATATCGTGAAAGGAACTATGAGAACCAGCTTGCTCTAATCAACCAAGCTGAAATACAAGCAGATGCTCGTAAAGGAAATAGGATGATTGCTGCTGCAGACGAGTACTTTCTTTCCTACAATCACCTCCTGCCTGAGATAGAGTATTGGATAGACCTATTAATCGAGGATGCTGATAAACAAGATTGGCGAGAGTTTTTAGATTTTTTAGAGTATAGAACAAATAGTATTAATAGCTTATTAAGTAACCGTTATGGATTACTGGGGTAAAAAATGAATTGGAGAGAGGCTTTATCGACAGAGGGCAAGCCACGCCCGCATAGAGTGTCTGGAAAGTTCCAGGTTATTAGATTTATGCCTAATTTAGTTGCGCAAGAGATATTTAATATAGGCATTGTATTTATAGACAATCAAAACAAACGACATATCCGCATGCTCAATAACGCCAAGGCTTTTGAGTGCCTATATGGAAAAGCGGGAGCAGCTCAAGTTCAAAATATGCTCACTTATGCCAATGATGTAACTGAAAGCCTAGGCGAATCCGCCTCATTAGCTTCACCACATCTGAGCTACTCTGAGCCACTTTTTACCCAAGGGCTAACTGCTGACCAGATTTTATCAAGTTTATATGATGAGTACATAAATCTAATTTGTAATGACGAAGCTACTACTGCGAAACGTGGAGCGATTAATACTGACAATTTACGAAAAAAAGTATTTTCTAGGTTACGTAAGATTAATCCTCGCGGTTATAATGATATCTTGCATGAAGATCCAATAATAGTAGAGCGTAAAAACGAAAAAATTGAATTAAACCTGCCTATCTGGAAGTATGATAAATTGTTTGAAGATAGTTTTTTTGCAACTATTATTTCTGCTGACTTTATTCCAGAAGCTTACTTGGGGTATAACCTAGATACATTAGGAGCAATGAACCTACAAGCAGCTTGCGAAATCCAAGGATCCAAAAGTAAAGCAGGCTTCTTTATCTATTGCCCAAATCCGGACACTAGCGATATTAATGAGGCGGATTATCTTAGAATTAAAACTCATATAAATAAAACGCTTAAGAATGTACAGTATGTCGCTAGTCGAACTAATACTATCTTGGATTATAAAGTTTCTGAGAACCTTGAAACTTTAAACGCTGCAGTTCTAGACTTTACCTCTGCTTAATACATTCAACTCACCGACCAAACCGCCCAAGTGGCGGTTTTTCATCCTCTTAAAGTTAATGACTTGCCAGCAGTACATTTGCTAAAATTAAAAAACCCATCGAATCATGAATCAAAAAAGAGGACACATATGCCTAAGAGGGCTGAGCAAAGTCTAGAGAAAACTATATTTAACAGTCGCTGGCTGTTAGCTCCATTTTATTTAGGGCTTATAATAGGAATTATTCTTCTTTTCATAAAATTTTTTCAAAAAATCTGGTATATCACTACGCATGTATTCACTGCTAGCGAAGCCGATGTAATTGTTGGCACGTTAGTTTTAATAGATATAGCACTAGTGGCCAGCTTATTACTTATTATTGTATTTAGTGGGTACGAAATATTTGTTTCAAAAATTGATACAGGAGACCATGAAGATCGTCCGGGCTGGATGGGTACCATTGATTTCTCTGGCTTAAAACTAAAGGTCATTAGTGCCATTGTTGCTATTTCTGCAATTGACCTTCTCAAATCATTTATGAATATACCTGACCAGATAAGTGATGGGGACGCTAATAGACTAATGTGGAAGGTCGTTATACATATGACATTCGTTTTATCTGGACTATTGTTTGCTTTAATGGATAAGATTGCTGGTGATACTAAAAAGCACTAAATAAAACATTTGGATGAAGATCTATAAGTTAACTAAACCGCCATAGTGGCGGTTTTTTTGTGCTCAATACCAAACTAATAGTTCTTTCAGTAATGATAATTAGTCATAAAAACACGCTCTGTTATTTAATACACTGGCAACAGCTGATTGGCCCTATAATCTCATTATCATACATTTAGGAGTTGCAAAGTGTTTTCTAGTTATAGAGAAGATAAATATTTTCTAAGCAGGGCTTTACCTGTCTTAGTGGGACTGATTACAGTTTATAGTCTGTTAATACTTTTATCAGTACAAATCAACGCTGTAGCACTAGCCATTTTGTTGATGGTTATTTTTTGCCTCATCAACATCCCTGTTGCAGTTGCAATCGTTTTAGCTGCATTACTTGGCGGTTTACACGCAGGTATGGATTTTCCGGCAATTTTAGAAAGTTTAAACGATAATATATTGGGTGGCGCTCAGGTTGGCATGACCTATATTATGGTTGGGGCTTTCGCAGTTGCTTTAGCTAGAAGTGGTATTCTTGATTGGTTGGCACAGAAAATGACCCACCGCCTAAACAGGGATAGCGTACAAGTACGAAACCAAGTTAAGTGGACTTTATTTTTTATCTTTATCGTCGCCTCCCTGTTATCGCAAAATTTAATACCTGTCCATATCGCTTTTATACCCGTATTAATCCCTCCCCTACTAAATATGATGAATAAGCTAAAAATAGATAGACGAGCAGTCGCCTGTATTTTGGCCTGTGGTATCAGCTCATCATACTTACTATTGCCATTCGGTTTTGGCGCTATATATCTCAATGAAATACTATTAGAGAATATAAATACTGTAGGAGGTGGTTTAGGACTAGAAGCAACTGCTGGCATGGCACCTAAGGCTATGTTTTTCCCAGTTATGGGTATACTAGCTGGTATGCTCGTTGCTGTATTTATTAGTTATCGTAAGCCACGCGAGTATGCTTTAAATTTAGATACCATGAACACAGAAGAATACAAAGTTGTTAGTGCTATTAACTGGCAACCATTATTGATGACTTTATTAGCTGTAGTAGCGGTATTACTTTTTCAGGTGTTTTTTGATTCTCTGTTTATAGGTGCAATGATTGGCTTTATGATTCTTGGTTTTTCAGGTATTTATAGTTGGAAAGGGCAAGATGATGTATTCACTCAAGGCATTCGATTAATGGCTGAAATTGCTGTCATTATTACTATTGCCTCTGGATTTGCAGGTGTTTTGACTGCCACAGGGGATATCGACCCCCTTGTCGCCTCTGCAACAGAGTTCTTTGGTAATAATCAGTTGCTCGGTGCTGCAATAATGCTGTTAGTTGGACTGTTTATCACAATCGGGTTTGGTGACTCTTTTGCTTCAGTGCCTATACTAGCACCTATATACATCCCTTTAGCTGTTGCGCTGGGCTTTTCACCACTTGCCACTATAGCTTTATTAGGAGCATCAGCCGCACTAGGTGATGCCGGATCGCCCGCTTCAACAATTACTCTTGGTGCTACTGCTGGTCTTAATGCAGATGGACAGCACGACCATGTTAAAGACAGTGTCATTCCAACTTTTTTACATGCAAATATAGGTATGTTGCTTTTCACTTGGATTGCAGCTGTTTGGATTTTAAATTAATGAAATAGTGCTTATCATCCATTTTTATAGAAATCAACCGCCCTACCAGGGCGGTTTTTTTGTTTCTGCCATTCAAGAATAAAGAGTAAATGAGCAGAAAAATGATGTGAACTAAGCCACCTTGAGGGCGGTTTTTTATTGCCTTTAATAAGTAAGTTTAATTTATTGAACTTTTTTCTTGACACAAAGGTTTAATTTGTTAAACTAATAAACATCAATAAAGACAAGCAATCAGACGATGATGCTTTGACTATTTAAAAACATGATTAAAGGCTAACAAATTACAGCCGATTCAAGTAGTCGGCTGTTGTGTGTTAACCAAAGGAGATAGGCATGAAATGTGAATGTGGAGCAATAGCAGGTCAAGAATGCAAATGGATCACTAGCTCAAATGGTGATGATTGCACTTGCAATAACTGCAATTGGAACGGACTGGTTGTACAGGGTTGCGATATCTGCCCTGGCTGCAAAGCTCAAGGAACAATGAAATGGACAAATGAAGAAGAGCTCGACGATTAACAGGCACAAAAAAGCCCCTCCGACTACCACATCAAAAGGGGCTACTTAATCAAATAAGCGAGGACATTATGACAGCAACTTTAGAGAAACTCAAGTTAGACACGGGTTATGACTACGAAATTAACGAAGGTTATCGCAAGAAGACTGGTTTTTTCTTCTTCGAACAAGGCTATGACTTGATTCAAGTTGGCTTCAAATCAGATGAACACGGCAATATCCAAAAACTGGAAGTTATCGAAGCGTTAAAAGAAGGTGAAGAGCCGATGGACTTTATTATCACTGATGGAATTTATCAAGTTATGCGTGACCAAATCGAGCCAATGATATGGGGTGAAGATCCTTATGAAGAGCGCGACAGTATGAGCTCACTTGGTTTCACAAATCCTGATTTTTTATACGGTTAAGGGGATGGTGATGGAAAAGTTATATCGAGTCAGTTACATCGACCAAGGGACGTACATTACTGAGTACGTCTATGGGGAAACAATCATGCAAGCACGCGGTCACATCATTCATAGCTTAAAGCGCTGGGTAGATTTTCAAGAAGTCGTTGAAGTTAGCGAGGTGGGCGCATGATGAAGGCATTAGCTACAGCTCTATTAGCAGCCATTGTAGGTGGCTGCTCAACCCATGTAGCGCTACTTGCGCTGGACAAAGAACAAAGCAATCAGCAGCAGTACATCGATAACTACGACTACGAAATGAGTCAAATGGAGGCAAAAGATTATGAGTAATTTAGCAATCTTAGAAAGCTTTAAAAAGTACGCATCAAACCTTGCGCTTAGCACCAAAAACATGAGCCGTGAAGATTGGTTAACGGCTCGCCAAACCGGTATCGGTGGTTCTGATGTCAGCGCAATTATGGGTGTTAACCCCTACGCTACTGCCTACGATGTTTATGTTAGCAAAACGCAGCCAGTTGAAGATACCGCCGGCGAACCTGCTTACTGGGGCACCACCTTAGAACCAGTAGTTGCTACTGAGTTTGCCAAGCGTAACGACCTTAAGATCCAAAACGTTAACTTTATGATGCGTCATCCGGTCCATAAATTTGCAGTGGCCAACATTGACCGCGCTGTTATCAATCCAGAGATTAGCGGCAACGTTAGATTTAAAGATGGCAAGCTTACTACCGATACTATCTTAGAGATTAAGACAGCATCTGAGTACGTCGCTAAAGACTGGGGGGATGAAGAGTCTGATCAAGTACCTGATCAGTATATGTGTCAAGCACAGTGGTATATGGGCGTGACTGATACCCAAGTTTGCTACATGGCCGTGTTAATCGGTGGTAACAAGTACCGTCAGTATCGCATCGAGCGCAATCAAGAGTTAATCGATGTGTTGTTTGAAGTGGCCGAAGATTTTTGGGTTAACAATGTTTTGGTTGGGGTGGCACCTGAAGCGACTACTCTACAGAACGCCAAAGACAAATATCCAAAGCATACGCCAGATGCGGTACTTGATGTATCAATAGAGGACGAAGCGGTCGAAGTCTTTAACGAATTCGTTGAGCTTAAAGAAGCTGAAAAGCTACTTAAAAAGCAGATTGAAGCCGCTCAAACCAAGCTTATTTGCACGATTGGTGACAATGAAGCGCTGGCGATTGATGGTGATATTGCAGTGACATATAAGGCTCAGGTCAGTAATCGATTTGATAGCAATAGCTTTAAAAAAGATATGCCTGAACTTGCTAAGCAATACACCAAACAATCCATAAGCCGAATCATGAGGGTTAAGTGATGAAGATTGAAGCTATCCCAAAAGAAGATTTAATCATTATAGCCAACTGTATGCTTGCACGAATAAAAGAGCTTGAAGCTGAAAACAAAAGAATTTCACAGCAATGGGCCGATAGATACCATCCATTGTCATTCGTTGGGACGTTGGCAGGCCAAGTGTTTTTAGAAAATAAAGACGCAGCCCGTCAGGCCTTAAATAAGTTTTATGAAATATATGACAATCAAGATATTTGGTGTTTAGACGTTGATGCAATTGACATGGCTAAGGGCGCAAGAATGGTTCTGGGCGATGCAATTACAGAAACCGAATATCAAGAATTAACAAAACTAGAAAGCCAATTAAATAAGGAACAAAACAATGAATAACTTACCTCAACAAACACAACCATCTGGTTTTATCAATCCTCAAAACTATCAAGAAGCCTGGCAGTTTAGCGAAATGTTAGCAGCATCTGAGATGGTGCCCAAGAACTTCAAAGGTAAACCGGCTGATATTTTAATCGCCATGCAAATGGGTAGCGAGATTGGCTTAAAACCCCTGCAATCACTGCAAAATATCGCTGTAGTTAATGGCCGTCCTACCATCTGGGGTGACGCGGTTGTAGCTATCTGCCAAAGCTCAGGGATGCTTGAAGATATTACTGAAGAAGTCACCGATGAATATGCAACGGTCACTGTTAAGCGAATTGGCCAAGAGCCACACAGCGTAACTTTTAGTATGCAAGACGCTAAAAAAGCAGGGTTGGCTGGTAAACAAGGTCCTTGGACTCAGTACCCCAAGCGCATGATGAAAAACCGCGCACGTGCTTACGCTCTACGTGACAAGTTCGCTGACGTGCTAAGTGGCTTTGGGATCACTGAAGAAGAGAAAGACCGTGTGATTGACGTTACTCCAGCCAAGCCGGGTAAGACCAAAAACGCCGGTGCCTCTGCCCTACTTGAGCGTGTCAAAGCAAAGGCGGCAACAGTTGAAGCACCGGCTATTGAGTATTTTGATACCACCCAATTAATTAACTTCATTGCCCAAGCTGAAAACTTAGAGCAAATTAATGGTATCGGCAAAGAAATTAAAGCCATGTCTGAAAATGCAGATATCAACATCAAAAATTATGACTTGGCAGCTCTACGTAAAACTTGGAAAGATAAAAAGCTGGAGCTTGAGTACGCCAATCTTATGAATAACATCAAATCGTGCCAGTCATTAGATGATATTGAGCGTATGCGCGGTGTGATTGAAGACAAGTCTGGTGACTTTGCACAGCCTGATTTACAGCTACTTAGCGACACGCTAGATATGGTTGCTGAAGAAATTGGTGCTGAGGGTTAAAAGACTAACGATAGCATTGGCTTTGCTGATGCTATCTATCATCTAGGGTTGGAGAAAATAATGCTAATACAAACAAATTTATCAGCTGTTAAAGCCAATCAAGGTACACCGGTGGATGTGGTCGAAGAATGGTTAAAAGAGAATGGGAGAGTCGAATCGCTCCCTGATAATTTAGTGAAAGGTGATTCTTATTTTAATAATGTAAACACCAAGGAGATTCAAAAGAGACAAATTAAAAACAAACAACGTGCACGTGATTTGCATGAGGCAATCGTTAGTGTGGCTGGCAATCTACCAAAGAGCAAGGCTCGTGAGATTGATTTTTCAGACGAGCATTACACTAACTTGGTTAGCCAGGTTAAAAGTAGATTTTTTAATGGGGAATTAGTTAAAGCAACTGATTATAAAGGCGTTTATGCAATATCAACAATGAGTTGCATCCTATCGTGGATAGCCGCAGATTTAAGATCAAAAGGCTTTGAGATCGTTACTCTAAAAACTGAAGCCAAACGAAACCTTGGTTGGATTACTGAAAGCGCGTTAAATGAAAGGCTTTTGACTAAAAAGAATGCTGAAGCTGTTCGCAAACGTCTAGAGCCAATCAATGACTTATCTAGCCAGCAGATCTATCACCAAACGATTGCAGAGATTGCACAAAGAATATTAGCAGGCCAATTTGTAAGAGTTGAAGAATACACTGCTAGGCATTCAAGAGTTGTTACCCTAAGAATGGTTGCACTGGCTCTCAAAAAATCAAACATAGTAAATGATGTGGTATCTGTTAACTATGAGCGCGGAAGAAAAGCTGGTTGGGTGCTCGAATCTGAGGTGCATAAAAAGCTCACCAAGGTAAATGACTGCCCTCAAACTGAGGAGGCATAAATGGACTTATTAACCAACCGTCGATTTGCTAATGCATCTGAATTTGAATTGATAGCACTCGCATTAGATGAAGGTTATGACTCACTAGCATATGCCCTTGCCTGCCGCTTAGAGCGAAACTTAAATCCTGAAGAGTCCGGACAACTCAGAAAGCTGCAAGATGAAAATCATGATCTATATTATGAGATAGATGAGTTAGAGTTTAGGGTTTGTGCGCTCGAACAAGAACTTGCGAGTATGGCGGACAATGAAGAGCGTCTAAAGGGGCTAGTCAGTCGAGCCAGCCGAGCTGTTAACAGCAGCTTGGCTTTGTTTAAGGAGGATTGATATGACTAACGATGGAGTTAAAAGAATTAAGAAAGATGCGCAAGCAGTGTTTGGTTCGAATGGGTAGCATGATGACATATAAACATAGATCAAAAAACATCACTTGCACGGTCTTAGATACAAGCGATAGTTACGTGATTTATCAATATGTGCATGATGGCTTGATAGTGACAAACAAAACAAAGATTGATGACTTTTTAGATGAATGGGAGGTATAAGGATGAGCGTAGCTGGAAGGCGAACCGAGGCATTAGTTAACACGCCTAAACAAGTTAACTGTATTTTTGCCATACACTTTGACGATGAAAATGACGTTCGTTATCAGGAAATTGCAAAACTTATTCTTAATAAAGAGTCTTGGAATAACGGCAACTTGGTGACTGCACTACATTGTGACAGCCTTGATAATATGATTAACGTAATTGAAGGCAAATAATATGACAAACAAGGCAATCGATTTATTTTGGCATAACGACAGTAAGGCTCACAGCCCTTTTACTGAATATGAAATCAGGAAAAACGTGGAAACCGGTAAGTACCTAATTAAATACTGGAACTATAACGAGGTTACTCCAACTACTGAAAAAGCAGTTGAGCCACCGCAAACTGCAACTGGATTTATCAGCCTTGAAGGTGCTAAAAATTGGGCACAAAATCATTTTGAGGAGAAACTACAAAATTGGTTCAAAGCCTCAACTGAGCGTGAGTTATTAACTAATAGCATACAAAGTCTTGTTGATGCATGCCACTCACGAGCGGCAGCAAATGGCTGGTGGACTGATCTCTCAACTGGTAAACCTCTAACTCGCAACAAAGGTGAGATGATGATGCTAATAGTCAGTGAGATTGCTGAAGCAATGGAAGGTCACCGCAAGGGCCTGAAAGATGATCACTTGCCAGCCTACGGTATGGAAGATGTCGAATTTGCTGACGCTCTTATTCGTATATTTGATTATGCCGGTGGGCACAACTTGAAATTAGCCAACGCGTTTGTTGATAAGCTTGATTATAACGATAACCGCGTTGATCACAAAATTGAAAACCGTAAAAAAGACGGTGGCAAAAAATATTAAGGAGTTGAAATGATTGCACGTAAACCATGGGCTAAATACACGGCTCAAGAGATTGAACAAATGCGCATAGCAGTGATGTACGCACCGCCAGAGGCACCATTCACTCCAGAGTATGCAGCGGCCTACCTGGGCAAGTCTTCAAGCACGTTACAATACCTACGATCGCATAAGCCAAAAGCAATTCGATATAGTAAGATTGGGGGGCATATTAGATATCTCAAAAAGTATTTAGACGAATATATTGCTAATGGCGAACACCATCAGACAGCTTAAATGTATGAAGCCATATGAAAAAAGTCAGCGTACTGCTGGCTTTTTTTGTATGCCTAACTAATGCATTATTCAACCGAACCTTCATAATCGCACACCTGTGCCACCGCAAATCTAAGTTATAAAATCATTGTTGCTCATCGTTGTTTGCTGTTTTATATACTTTTTATGTACTCGAAATTTGTTGTTACATATTGCTTATTGTTGTCTTACCCATACAATATTTTATTTAAACCTATGTAAATAAAGGGATTAAAGCCAAAATATATAGCTCGTCATTGATAATTGTTTTTGATTGTTGATGTGATTAACAGGACTCATAATCCTTTGGTCGTAGGTTCAAGTCCTACTGGGCCCACCATATTTTGATTCAAGGCTTACCGTCATATTCGGTAAGCCTTTTTTTATATACGTTTGAGAAAGTTTCTGAAATCATAGAACTACAATGGTACGTATAGAATGATAGGAGGACGACCGACAAAATCCGCTTTATGCACTGCAGAGTAAGCGCCGCTTTGATAAGTAACTTCATTACCCTCTTTGTCCGTGACAGTATAAGTATATCCATTTTCAGCAAGCTGATCAGCGTAGTCTTGAACATTAGTAGCTGTACCATAAAAGCGTGCTTTGCGTATGGGTACTTGTTTAATACCTTGGTTGTTGTTTAAATCCTGTAATGCCACACTACTGGTTAGACCACCACGACTATGGCTGCTAGTATCTATTTGTAATCCTTTATCCATCGCCTCACGATAAATATCTTGATTTAGCTTTTCTGAGTTGGTTAACGGTAGCTTACCTCCTAGAATATCATTTAATTTATCATATCCAGCATACATTAACTCTGAAGTCGCTGAAGATAAAATCCACCATCCATCATACTTACCTGTTGGTGGATTCATGACGACTAAAGTACCTATTTTATTAGTTTCATTGGTGTTCTGTTTAGCGGCATTGACTAAAGAGGCTTCTTTATCATTAAAAATACCCGGGTTTGAGACCGTAACGACCTCATCATTTTTCTTAATAAGATTTAACTCTTCTTCAGTCAAATCATTTAAAGACCAAATCTGTCTTGACTGACATTGACCTCCTGTAGATGCTGAACACGTTTGAAACCACATTTCTTTTGGCGTTGTTGCTGATCGTCTTGCCCTATCTGCCTGCGTTACACCAAACATACCCTTAAGCATATCAGTGTCGCCTAAACCCCATATTGCTCCTAGTCCTGCATCTATCCAACGCACTTTTTCGTTAAGTTTTGCAGCTTCTGCCTCTAGTCGGATGGACTCACTAGTATCATGTCCACCATTTTGTTGACGAATATTAGTTGCCTGCTCTCTTTTTTTATCGACATCTGCATACAATTTTCGTTTTAGTTCCACACGCTCTTGATCAAAAGCCCTCGTAATCTCAACCTGAGCCCCAAGCTCCTCATTAACGTTGCTCACATCAAAGGTGTTTTCAAGTGGCTCATTTAAACTGTCTTTGGTAGTGGTAGTCACTTGTGACTTACCTGCCATGCCAGTGACCGCGGCTTTAGTGATACTGCTTTGACTGTCGCTGTCTGTGCCGTAGCCTGCACCCTGCATATTGGCTTGTGGGTTGGTGTCTTTGGCTTTACCAATATTCGCTACCTTGACCAGTTAGCCGAGTGGCATGGTTATCCTAAGCAGATCCGTGTGGATAACGGCAGTGAGTTTACATCTAGCACATTCACTGACTGGGCATCGGCTCATGGTATCTATATTGACTATATTGAGCCTGGCTGTCCTTATCAGAATGCTTATATTGAACGGTTTAATCGCAGTTATCGCAATGAGGTTTTAGATTGTTATTTATTCAATGATTTAAATGAAGTCAGTCAACTGACTGAGGAATGAATCACGGTTTATAACACCGAAAGACCCCATGATTCACTTAATGATATGACACCTGCCCAGTACAGACAGGTGGCTTAATTATTCTACGATGATGTTGTGTTAAGAATGGGGTATTTACAATAACAGCTTTATAACAGGTATAAAAAAACGCGCAGCCCATTAATATCAATGAATTACGCGTTTTTATGTTTATTGCACTTTTATCTAGGTGACATGATAAAACTCAGGGTTTGTACACATCTACTCTTGAAGTATAAGGCCCAAAAGCTGTCTACGTATCTCTTTGGTTGATGCTGCAAGATCTACAGTAGCAAACTGAATTTTATGGTCTTGAATAACCATATACTCATTAATATCTTCGCCCACTGAAGGGTGTATAAATAAACCACAGGCATTCCTATCCAAAAAATCTCCACTGTCTTCTTGAGATCTTAGGTAAGCATACATCTGATAAATATAGCTACTTCTTAAAGTCTCGTGTCGATACCAACCTCTTGTCAACACAGCATTAAACTTAGTATCAATAATAGTACGTTGCCCTAAATCAAGATTATCAATAATGATATCGGTCTTCATGCTAGGCAAGATTTTATCGATACCTTGACTACTATCCGTCACTGGCCAATTTATTCTCTTACCAGCCGTTACCTTATAGCCATGATTTGATAGAGTTATTTCATAAAACCCAGCAACACCCTTTTCAAATAATTTTCGCAACCAAGGCAAGTCTTCTCTTTCAGGTCTAGACAAATACTTTGAACCCGTCACCTCAGTAGGTAGCGCTAGATTAAAGGCCAAGTGTGCCACTGTTAGCATTGGCTTGTCTTCCGCGTCATGCCGACTCAGCCTATCTACAGATAGCTCTGCTCTACTAGGTAATACCTGACTAACACCCATACGTCTCAAACGTATATCTAACGACCGGCACCTATGTGCTAGCTCTTTACGCTGCACTATTTTAGCAATCCGCTCTAGAGCACCTCTAACATACCTATTACGGGCAGTATCAATCGTTAGTTCATCAAACCTACAGGCAACCTTACCTCGATCTAAGAGACGATTTCGCTCAGTATTAAGTAAATCAATCCTTCCACGAACCCTACTTACAACTGCTTCTCTACTTTGATAACCATAACTCAAGTTACGCTGAATACGATGCTCTACACGCTGACAGAGCATCTCAGCAATTAGGTCTGGAATATCATCGGGATTTTCTTCAACAGCGACCCTATCTTTATTCAGCTCTCTGTAGATATCTGATGCATACAGCATAAGAAGCCAAAGGTTACGAATAGGTATCTCACCTATGTACCCAATATCATCTGCAGGCATTTTATAGTAGGCCTTCAATTAAACGCTTTTGAATTTGTTTCGACTTTTCTATATTGTCAAACCAATACTCATCCAATAACGGACCAATTTCGGTATCGACAACATCACAAAACCACTCTTTTGCATTGTCATTTGTAATACTTGCACCAACAGGAGGTGTAACATAACTATGACCTATTCTAAATTGAGGGCCCAAGTTGGGATCTGCTGCAATTTCATTATTGAGAGCTGATGTATGCTGAAAAAAACGGACAAAAATATTTGGTAAACTAGAATCCTAAACAGGAGTTTACCATGAGTAAGAAAAGAGTAGAATACAGCGACACTTTCAAAGCTGAAGCCATCGCCAAAGTCAAAGAAAATAACGGCAACATCAGTCAAACGGCTAAAGAACTTGGCATACCCATGAACACACTAGCAAACTGGCATAGGAAGGCTGAAAGAGGCGTACTTGCAGGCACCCAAAATTACAATTCTGAACTCATAGCCGCCTTGGATGAAATCAAAGACCTAAAAAAACAACTAAGAATCGCTCAAGAGGAACGAGAAATTCTAAAAAAGGCAACGGCGTACTTTGCCAAGAATCAATAGCCAAGTACGCCTTTATGCAAGAGAATCGATTGAAATACTGCATACAACGTATGGCGACCGTATTTGAAGTCAGCCTATCAGGCTACTATGACTGGCTAAAGCGAGGCATGAGCAAGCGAAAACAGCACCACAATCGCTGTGAGTTACTGGTCAAATCCGCTCATATGGATACACAGCAAAGCTATGGGCATGAACGCTTGACCTCTGCTGTCAACAACGGAGAAAAACATTTGGTAGATTTCATCAGGCAGCCTGACGGTAAAAGTCTTGGAATACTTGAGTAGGTGACTTAAATCCTAACCCTTTTTGTATTCGTTGACGGTTGTAAAAAATCTCAATATATCTAACCACATCCTTAATGGCTTCATCACGAGTCTCATAGACTTTGTGATAAATCAGCTCGTTTTTTAACTGACCCCAGAAGCTTTCAATCGGGGCGTTATCGTAGCAATTGCCTTTTCGGCTCATAGAGCCAGCAAAACCATACTTGTCGATGATTTGGCGGTATTGATGGCTACAATACTGACTACCCCTGTCAGAATGCACGATTAAGCCCCGAGCAGGGCGTTTGTACTTAATGGCATTGTTTAAAGCCTCACAAACCAAATCAGCGGTCATACGCTTATTTAGAGCATATCCCACAATCTCTTTGCTGTACAAGTCTTTGAACGCTGCCAAGTACACCCAGCCTTCATTGGTCCAAATATAGGTAATATCGCTAACCCAAGCGATATTGGGTGCTGCCACGTCAAACTGCTGTTCTAACAAGTTTGGATACACAGGCTTATTATGATTTGAGTCAGTAGTCACCTTAGATCGCTTGTGGCGTTTGCAGTAAATACCATGTTCTTGCTTGATTTGCCGAACCATGTACAGGCTGATGTCGTGTCCTTGGCTGGTTAAATGCTGATGCAAGCGTTCATGCCCATAGCTTTGCTGTGTATCCATATGAGCGGATTTGACCAGTAACTCACAGCGATTGTGGTGCTGTTTTCGCTTGCTCATGCCTCGCTTTAGCCAGTCATAGTAGCCTGATAGGCTGACTTCAAATACGGTCGCCATACGTTGTATGCAGTATTTCAATCGATTCTCTTGCATAAAGGCGTACTTGGCTATTGATTCTTGGCAAAGTACGCCGTTGCCTTTTTTAGAATTTCTCGTTCCTCTTGAGCGATTCTTAGTTGTTTTTTTAGGTCTTTGATTTCATCCAAGGCGGCTATGAGTTCAGAATTGTAATTTTGGGTGCCTGCAAGTACGCCTCTTTCAGCCTTCCTATGCCAGTTTGCTAGTGTGTTCATGGGTATGCCAAGTTCTTTAGCCGTTTGACTGATGTTGCCGTTATTTTCTTTGACTTTGGCGATGGCTTCAGCTTTGAAAGTGTCGCTGTATTCTACTCTTTTCTTACTCATGGTAAACTCCTGTTTAGGATTCTAGTTTACCAAATATTTTTGTCCGTTTTTTTCAGCATACATCAGCTTGCATCAGCATTTAACCAGCCAAGGACACGACATCAGCCTGTACATGGTTCGGCAAATCAAGCAAGAACATGGTATTTACTGCAAACGCCACAAGCGATCTAAGGTGACTACTGACTCAAATCATAATAAGCCTGTGTATCCAAACTTGTTAGAACAGCAGTTTGACGTGGCAGCACCCAATATCGCTTGGGTTAGCGATATTACCTATATTTGGACCAATGAAGGCTGGGTGTACTTGGCAGCGTTCAAAGACTTGTACAGCAAAGAGATTGTGGGATATGCTCTAAATAAGCGTATGACCGCTGATTTGGTTTGTGAGGCTTTAAACAATGCCATTAAGTACAAACGCCCTGCTCGGGGCTTAATCGTGCATTCTGACAGGGGTAGTCAGTATTGTAGCCATCAATACCGCCAAATCATCGACAAGTATGGTTTTGCTGGCTCTATGAGCCGAAAAGGCAATTGCTACGATAACGCCCCGATTGAAAGCTTCTGGGGTCAGTTAAAAAACGAGCTGATTTATCACAAAGTCTATGAGACTCGTGATGAAGCCATTAAGGATGTGGTTAGATATATTGAGATTTTTTACAACCGTCAACGAATACAAAAAGGGTTAGGATTTAAGTCACCTACTCAAGTATTCCAAGACTTTTACCGTCAGGCTGCCTGATGAAATCTACCAAATGTTTTTCTCCGTTGTTGACAGCAGAGGTCAAGCAGTTATCCTTCTTTCTATCTCAGTTAGTAGATTAGAACCAATGCCATTTTGAGTATGTACCCAATCATACCAAGGCTTTCCTAGCTTAGGTTCTAAGTCTATGAATGCAAATCGTCGTCTCAATGCCAAATCAACTAAAGCAAGTGAGCGGTCTGCAATATTCATCGTCCCTATAACAAATAGATTACTTGGAATATAAACCCGCTCCCCTTTCTCCATCTTGTACGATAGCTCTAATGCCTCTTCTGGCGTTCGCTTATCAGTCTCAAGCAACGTGAGCATCTCACCAAATATTTGAGCAGGGTTGCCTCGGTTAATTTCTTCAATAACCAACACATACTTAGAGTTAGGATTGGCAATTGCAGTCTTAATCATCTCCATAAATGGACCATCTACAAGCTCAAGCTTGCCAGCGCCTGATGGTCTCCACCCTCTTATAAAGTCCTCATAAGATAAGTTGGGATGAAACTGAACCGCTCTTATCTTACTATCATCTTTTTGACCGATAAGTGCGAAAGCCAATCTTTTTGCTCGCCATGTTTTACCCGTACCAGGCGGGCCTTGTAATATCAAGTTCTTCTTAGTGCGCAGTCTTTTTAAAATCCTCTCAACTTCTACTTTTTCAAGAAAACAGCCATCACTAATTATATGATCGACAGAGTAGGAGTCAGGCATAGTGGTATTTGTTGTACTACCCTCCTCCTCATCTAATAGCTCATCGGCCTCTTGAGGCTTATATTGATAAGCGGCATACGATAACTCTGGGAAAGAATGAACAGGATAGCTGTCTTCTTGAAAGCGACTCTCTATTTTATCTATTACTTCTAAGTAGTCTTTTGAGGTACATCGCTTATTTGGTCCATTAGTATTTATAGGAATATTAAGTTTATGAGTAATATACCTCTTAGATTGACCATCCAGTGTTAAGAACGTCCAAGGTCGAATCCAATAAAGTCCCATTGTAAGATTCCAACCAACGCCATGCACTTGCATAGCCTTATCATAGGCAATCGAAAAATCATTAACAATATCTTCACTGTCGCCTTCATCGTTTTGGTCAGCCAATGAGATTGCTTTTGCAAACACTTCCCATAAGTTATCAATATCGTCTGGCTGACGCTTATAGCTATATCCAAAAAACCAAGTTGACTGATTATTTACCACTGGAATGCCATCAAACGAGGTCGGTATAGGCTCTGAAACTCCTATTAATTCAGACAATTCTTTAGCTATCTTTTGTCTATTTTCATTCGTCAGACCTCGATTAAATAAAGCAAATACTGTAAATGGACAAATATCTTTTAGAGGACCTCCTTTAATACCCTCCTCATATTCATCATTCAACACAGACATTACGGCTATTTTTTCTGATATCTTATGAATATCTGCTATCAACTCTTCACGGCGATTGTGATATTTCAAAAGCTGAGTTGCAAATTCCTCATAAAAACTGGTCCAGTTAAATCGAGATTGCTCCTTAACACTGTCTCCAAACCTTTCACGCCAAAAAGGATCATTACGAAACTTATCTATATCCTGATTAATCCCATTAAAAGTGAAATCAATGAGATTAACCCTAGCCCATGTCTCTGGAGCTACTCTCCAAACCGTATTACGTGATGTGAAAAAATACCACTCTCTTGGCTCAAAACCCTCATCCCACTCTACCTTTAGCGTTTTACCATCACCTAAGTTTTCAACCACAGTACCAATAGCTTTAATCGCCATCACTGAAACGGTATGTCCTCTATTATCAAAAGGTAGGTTATTCTTACGAGTATAAGCAGACTTAATAGCTATTTTTTCGCCTGACTGAATGGACTTAACTAAGTCAGCCTGTTTATCATTATTTACTTCCCATATGCCTTCTTGAATAAATCGCTTAGTCTGATCTTTTGTACCTCCAAAAGATGCCCCTACAAACCAGTAATTTTTATTTTCATTAATATCTATGTCATTCATTATTTTAATTATCCTAATATCAGATATATCTTATCCAAATAGTTTTTACTAAAAACCTTTAATTTAATGTTTTCCGTACTTGCTTTTGCAAGTATTTCAAACCTATCGTTTAGTATTAAATTTTAAGCTGAAATTAAATGTTTTTTAAATGTATTGCCATTTACATTATAGTTTAATATATTACAAATGGATAATATTACGAAACTTTATAAAAACATTTATGCAACTGGTATTTCTAATTCACTGCTTTACAACTATTTAAGGAATTAAAGTTTATTAGAGGACTAAACTATGAAGAAATTTGTGTACTTAGCTATAGGCCTTATCGTCATTATTACAATATATTTATACGCTTCACCGTACTTGGCTTTGAATAATATTAAAAATGCAGCTCAAGCAGGTGATGCAGACACCCTATCAGAATATATTGATTTTCCAAGTGTCAAACAAGGTTTAAAAGATCAGATTAACGCCCAGATTATGAAAGAAGTAACGCAGAAAGATGCTGATGGGTTTGAAGCTTTAGGTGCTATGCTCGCTACTGCCATGATTGATAAAGCTGTTGATGGCATTGTTACACCCGATGGTGTAGCAATGATGGTCCAAGGGCAAAAACCAGATTTAAATGGTGATGCTGTAGAACAAACTGATGAGCAGCAGACAGGCGAGAAGAAACTTGATTATAAAACCAACTATATAACCTATAAAAGCTTCAAAGTATCTTTGTCTAACCCTGATTATGAAGATAATTTAGATATTATTATGCGTCGAGATGGTCTTAGCTGGAAGGTCCATAGAATAAACTTACCTTTGGATTTTTCAGATAACAATAATTCTACACAAGCAGATACTGAAGAATTTATTCAAGATTCTTTTAATTCTGATGAGTATGTTTATCAGTAAATACAATAAAGCTGTGTGCTTAACTGGGATAATTAAATAAATAAGTATAGTTATTAAAGAAATCTTTTAATAATAAAGATTATCTCTGAAACAATGAGTCTAGCAGTATATGCCTTGTGTGTAGTCAGTCCACAAAGTCTTATGAGTTTGAGAGATGAGACTATGATAGTCTTAGTGAGTCAGACAAAGCTGCCTGACTCAAGTAATCCACTCTCCGATATAGTCGGGGCGGTTCACGTTATACACTAAATCCGCTTTGCTCGTATGACATCAAAGCAGCCCGCTACTTTGCGTAGCGGGCTGTTTCGTTTGAAATAAAGCATCTTTGAAATAACACACCTTAGGTTTTCACACTGTGGCTCACTACAGGATTGTGATACCTGTATCAATACTTATGGTTGTGTCATTGAGGCTGTAACTGGTATAACCACCACTTGTCGCCCCCTGTTCCCAATTGCCAGTCAATTGGACGCTATCGCTATTATCGCCATCAATCTCCAAATGATTGTTTTCATCAGTTATCTGAATCACCGCGTTGGCAGTCAATTCAGTGATGGTGAAATCAGCACCAGACAAGTCAAGCACTTCGATATTACTGACTTTGTTTAGCGAACTGTTAGTGACTGTGCCTATCAAGCTATTGAAATCAAATGTGCTACTGGCCGCAGGCAATAACAAAGCATCAACACCATCGCCGCCATTCATAAAGCGGTTAGCGCTATCAAACACAAGCGTATCATTGTCCGTGTCACCATATAGGCCGTCTTCACCAGCACCGCCATCGAGGTAATCATCGCCACTGCCACCACGCAAGGTGTCATCACCTGCGCCACCGTTTAAGATGTCATTGCCTTCTGCACCTTTAAGATCGTCATCATCCTCACCGCCATTAATGGTGTCGTTGCCAGCTTTGCCATAAATCACATCATCACCAGCACCAGCGTTGATCACATCATTACCATTGCCACCGGTAATGGTGTCGTTCTGAGCACCCGTATTGATTTCAACAGAATTACTCAGGTTCAAGTTCGCTGTTCCAACAACTTCGGCAGATGCGTCATCGTTTGAGGTCTCTACCGATTGAGTGGTATACGTCACTTCGCCGCTATAATCATGAGACAGAATCTGAATGTCATTGACTTTATCGGCTGGAATACCCGTTAGCCTGTAGTTGGTGCCATCAAAACTTATGGCGACACCATCCGCATCTGCTGACGCATTATTCAATCCCATCACCGTACCATCATCACCAATTCTAAACAACATGGTGTCCTGAAATGGCTTGCCAGCTGCTGGTGCAATGGTCAATGTCAGCGTTTCACTTCCGTCATCGTCGGTCATTTTAATGTTAGTGTTGAGCTCTACCCACTCATAGGCCTGACCCGCTGAATTTTGCGCGGTCATCTCAACAGGATCTGCCACTGCGGTAAAGGTTAAATCAACGGTGGTTGCAGCACCTTGCAGGCCTGAATCACTCAATACCGATATATCAACTGAGCTCACACCACTAAAGTGCTCTGGTGTGCGAATCTGAATCTCAGGGGTTGGGTCATTTGACGTACTCGGCACGCTCCATGTCCCGATGCCGGTTTTGGTTGCTGCTTTTTCAGTACCATTAGAGAAATAAACCACATTAAAGTCATCATTAACGTTTTCAAGAATGAAGGTTTTCGCGACATCATCTTCATCAGCTTGTACAATATTGTATTGAATACTCACCGCACTATCTTCATTCACCGCTATTTGCGAAGCTGTTTCGTCGACAGCAAGCGTGAGTATGTCAGGCGCCTTACTCACTGTAATTTCAAAGTCTTTGCGAGAGACTTTAGTGCCTGTGTCATAACCATCAATATCTGTTGACTCTTTATGTACAACATAGGCCTCAATGTTGAGTGTTCCGTCTTCGTTAGCCGCTGGCATGAAATTGAAGTCTGCTCCTGTCGGGTTATTGGTATCCACCTCAAGCACATAATAGGTACCGGCAGCTAGTCCTGCAGGATCCGTTACCTCGGTTAGTACCGTGCCAGAGGTATCGGTTAGCTCACCGAGTATTGTGTTGCCATCCGACACTTTAAGATAAATGCGTCCCTCTGTAACCACCACATTGCCAGCATCAGCAGTGTTGCTCAAATCAAGCGTTAGCGGCAGCGTTTCGTCTTCATCTAGGGCGATTTGTTCAGTCGTTACAGCGCCCTCTGTATTGAAGTCCATAAAGTCTGTCACAGGTCTCACAACCAAGGTGCTCGTTGTTGGATCTGCCGTTTCAGTTTCAGAGTCGCCATTGTTATCTGTAGCGGTTAATGAAATATCTAAAGTGACCGTCTCGCCAGCATTATTGGTGCTGTAATCGTTGGTTGGGCTGATGGTAATGCTGCTTAGTAAATTGGTAATATCACTATCACTGGCAGCCTCACCACTGATTAACCACAAGTTCCCCTGCTTGCTCAGACTGCCTAGATTGGTGTCCGTTAGTTCAAGCACCACATCATCAGGTAAATTCGCAATGGTAAATGACAATGGTAGCCGTGTCCCATTATTAGCGTAAGCTGCTTCATTCATCGTACCGGTAACGAAATTGCCGAGATTTTGATCTGCTGTGTCCTCTGTTAGCACGATTGGATCAACAGTAATGTTTGCCACCAAATCTGGGTTTTCATTGCCTACTGTATCACCATCTGCTGGTGTGATACTTAGCTTAAATGACGCGTTAGCCGACTTTTCAGTATCTGGTGCATCTTGGTTAAAGGCGGTCACAGTGATGGTCTGATCGGTTACAGCATCCACATCGTAACCTTGCTTGATGCTGAACCTAACATCAACACTCGGCGCGATATCAGTGATTGGCTCATCAGCAAAATCAACATACCAAGTATTGCCCGCTTTAATGGCTGCAACAAACCCACTACCTGCATCAACCTCTACTTGCAGGCCATTTGGCACATTACCCACTTCTATGCGAGTGAATTTCTCTGAACCATCTTGATCGGGTGAGCTCAAAGCCACCGTTTTAGTAAAGCTGTCACTGATAGGGTTGCCATTGGTTGTATCTAAATTAATAGATTCCGCTGTTTCAAGGGCCACTCTATCTGAGTCAGGGATTTCCGGTGCATCGGTTTTGGCCGTAACATTAACCTTATAAATCGCATCTTTAACCGTTTCTTCTTGATACACTACCGCTGCATTTGGATCAGTGATGCTTTGCGTGTTATATACTGTATCAGTCACATTGTATTTGATAGCAAAACTATAAACGTCATCTCCTGATTTGTGGTTTACATAACCGGCTTCAGAGTTGTCTGGTAGCGCTTGGATTGAAACGACAGGCAGATTCCCATCCGCATCGCGTTCAATGGTATAAAAACCGTCAGAATTTGCAAGCGTGTCTGTTATGGGTGTACCATCAACTATGAGCTGCACACCCAGCGCCTCTAAATCAGTGACGTTAATATCCACACTCTTCAATGCTTCAACGCCATTACGCGCATCAACCGGTGAATCCGTTTTGTTAAACACGCCTTGCAAGTCTAACACTACCGATTCGTTTTCAGTTTGTGTGACAACAGGGTTACCAACATTATTATCTGCCGCATCGGATGTCACAAAAATGCTCACAGAGCGAAGATTTTGAGTGGTCTCACTGCCCCCTTCTTGCTCAGTACTAATGCCTTGAACGGTAAAGTTAATCTCTCCTGCAAAGTCTTCATTTAATTGAATACGAGCATCGCCAGTTTCAACAGCCTCTTTAGTAACCACCCATTGACGAGCGATACCAGCACCGCCCAAGTAGGTGACATCTGCACCTATCATTGAGAATCTGTCATCAAGTCCGGTAATCACATAAGTGACCACTTCCGAGCCATCTGTGTCATAAGAGCCAATATCCTCTGGTGTCTGGAAGATAGATTTAAACTCTATTTGATTGTTATTGGCATCGATATTACTTTCCTCTTCAATGAGGGTATAGCTGTCCGCTGCTGCATCTTCAAAGCCATCCAAGCCAGCTGTTTCTACTGTATTCAGCTCATCATTTAGGATTTTGTCTGGCACTGTAGCAATTTTTATTGGCAAAATTAAAGGCGCGCTATTAATAGAGGCCACATCTGTCCCATCGACAGACTCACCACTCACCAGCAATTCATAATTATTACTGCTATTGCTTGGTGGAATAAACATCGGAACCTGACTGTTGTCATAGTCATTCAATGTGATGGACCACGCGCCATCTGTTGAATCTGCATCATTGAGCGTAAACGAATCAATTGCGCCTGTATAATTCTGAGCCACCAGTATGTAAGTATGACTCACTGCGTCATAAACATACAAAGCGCTGCCATCTGGTAAGTTTTCGATGGTGATGTTAAAGGTTTCAGAGTCATCTTTATCTTCTGATTGCGCTTTTATTTTAAGAGGAATGCCGTTTTCAGGCATGTCTATAAAACCGCTTGGAATATAAGTTGGATCGACATCCTCAGGCGGATTGCCCTTACTACGGCCCGCGTCTTCAAAGCCACGCGCTGGCTGAACACTTAACAAGACATCATCTGCAACAGCAGTCACCGTCATACTCAGAATAGACTCACCTGACACTGTTTCTTGCGTAGCTGTGTCGTCATCTTCATCATAATCAATCGTCACAGCATTGACCACAATCTGCACCTCACCGGCATAGTTTGGTGGCGCAATAAATTTTAACGTATCAAGCGCCACTGCTGGAACATCGATACCGTCTTTACCAGCTGTCACCTCAACAGTATTGCCGTTTAGCTCATACCGAAACTGTGCGCCCGCTGCCTTAGCAAAGCTGCCAGGATTCTGGCTGTCTTCAATCTGCACCGTTAGGCGGGCAAAGGTTTCTTCAGAATCCGTATAAACACTCCCCGTTCCATTTGTCAGCGATGATTGATCCTCATTTGACCACGCTGCTTTTAGATCAATGCCATCATTCAGATTAAACCAATCAGGCGCTGTGCTAGAGTCATCATCATGATCTCCATCCTCGTAAATGGTGCTTGTGTAAGTGTAATCAGGATTCATGGTCACATCATTACCATTTGCACCGTCGCTATCAGTATCAACGCTTTCCGCCACTGGCGTCACTTTAATGGTTCTGTCAAAAGTATCACCATCTGTCTGCGCTAATGCACCTGCACCAATTGAGGTATCCGTTGTTTCAACATAATAGGTGAAATCGATGTCTTTACTGCTGTGCGCAGGGGGAACAATTGTGATATCAAGTAAATCCACAATGCCTGAAACACTGTCTCCATAAAACTGATAAAAGCCTGGCTGAGTTGGAAGTTCAATGAATGTGTCGACTGGTTGTTCGGTACCGTTTATGTCAATAATGAATTTGCCACCGGCTGATATAAAGTCATCTACTTGCTGTTTAGAGATACCGACACTTGTGATCATTTCACTGCCATCTGCATCGGTTACTGTAATGATTGGATCACCATTTTCGTCTTTAAATAAGGCAATCTGAGTATCTTCTTTACCTTCGCCAGGTGTGGCAACCTCAATATCATGCTTAGGATTAACGGTCAGCTCTAGTTCTACAGAAGTTGACTGCTCAGCAATATTTGCACTGCTATCGTCTTTATCTGTAATGTCTTTTTCTCCATTAGGCTCTCGATCTTTGGTAATTAGCGTCAGGGTTGCTTCGATTACACCGGCGTAATCTTGTGGCGGCGTCATATCAATGACAGGATCAGTATTCATATTCACTGTCTTAAATGATGACGTCACCGTGCCATTAGAGCCTGCTGTGAGCGTTTGACCTGCAATAACAACTGTGGTTGCTTCAGGCAATCCTGTAATTTGATATTGATAACGCTCTGAGCCATCTTTATCTTCAAAGCGTTCATTAATCACATTTTGTAGACTTAATGTTGTGTCTTCATCAATACTGGCTGTGATTAGGTTTGCGCCTACCGTTACCTCATTATTGCCAACCAAGTCAATCACCGGTGCATCGGTCACTGCTTGCACATCAACGATAATCGTGGCAGTCGTGGTGACAAAACCTTTATCTGTGCTCAATGGCGTATTATTTTCATCCACTTCATACTCAGTCACACTCATGAACACATCAAAGTTAGTGCCACTGTTTGCAGGCGCAGCTATTTGCAATGATTCAAACTGCTCGGTGGTCATTTCTTTATCAAAGCTCATTTCTGAGTCTAGGATATGAATACCATCGGTGAGCGTTATAGTGACGCTGCCCGCTGTATCCGTAACGGCATAAACCACCTGTTTGGTATTATCACTATCCATATAAAACAGCTCAGCACGGTCAGGTATACCACTTAATGTGATTGCACCCAAACGCTCGGAGCGGTCAACTGAACCACCATTTTCTAAATCATCATCATTACCAGTATTTGCTACCAAATAATCAGGATTTAGTATATCTAGAGTGCCGTTTTCAATCCCCAAATCACCAATAATTGGCGCTTTAAACCCAAGCTGTGCTGAAGTATCTTCTTCGACATAAATCGTATAATTATCATCAACGATACTCACCTCTGCATCATCAATGACGATAATTGGTGCATCTTCGATTGGATTAACCTTGACTGTGACACTACGGGTGAGTGCCATACCGCCATCTTGCGCACGAACATTAAAACTTACATCATCGCCAACAAAGCTTGAATAGTTTTCTGCTGGATCAAACTCAATAACCCCGTTACCGATGTTTTTGACAGAACCAACTGCCGTTGGGTCATTTGCAGCAACTTCTTTACCATGAACATCAATATAAAGGGTTTGTCCTGACGTAATGGTCGACTTGCTCACAAAGTCTTTGCTTAATAGCTGAATGACACCACCGTCAAAGGTCTCTGCGACATTAATAACCAATACATCCGAGCCATCATCGGTCAAGTCACCATAATCGGCTTCATTGATAATGAACACTAGGTTTTCCGCGACAAGTCTATTTTCAACGTCAAGATTAAACGAGTCCTCAACAATAGATCCGTCACTGTCTTCAAGTGCATACTGCAGATTAAATATGGCATTATCAATCAGATTATCATCATTCGCATCCACATCAGGATGTCGAATCGTGTCATACAAGATGGCGACATAACTGTTGTTGTCAGGATTAATGGTGACCTTAAAAGCAACATTATTCTCAGACTCATTAACAGTCTCCCCATCACTTTCTAAACCCTCTTTGATTGGGCCTGCTTGGGTTTTCGTTGCATAAATAGTATGCAGGTCTGGCTCACCATTAACCTCTTTATAGCGATAATATAGCGGCGTGCCATTACTTAAGGTGAATGACGGCTGTGACCCATCCTCAACTGTGAAGTAGATGTCTTCAATGTAAGCATCCGACCATCCCATCTTTTTTTCTATTAAAAAATGCGAGATAGTGTCCACGATCAATATGAACTGAACCCCGAAAGTTGGACAATTAATTTAGGCAGCTTCTAAATATTTCCTCCTAAATTGCACAGGCGACAAACCATTTAATTTCACTTTAATTCGGTTATTATTGTAATAGTAGATGTACTCTCTCACAGTTTCTTCCAACTCCTCAATTGAGACAAATTCATGTCGATAAAAACATTCCGATTTAAGAACGCCGAAAAAACTTTCTATACAAGCATTATCTAGACAATTGCCCCGTCTAGACATACTTGGAGTTAAACCTTGATTCGTTAGGTGCTTTTGATAACGTTTCATTTGATATTGCCAACCTTGGTCAGAATGTACGACAGGTTTTTCATCAGGCTTAAGCGTATCCATGGCTTCTATTAGCATAGATTCAACTAAATTAAACGTTGGTCTGCGTTTGAGTTGATAGGCAATAATTTCGCCATTGAATAAATCCATCATAGGCGATAAATAAAGCTTTTCATCTTTGACCTTAAATTCAGTAACATCTGTAACCCACTTTTTATTTGGCTGGTTAGCTTCAAATTCTCGATTCAACACATTATCTGCAATTCTACCAACTGTTCCTTTATAGGATTTATATTTTACAGGTCGAACAACTGATTTTAGTCCTATTTCTTGCATGAGACGATACACGCATTTATGGTTGATTAGAACACCTTGATTTTTCAAGACCCATGTTATCCTGCGATACCCATATCTGCCTTTATGTTTATGATAAATCTCTGCAATCTGTTGCTTAACAGTACTGTATTTATCACCCAATTTGAACCGTTTCATATGGTAAAAATAGGTGCTTCTAGCTACCTGTGCAGCTTTTAAGAGGTGTTGTAATTTATGCTGATGCCTTAATTCCGAGATGATTTTGACAAACGCTGCTGTGCGTTTGCTTCGCTCTCCAGTATTAAGGCTCTCCGCTTTTTTAAAACAGCAACCTCAGCTCGCAAATAGGCAATCTCCTCAAGTAGTTCATCTTGCGTTTTATTTTTATCTATCTTAGCTTGTTCAGGATCAATTTGTTTTTCCGGTTTCAAAAGTCGATATTTACCTTTTTTGGGTTGTAAGCCATTTATACCCTCTAGTTCATATTGACGCAACCAGTTGGTAATAACAGTTTTACTTCTAAGATTATAGAGTTTTTCAGCTTCTCTGAGGGATAACTTTTCGTTAAGTACAGATAAAACGACTTTAAGCTTAAAATCAGCATCAAATTCGGCAAACTTATTAACTGCCCTTAGACTTTCTTTTCCCTCTCTCTGATAAAAAGAATACCAACGCTCAACTGTAGTTGGGTCAATATTAAATTTTTTGGCAGTTTCATGGTTACTGTGGGCTGTTGTTCGATAACGAACAACTTCCAGCCTAAATTCAGCAGAATACTTTTTCTTCATAATGAATCTTATTCCCATTCAAGTTTAACTTTTCAGTCCAACTTTCGGGGTTCAGTTCAATAATCGTGGACACTAAGATGACAATACAACCCTCTAATAAACCCAAACGAAGAACTTACAGCGTTGAGTTTAAAGCACTTTTAGTAAAAGAAGCGACAGACTCAGGTCGATCAATCGCCAGTATCGCTCGAGAGCATGGCATTAACCAAAACCTTCTACATAACTGGAAACGTCAGTATCAGCGTACACAGACTCAAACTGACACATTACCTGGCGCTATAAACAGTTCTCATGATCCAAACCCGCACTTTATTCCAATTCATCTTGAGCCTGAAGGTGCGCATCTAGGCTCAGCATCCGTCATACAAAACATCAAACTGCAAATCACAGCTCGAGCATCTGGGGATATAAGCCTCAACATTGCCCAAATTGACACCCAAAGCTTGATTGACCTACTACGAGGGCTACAATGATACCCATAAACCACATCTGGTTATCCACCACGCCTATGGACATGCGATGTGGTAGTGGCAAACTACTGGCCCACATCATCACCGAGCACCAAAGTATCCGTCCTCACTGCGCCTACCTGTTTTACAACAAAGCAGGCACACGCCTAAAAGTACTCATTCATGACGGACTTGGCGTGTGGCTTTGTAGCCGTCAGCTCGATGATAATAAATTTCATGGCTTAACCAAAGCGCTCACCACCACTCAAACTGGCATCAGCATCAACCGTGAGCAATTTAACGCCTTAATCAGTGGACTGCCTTGGCGTAACATGGGTAAGGATAAATTAACCCCCATTCTATAAATATCAGATGACAGGCAAATAAAACTCTGGCAACATATCGCCATGACTGCTGCCAATTTATCCGACTTATCAAAAGACCCCATTTACGCCGAGCTTCTGGTGAAAATCCACCTGCTTGAACAGCGTAATGAGCACCTGCAGCAACAAATTGATCAAACAAATACAAGTCACGATCAACTACAGCAGCTTTTTAACCAAGTGGTTGAGGAAAACCACAAGCTGTATGAACAAGTGCTTGAACTCATCGAAAAGCAAAAGCAGCTTATTCACCGGCTCTATGGACAAAAAAGCGAAGGCGTCACTGCCAGACAAACCCACTTAAACTATGAGGCGGCGCAAGAAGACTTAGCAGAGCTTGAACAAATCCGAGATGACTACCGGAGTGGCTTAAGCAAAGAGGAGCTTGCCAAGCTGCCTGCTATCGATCGTACTCAGGCAGAAACCCTCATTGATGAGGATGAGCTTGCTGACCAGCCGCCACCCTCAGTCACTCATCAGTCTAAAAAACCAAAGCGTGCCAAATACACGGTTATTCCAGACAACCTTGAGGTCAAAACCTTGGTTCATGAACCACTCACCACCGTTTGTGACTGCGGCTGTCAAATGATGCGAATTGGGGAGGATAAACAAGACAAACTTGGCATTATCCCTAAGCAGTTTTATATTGAGCGTCACCTCTATCCTAAATGGGTATGCCGTGAGTGTGACATCCTTCATCAAGCGGCTGCCCCCAAGCAGATTATTAACAAAAGCATTGCCACCCCAGAGCTGCTTGCGCACATCCTTATTAGCAAGTATGCAGACCATCAGCCCCTATATCGGCAGAATATTATCTATCAGCGAAGTGGGGTAAATATCCCCGATGCCACCATGGCAGATTGGGTGGGACGCTGCGGCGTTGCCCTTGAGCCTTTAGTCAGTCGCTTGCACGCGCTATTACTGTCTGAACCCATCTTACATGCTGATGAAACGCCAGTATCTATCATGAAGAATCATGTAAAGGTAGGTGGTAAATCATTAAAAAAAGGCTATGTCTGGGCGTATCTTACGCCACAGCACAGCTCCTTAAAGGCGGTGGTATATGACTTTGCCGAAAGCCGTCGTAATGAGCACCCTAAAGCCTTTTTAGATAAGTGGCGCGGTAAGCTGGTTTGCGATGATTACAGCGGGTATAAGTTCTTATTTCATCAAGGTGTGACTGAAATCGGTTGTCTGGCCCATGCACGGCGTAAATTTCATGAACTGCATATCACTGGGCAAAGTATCGTGAGCATTGAGGCATTAACGTTATTTAGGCAGTTGTATGCCATTGAACGTGAGATTGATGAGCGATTTGAAAAACACACCCCCCCAATACCAAGAGATCCCCAAATAGTTCGGCAAATCAGGCAAGAAAAAGCCAAACCAATTGCCGATAAGCTGCACCAATGGCTACAAGAAAAAAGACAGTTAACCACTAAAAATGCCAGTATTAGTAAGGCGATGGATTATTGCCTAAAACGTTGGCAGGCGCTGACTCAGTATCTAGATGATGGCAGGCTGCCGATTGATAATAATTGGGCGGAGAATCAGATGCGTCCGTGGGCACTTGGGCGTAAAAACTGGTTGTTTGCTGGTTCGCTACGAAGTGGGCAGCGTGCTGCGAATATTATGTCAATCATTCAGTCAGCTCGCTTAAATGGCTTGGATGTGTCTGCTTATTTGACAGATGTGCTAAGACGCTTGCCTACTCAAGAGGATCTGGATGAGTTGTTACCTCATCGCTGGGTGCCACCGCAATAGGGGGTTGGTCGGATGCTTACTCTTCAATGTCATCGGCATTTGTGGTGATACTAAAGACATCTGTCACAGTGATTTCATGCGTACTACGCATGCCCGAACTACCAAATAACTCATCTTCTTTTAGCACCACGCCTTTGTCACTGACAACCACTGGCGCAGTATCGGTCACTCGAATTGTTTGAGTCGCACTGTTTGATATATCACCGTCAGCATCAACCAAGGTGTAGCTAAACGACCCATCATCTTGCAGGTTTGGCGCAGGATCTCGGTTATCAATGGCTTTATTGGCCACAAATGACCAGTTGCCATCTTCATTAACTGTTAATGAGCCTGTTGGCGTATCAACTGGCGCACCAAACGTTGTCGAAGTGACAGAATCACCATTTGCATCGAGGTAAGTGTAGTCATTAAGTAATAAATTGGCATCCGCACCTTGGTCATTATCGATGACATTGCCTGATATCATGTCTCCTGACTTTTCTACTACCTCTACAACAGCATTATCAACCGCCCTAACCCCATCATCATCAATATTCACGACAAACTGCTGAGTTGTGCTGCTGTCATCATCTTTAAGCTCATAACTTATTGGCAGATTGACAACATCTGTATCAGATGCATGATCTAACGTTTTATTGAGTGTAAATCTAAACGACTGACTTGAGCCTGTACTGTCATTGGTATTATTGAGCTCAATGGTGAATACCGTCTCACCGCTCGTGTCTTTTGCAGTAAGCGTATGGCCATCATTGATAAACTCATAGGATAGAGCCTCGCCACCAGACGTCAGCCCTAAGGCAACTAATGTGTCAATCGTGACGCTGTTGAATATCACATCAACAATGTCATCGGCATCTTTGGTGATATTAAGATTATGATGAGCGATTAATGAGTTTTTAATCTCATTTGTACCATTTGGTAAGTCACTTTCACTAACGGTTACTTCTGGGATTAATGCTGTTGGATTGGTATCAGAAACCATGATATTAAAGGCAGCGCTGCTTTCATCTCCATTACCGTCTCGAATGTTATATTCAATGGTGTCAGTTACGCCCGCTAGGTTTTCTTCTGCCGTATCAGAGGTGTATGACCAGCTACCATCAGTACTGATGGTTAATGAGCCATATAGTGTGTCAACAGTCGTATCGAAACTACCTGGCGTCCAATCGCCATTCTCGTTTTTATAACTAAATCCAGTCATTACAGTATCTGATGTGCCTAAATCATCATTGGTCAATAAGTTTAGGTTTTCAGTGCTGCTGCTAATGGTGACACCGCCTTCTTCTACCTGCGTGGCATCATTGACGGCTTGTGGCGCTGCATCTACCTCAACAACCGTCGTGGCGATATTCCTGGATAGTCCATTGTTGTCAGTGACCACCACCTCTATTAGCCGATCAATCTCGCTTGGTGTTGCTGAGGTGTTATTGAAGGTGATCGCATCAATCACTGTTTGATAATCTGCTCGACTGGCAGAACCTGATAACTCAATTCGGACACTACCTATTAAGGTGGCTGTGATACCTGCCGGTAAAGTACCTACTGATAACACATCACCGAGTTGAGCATTGGTTATTTTGACAACGGCACTGTTAATGGTATCATTGGTATCAATATCCACAATCGCACTACTGTCAGCAATAGCGACTGCACCGCTTCCCTCTTCAAAAGTAGTGATAAAGCTTGTGGTTGTCGTATTACTATTGGACAAATCTAACGTTGGCGCATCATTGGCACCTTCAATAGCAATCGTTAATGTGGTCGGCGCCGCGTTACCGGCTAACCTATACTCATACACCAACTCTTTTGTTTCGCCTTTAGCAAGCGCCTGTACCGCAGGTAAGCCATTGTCTAAAGTAAAGGTGTAACTACCATCAGCATCTAAAGTTAATGAACCGTAGTTACTAGCATCGGCAGGCGTGGTCGTTAGGCTGACTGTAGCTCCTGTTCCCATCTCATCATTAGATAATACATTGCCTGTGGCTATACTGATGCCATCTTCTTGCACACGATTGGTGTCTGGCTTAGGACTAATGTCATCAATAATTTCACCAATGACACTATTTTCAGCGTCCAAACGAACACGCTCAAAACCTTGGCTTGAGGCGATAGAGGCTTTAAGAAGATAACTTTCTCGACCCTCTTTTAAAGTGTCATTAACAACGCTATTGGTTAGGGTAATACTGCTACCACTCGCTGCATCGAAGGTGAATGAGCTTAATCGTACGTCGCTATAATCTGCCGCATTGGTATCGTCGTCTAAGTATTTTAGATTAACGACGACTTGTTGATTGCCAGTTAAGGTTACTAAATTACCACTGCTATCCACCAACTCTAATGTGTGCTCAAGGCTATTATCATCATCTTCAGTTAGCGTAGAGTCGCCAGTTAGACGAACATATACGGTGTCTTCTGCTGTTGGCGCTTCATCAACAATGCTGCCGGTGCCAGTTGCAGATCCTGTTCCAGTGCCTGCTTGATCTTTTGCTTCAGCACTAAGGGTCAGTGTTTCTGCACCCTCTTTAAGATAATCATCCATTGTAGGCACACGTACCAATATCTCTGTGTTGCCTGCAGGAACAATCGCACTAAATCTACTTGGGTCTGTCACCTCTGTCCAGGTAATGCCGCCATCGGTGCTGATTTGAATCGGGGTGCTAGTGTCTGTACCTAACGTGGCTGTATCATTACCCAGACTCAAGTCAACACTCGTATCTGTATTACTGGTGCGATCTAGTGTCACATCAAACACTAAGTCGCCCCCCTCCTCGGTACTGGCATTTGTAATGCTCGCCACAGGCGCAGCATCATTGTCGATGATGGTGGTGGTGACACTGCCCTCGGTGCCACTAACCGCAGCATAGGCTGGGTTTGATAGGGTGACGCTGTAGTCTTGAGCTGCCTCATCAATGTTGTCATCTGTGATGGCAACGGTGAGGGTCTTGTTTATTTCACCGGCTGCGAAGATTAAGGTGCCGCTAATGGCATCATAGTCTTCGCCCTTAATAGCGCTGTCATTTGCTGTAGCATAGTCCACACTCACGCTTTGGGTGCTTGGGTTTGATAGGCTGACCGTATAAGTCACTGTGCCGGCATCTTCATTCACATCGCTACTTTTGGCAATACTAATGACTGGGGCACTATCGTTATCAATGATGGTGCCGCTGCCGCGAGTGTTGCCTATTTGATCGGTTGTACTGGCGCTTAGTAGCAGGGTCTCATTTGGCTCATCAGTTGTGTCATCTGTGGTCGGTACGCGTACTTCAATGCCGTCACTGCTGCCTGCAGGGACAACCACATCAGCATTGCCGCCGCCATCTAAGCTTAGGCTCTGCCACGTTGCGCCGCCATCCACTGAGTATTCATAGGCCGTGTCTGCATCATCCGCCACACTACCGCTACCATCGGCAAGCGTTAAGCTCACCGTGGTGTCTGTGCTGCTGACTTTATCTAAGCCAATCTCATAGGTAAGCTCACCGCCCTCATCTGTGCTTGGGCTACTAATACGGCTCACCACAGGCGCCGCTTCATTGTCTGTAATGCTGCCGGTGCCAACCGCTTCGGTTGTCTGATCTGGGGCACTAACGCTTAAGCTTATCGTCTCATCTTGCTCATAGATGCCATCATCTGTGGTGGCAACACGCACTTTAATGCCGCTGCCATCTGCAGGTACATCCGTACTAAAGCTGCCATCTGTGGTATCCACACTGACCGGGCTCCAGCTAACGCCGCCATCAGTGCTCACCTCGGCAGTATTTGGGTAGTCACCCTCAGCGGCGATAGCGCTGCCATCACTTAGCTTAAAGCTTAAAGTGGTGGCCGCATTACTGGTGCGATCTAGTGTCACATCAAACACTAAGTCGCCCCCCTCCTCGGTACTGGCATTTGTAATGCTCGCCACAGGCGCAGCATCATTGTCGATGATGGTGGTGGTGACACTGCCCTCGTTGCCACTAACCGCAGCATAGGCTGGGTTTGATAGGGTGACGCTGTAGTCTTGAGCTGCCTCATCAATGTTGTCATCTGTGATGGCAACGGTGAGGGTCTTGCTTATTTCACCGGCTGCGAAGATTAAGGTGCCGCTAATGGCATCATAGTCTTCGCCCTTAATAGCGCTGTCATTTGCTGTAGCATAGTCCACACTCACGCTTTGGGTGCTTGGGTTTGATAGGCTGACCGTATAAGTCACTGTGCCGGCATCTTCATTCACATCGCTACTTTTAGCAATACTAATGACTGGGGCACTATCGTTATCAATGATGCTGCCGCTGCCGCGAGTGTTGCCTGTTTGATCGGTTGTACTGGCGCTTAGTAGCAGGGTCTCATTTGGCTCATCAGTTGTGTCATCTGTGGTCGGTACGCGTACTTCAATGCCGTCACTGCTGCCTGCAGGGACAACCACATCAGCATTGCCGCCGCCATCTAAGCTTAGGCTCTGCCACGTTGCGCCGCCATCCACTGAGTATTCATAGGCCGTGTCTGCATCATCCGCCACACTACCGCTACCATCGGCAAGCGTTAAGCTCACCGTGGTGTCTGTGCTGCTGACTTTATCTAAGCCAATCTCATAGGTAAGCTCACCGCCCTCATCTGTGCTTGGGCTACTAATACGGCTCACCACAGGCGCCGCTTCATTGTCTGTAATGCTGCCGGTGCCAACCGCTTCGGTTGTCTGATCTGGGGCACTAACGCTTAAGCTTATCGTCTCATCTTGCTCATAGATGCCATCATCTGTGGTGGCAACACGCACTTTAATGCCGCTGCCATCTGCAGGTACATCCGTACTAAAGCTGCCATCTGTGGTATCCACACTGACTATGGTCCAGCTAACGCCGCCATCAGTGCTCACCTCGGCGGTATTTGGGTAGTCACCCTCAGCGGCGATAGCGCTGCCATCACTTAGCTTAAAGCTTAAAGTGGTGGCCGCATTACTGGTGCGATCTAGTGTCACATCAAACACTAAGTCGCCCCCCTCCTCAGTACTGGCATTTGTAATGCTCGCCACAGGCGCAGCATCATTGTCGATGATGGTGGTGGTGACACTGCCCTCGTTGCCACTAACCGCAGCATAGGCTGGGTTTGATAGGGTGACGCTGTAGTCTTGAGCTGCCTCATCAATGTTGTCATCTGTGATGGCAACGGTGAGGGTCTTGCTTATTTCACCGGCTGCGAAGATTAAGGTGCCGCTAATGGCATCATAGTCTTCACCATCAATAGCGCTGTCATTTGCTGTAGCATAGTCCACACTCACGCTTTGGGTGCTTGGGTTTGATAGGCTGACCGTATAAGTCACTGTGCCGGCATCTTCATTCACATCGCTACTTTTGGCAATACTAATGACTGGGGCACTATCGTTATCAATGATGGTGCCGCTGCCGCGAACGTTGCCTATTTGATCGGTTGTACTGGCGCTTAGTAGCAGGGTCTCATTTGGCTCATCAGTTGTGTCATCTGTGGTCGGTACGCGTACTTCAATGCCGTCACTGCTGCCTGCAGGGACAACCACATCAGCATTGCCGCCGCCATCTAAGCTTAGGCTCTGCCACGTTGCGCCGCCATCCACTGAGTACTCATAGGCCGTGTCTGCATCATCCGCCACACTACCGCTACCATCGGCAAGCGTTAAGCTCACCGTGGTGTCTGTGCTGCTGACTTTATCTAAGCCAATCTCATAGGTAAGCTCACCGCCCTCATCTGTGCTTGGGCTACTAATACGGCTCACCACAGGGGCAGCTTCATTGTCTGTAATGCTGCCGGTGCCAACCGCTTCGGTTGTCTGATCTGGCGCACTAACGCTTAAGCTTATCGTCTCATCTTGCTCATAGATGCCATCATCTGTGGTGGCAACACGCACTTTAATGCCGCTGCCATCTGCAGGTACATCCGTGCTAAAGCTGCCATCTGTGGTATCCACACTGACCGGGCTCCAGCTAACGCCGCCATCAGTGCTCACCTCGGCAGTATTTGGGTAGTCACCCTCAGCGGCGATAGCGCTGCCATCACTTAGCTTAAAGCTTAAAGTGGTGGCCGCATTACTGGTGCGATCTAGTGTCACATCAAACACTAAGTCGCCCCCCTCCTCGGTACTGGCATTTGTAATGCTCGCCACAGGCGCAGCATCATTGTCGATGATGGTGGTGGTGACACTGCCCTCGGTGCCACTGACCGCAGCATAGGTTGGGTTTGATAGGGTGACGCTGTAGTCTTGAGCTGCCTCATCAATGTTGTCATCTGTGATGGCAACGGTGAGGGTCTTGCTTATTTCACCGGCTGCGAAGATTAAGGTGCCGCTAATGGCATCATAGTCTTCACCATAAATAGCGCTGTCATTTGCTGTAGCATAGTCCACACTCACGCTTTGGGTACTTGGGTTTGATAAACTGACCGTGTAAGTCACTGTGCCGGCATCTTCATTCACATCGCTACTTTTGGCAATACTAATGACTGGCGCACTATCGTTATCAATGATGGTGCCGCTGCCGCGAGTGTTGCCTATTTGATCGGTTGTACTGGCGCTTAGTAGCAGGGTCTCATTTGGCTCATCAGTCGTGTCATCTGTGGTCGGTACGCGTACTTCAATGCCGTCACTGCTGCCTGCAGGGACAACCACATCAGCATTGCCGCCGCCATCTAAGCTTAGGCTCTGCCACGTTGCGCCGCCATCCACTGAGTACTCATAGGCCGTATCTGCATCATCCGCCACACTACCGCTACCATCGGCAAGCGTTAAGCTCACCGTGGTGTCTGCGCTGCTGACTTTATCTAAGCCAATCTCATAGGTAAGCTCACCGCCCTCATCTGTGCTTGGGCTACTAATACGGCTCACCACAGGGGCGGCTTCATTGTCTGTAATGCTGCCGGTGCCAACCGCTTCGGTTGTCTGATCTGGCGCACTAACGCTTAAGCTTATCGTCTCATCTTGCTCATAGATGCCATCATCTGTGGTGGCAACACGCACTTTAATGCCGCTGCCATCTGCAGGTACATCCGTACTAAAGCTGCCATCTGTGGTATCCACACTGACCGGGCTCCAGCTAACGCCGCCATCAGTGCTCACCTCGGCAGTATTTGGGTAGTCACCCTCAGCGGCGATAGCGCTGCCATCACTTAGCTTAAAGCTTAAAGTGGTGGCCGCATTACTGGTGCGATCTAGTGTCACATCAAACACTAAGTCGCCCCCCTCCTCGGTACTGGCATTTGTAATGCTCGCCACAGGCGCAGCATCATTGTCGATGATGGTGGTGGTGACACTACCCTCGGTGCCACTAACCGCAGCATAGGCTGGGTTTGATAGGGTGACGCTGTAGTCTTGAGCTGCCTCATCAATGTTGTCATCTGTGATGGCAACGGTGAGGGTCTTGCTTATTTCACCGGCTGCGAAGATTAAGGTGCCGCTAATGGCATCATAGTCTTCACCATCAATAGCGCTGTCATTTGCTGTAGCATAGTCCACACTCACGCTTTGGGTGCTTGGGTTTGATAGGCTGACCGTGTAAGTCACTGTGCCGGCATCTTCATTCACATCGCTACTTTTAGCAATACTAATGACTGGGGCACTATCGTTATCAATGATGGTGCCCGTAGCCTTGTTACTGTCGCTAATAGCCAGTGTCTCAAAGCTGTTGTCATTATCACTCACTGCGATGATACGAACACTATAACGCTCTACTCCTTCAGATAATAAGTCATCTGCCACAACGTTGGTGACGTTACCGGTGTTTGTGCCGGTAAGGGTGACGTCCGTCGTCTTAGTCGTAAAGTCAGCCGCTTGGGTGCCATCGTTATAATACTCTAGGGTAACGGTGACAGATTGAGCGGCTGCTAAAACAACAAGATTGCCGCCATCATCAATTAGGTTGATTTGATGATTAAGCTCACTGCCCGCGGCTTCATCTGTACTGGCATCACCGGTGAGTTCAACATAAACGGTGTCTCGGCTGTCATATCCGCCTTCATTGCTACTATCAGCCGTGCTGTTACTCTCAATGGTGGTGACAACTGTATTGCTATGTACTACGTTATTAGAGTCTGTGAAACCATTAATGTCTACCGCTTCAAACTCATCTGTGTCCACATCAGTGATGGTTAAGCTATAACGCTCCCCATCATCTGCTAGATAATCATCGATCGTTTGTACATCAAATGATGCAGTTGATGAACCTGCTGGTATGGTGACGGTAATGCTTTTGCCGTCGCTGTACTCGGTGTCAGCATCTTGGGTGGTGCTATTATTGAACGTGACGGTAACCGCTGTGTCCTGAGTCACTACTACTGGGCTGCCTTCATTGTCTAGAAGCTGAATATCATAGCCTGCAGCCTCTGCTTCTACGACAGTGCCATCGCCTGTCATCACCACGTAAGTCACATCAATGACAGATGATACGTTAATAGAGACTATGGCAGGACTTGACACCATGCCGTCATCATCGGTGGTCGTAAATCTAATCGGATTTACCACACCATTGAAATCTTTTGCTGGCACGAATTGAACCGTCTCTGCTTGAGCCAAACTCAGCTCTGCATTTGCCGTAATCTGAACCGGCTTTGTATCTGGGTTATTATCATGGTCATACACCAGAATACCCTGATTGCTTGGCGGTACTTGCAGGACGGTGACGCTAACAACGGTGCCATCCACATCACTGCCGGTAAACGGTACAGGCACTGTTGTATCTTCATTGGTGGTAATGGCCGCATCCTCTGCCACAGGCGGTGTATTGACATCGGTTACATCAAGCGTGACTGTCGCAGGCGCTGATACCAAACCGTCATCATCAGTTGCGGTAAATGTCACAGACGTGGCTGCGCCATTAAAGTTTGTCACTGGCGTAAACACCACTGTGCTCGCTTCATCCACACTCAGTACGGTGTTAACAGTAATTATCTGCTCATTGCCGCCGGCATCGATATAGGTTAAGACGCCTTCACGGGCGGCATCTGGAACGGCGGTAATGGCAATGCTCTTAACCATGCCATCAATGTCAGTGGCAATCAGCGGCACGGATACCGGTGTGCCCTCATGGGTGTTGACTGTCGCATCCATGGCCTCTGGTGCATCATTGACATCGCTCACCGTAATCTCAACTGTGGCAGGAGTTGATACCGCACCATCGTCATCGGTGGTGCTAAATTTAATTGGATTAACGGTTCCGTTAAAATTTTCTGTTACAGTGAACGTCACACTTTCAGCTTCTTCTGGTGTCAATACTGCATTTGCAGTTATCTCAACACGAGTGCCATTTTTTTCATAACTTAAAAAACCTTGGCTGGCTGGTGGAACCTGTATCACCGTTATACTAACGACGTCACCATCAACATCACTGCCGGTTAGCGGTGTCTCTATTATTGTATTCTCATCAGCAACAATACGCTGTGACTCTGCTTCAGGCGCATCATTAACGTCAGTCACATCAATATGAACCGTCGCGGTATCACTACCACCAGCGCCATCGCTAATCGTATAGGTTATTGTGGTCGGACCATTAAAGTTTGCCGCAGGCATAAAATTAAGCGTGCCATCAGGGTTAATAGCAACCTCACCATTGGGACTACTGGCTGCAACTATGCTTAGCGGACGGCCTTCAGGACTGCTGTCATTTGAAAGAACCTTCAAATTGGTAAGTGGCGTGTCTTCTGCCACAGAACTATAAGGATTATTTACGCTACCATCATCAATTGCATCAATCGGCTGTTCTGTTTTACTACCACCGCCTCCGCTACTAGCAGCTGCACCAATCACACCGGCCGCTAATAAGCCGCCGATTCCAGTAGCCCACCAAGGCAAACCTGTCGACGCCATTTGAATCCACAATGGCTCGATCATTGACTCGCCGCCAAGTGCTTGCCCTTCAATCGCACCAACTTCTAGCTGAGTCACATAATCAACCACTTCGCCCGTGTCAGGAATATAGTAATAATAGCGGCCATCTTCAGCCAAGCCTATTAATGCTTGGTTTTCGTCGTCAAAGAAGCCATTAATAATTAGGTCAGAATCTTTACCCTCAACCTCAAAAGAAACGTGCAAATCTTTACCAACACGTTTGGTGATGATGTGATTGGGCGCATACCCTAAAGACTCATCCAAGAACTCATAATTTACATTTTTAGCCGCATCAATAACTGTTTTTTGATTATTATCATGAATCGTTGCCGTGACTTCTGAGATTTTTGTCTTATTATTATGGGTTTTCACTATAATGTTTTTCATTACTCATTCCTTGGTAAAGCAACCCATCAATATTAGATTCAACTTGTTTTCTTAATAATGCAAATTATTTTTATAATATTACTGAGTAGTATTTATAAGATATTTACGTCTAATTTTATCCTAGGATACGAGCGTACTGATGTAAACATATATTTTTCATTAATATTTTAATATAAACAGTAAGACCCCCTCTCTATTCTGAAAAATAACAACGAGAAAAACTATTAATTAAAACTTAACATAAGTAATATATTTTGGCTCACCCCCCTACTTATAGGAGATGAGTACTCAGATGAAAAACTAGACATTTGTTTAATATTTTAATCTTTTATAGTTATTATCCTTTTAGAGCTACTTTATTTTGTTACATAAAAAAAGTAAGCAGATATCAATATCCACTTACTTCAAAAGGATTTAGAATAACTCAGTCTAAATTATTATTTTTTGTCTAGTGTCAATAAAAAAACATTTTTTATCTATGCCGCCAGTATATCTGTAAACACCCCATTCTCAACGCAACCTCCTCGTCTACTAATTAATATATTCTCGTACTGTAACGCTTATAATTCGTTTAATATAAAAAAAACTGCGTTGCCTTAATAAAGACAACGCAGTTTCATAACACTTAGCGTTTTATCACTTAAAAATCAGCGTGATTTATTTCTGGCTTTTTAAGTACTCTAACATAGTATCGGCATCTGATACTTCAAATGGATCAGTTGGGCAGTTGTCATCGAAACCTGGCTCCATAAATACTTGTTTGATTTCTTTATTATCGACATACATCGAATAACGCCATGAACGCATACCAAAGCCTAGGTTGCTCTTATCAACCAACATACCCATTTTACGAGTGAACTCACCGTTACCATCAGGCAGCAAGAAAACATTTTCACGGCCTTGCTTCAAGCCCCACTGGTACATAACAAACGCATCGTTTACTGATACACAAACAACCTCATCTACACCTAACGCTTTGAACTCATTGTAAAGCTCTTCGTAGCGCGGTAAGTGACTGGTCGAACAGGTTGGTGTAAAAGCACCCGGCAAGGAGAACACAACTACTTTTTTATTGGCAAATAACTCATCTGTGGTTAAGTCATACCATTTAAATGGATTTTCTCCACCGATAGATTCGTCACGGACACGAGTTTTGAAGGTTACATCAGGTACATGGGTAATCAT